TTATAATCCTCCCAAATGATCAATATATTGTTTAACATTGCCGTTATCATATGTTTTTGTAATCAATACGGCAGACACTGTTTGTCCTATTCTTCCATGATATTTACGATATGTACTTTCATCACTAAGAGAATATTCAGTTCCGTTATAATCTACCGTAATTTCATACTCGGCATAATCAGTTCGAAATTGCGGAACATGATTAACCATGCCTGTAAAACGGGTTTCTTTCGGCTTATAGTATTCATTAACAATTTTGACTTTTACACTTTCTTCCTTCTTATCAATACATTTAGCACAACCAGTCAACATAAATGCACTGATAAGCAGAAGAATTAATATAAATACTGCTTTTTTCATTTTGACCTCCATTGTTTTCTTCTCTTACTCTGCATCTTCCAACCAGATACTTTGGATCCTTTCTCATAATCCCAGAAATCTATTTTTCTTTTTGGTTTTATAGGCTTGAGAGTAATACCATATTCATTTTTTACTTCTACAATCTCTTCTGGTGTAATACTTTTACGCTGATCAGATGTTAAATTTGCACAATGACTACTCCAACCACCGCCACGAGTGCCATAATGTATAATTGTTTTCTTTTTATATTTTTTAGTAAGCTGATGAAAGTCTCGTACATTACCATGATCGTCTATAATTAAATACCGGTGATATTCACGACAATAATTAAGCATAGAATTCCAACAATCGTTATCTCTTCTAAAATATTCATCATCAAAATAGTTAAATGAATTGTAAAAATCAATACTGTTTATACTATATGGAAACTTTGACTTAAAGTATGTATATAGCTCTTTAGTCCCTTCTGCATATCCTACGTATTCCCATGGGAGCCATTTGTATGTAATCCGTTTAAAATAACATTCTGTGCACTTTGTACGCTGCATATAAATATGATATTCTCTCATATAAAACTCCTACTGTCCTTTATGTCTTGACATATCAACTGTTGTTTTAAAATATTTACCAATTGTTGCAATTGTTGCACAAATAACAGGGATCATTGGTTTCGTAAATCTAGTTGTATTAAATATGATATTTAGTCCATTAACCAATGCGTCCCCTACAAAAAATTTCAGTATACATCCACCTATGTAAGCAAACATAAATGATAATGCCGGACTAATAACAAGAGTGAAAATCGCAAGGATGATTACTGTAAATGCACCTATTCCTTCTAATGTATTATCTTTTCTGTTCATTCATCAAATCTCCATAATTCTACATCATAATCTTTAAGTTCCTCTTCAATGATTTTATAAATTACTTCCCAGTTTGCTCCTCCTCTTCCACAACCAATCTTATACGGAAGTGCTACTGAGGTTCTACAAAGATCTTTTCCTTCTAATCCATTTTTTTCACGCCATACTCCAAAATGTTGCGAAATATATCTTAAACCATCTCTAAAAGCTTCAAGATCTGTATACTGTTTGCCATCATATCCATATTTGTCTTGAGCGAATAAAGATAATACAATTTGACCTCTATCTTTCAATAAATATGCATCACATGTTCCGAGTAATTCCTCCGGCTCGAACTTACAGAATTCACAAAACTTTCTATAGTGTTTATAAATACCTTCATCATAATCTCTTAATGCTTTAGCGACTCCAGTGTTCATTTCTCCTTGGCAGTTAACCTGATGAATTATAAAATCTGTCTTTGCATTAACGATATTACCTTCAATAATTTTAATCATAAATCTTTTCCTATAAATCCTGAAATGTAAACTTCTCGCCACAGGAGCAAATCACTTCTCCAATAGTTCCGATTGATGTTGGTGTAAAGCACCATGTAAGAGAGCCGCCTATGCAACCATGTCCCATTGCTCTCTGTTCCATAGTTTTCAAACCATGTTTCTCAGCATCATGTTTTAATTCCCACTCTCTGATTTTCTCTTGTTCTTTTTCTGAAATTGGAAATCCTCTGTACAGATCCTCTTTCGCTTTTTTTAGCTCTGCTTCCATTCTCTGCATTTCAGAATCTTTATAATGCTCATCTTTGAGCTTCTTGTTTTCTTCTCCTAAGTATTTAATTCGTTTTTCATAAGTATCTACTTTATCAATAATCCCCTGACAAAGATCTGAAACTGAATCCGTAAAATATGTACTACTCATTTTTATACCTCCTTCATTAAATATTTCACTGGAACCTTTTTAGTCAGCCAAACTCCATTTTTAGATAAGTAAAATTTGTATCCATCTTTGTACATCTGTTCACTATTGATAGAATAAACAACTTCTTTACCATGTCTCTTGCCGACAGCTTTGGCGGTTTCAACATCTTTTGACAAATGAACATATAAACGACTTTTAGGAATCAATCCATTTTGATCAATAGATGTTACATATTTTTCACCGGTTCCATGATAAAGAATTTTAGGTGGCTCTTTCTCTTCCAGTTCTACATCTACCAGAATTGAATGTCCCTGATTCGCTCTGATCAATGTCTTGTCATCATTGAAAGAATATCGCTGCTTATTGTCAGTCCGTACAATTTCCTCTAAAATTTCTTTGTTGAATCCGGGATTGTTTTTAGCAATGCCCTGAATCAGTTCTTCTACATTCGCCCAACCATGTTCATCTATAGTAATACCAATAACTTCAGGCTTATGTCTTAATATAAGACTTATATATCTACTAATACTTTGTAAATTCATTCTCTTTACTCCATAAATGATGAAACGTGTACAGTCACAAAATCACTATGTGCACGAATATAATCCAAAGTTTTTACTGTATCCTCTACAATTGCAATCTGAGATGGCTTTAAATGCAACTTTGCTTGTAACTCTTCAAGAATTATTAATTTTGTATTTTTATTTGCAACAAAATAGATATTGTCATCAGGTAAATCATAGTTGTTTTTGATAAAAGCTCTTTTGCCGGGGATCTCACTGAAAGGACTCTTTGAACAGGTATATACTTTATCAATACCTTTCTTCTGAATGAAATTCTGCATTAATTTAATCGGACGTACATCTTTGTACGGATTCTCACCGGAGGCTACAAGTCTATCCCATTCATCGTCAGTCATACTATGACTTAACTCAGAAAACTCATACGGGGCAAGTACTCCATCTACATCCATTACAACAATCACATCATCATCTAATAAATAATCCATAATTCTATTCATTTTAGTTTCCTCCGTTTAATCTTTCTCTAATGTCTTCAAATGTTTCTTTATTACAAGCTTTTCCATCTATAAATACAGTACTTAATGCTCCATCACCAAATACATCATTAAATCCATCCATGCATTGCAACTCTCCATTGTCATCGTAATATATACAACAACACCCTTTATGAGACTTTTTCAGATGACTTGTATCCGTCTTCGGATCTTTATAAATCATGATCGGTTCACCATCAACAATTCCATATGTAGCTTTCATGGCAATTCCAAACATATCTCTAGTAACTACAACCATGTGTCCATCAGGCTCTATAATTGCTGAGAAACAAAATGCTCCGACTCCGAATACGATATTGTTTGCAGCAAATCCTTTTTTCTTCAGTTCTTCCCATACCTGCTTTACATTGTTAAGAGTACATCCGTCCCCATAGATAATCCCAATGTGCGGATCAAGTACTTTATATCCTTTGCTATTTACTGTTCCGCCGAATGTATTCCAAAGCTTTTCAATTGTCTCTACAGCAATTTCTACCATATCTCCGGAATCTGGACGAACCAGAAGTTTACCATTATGCTGCATAATTTCTTCCTTACAAGCTGGAAGGATATTATCAATCATGTTCCAGTAATCATATGTATCAGATACCATACTAAAAGATGCATTAGGATATAATTCTGTAAGCAGTCTTTTTACAAATGTAATTTCATCACCGTCTACTGCATAATTTGAAGCCATAACTGAATGTTCTGTAGATACAGCGCCGATTCCGATTCTTTCAGTCCAGCAACAAGCATCATAATACGTATCTATATAATCAATGGCCGGAATTGTACTTGTCTTATCAAATGATAATAACCAAGCAGATGAACATCTTACTGCCTCTTCCATACAAGACATTCCTCTCATACCAAAGTCTGAGCATGCCATTTCAGGTCTTAAAAGATCATCACAAGTCATTTTATAGTAGTTGTTTGCAAGTTCTCTATACATATGACCAATTGTTGCATGAGCACATGGTTTCCAGAGTTCAACCTGCAGGATACATTCAATCCACTGTACTACCCAAGCAAAATCTGGATGTGTGTTTGTAATTTCGATGCATGGGATGCCCATTGGTACTAATGTTCCCTCCGGGATAGCACGTATCTGAATTGGAAGATAACCTAATTTATGAAGTTTCATAATAGGCTCTAGGTCATAACTATTTCCTAACTGTATATCCATACTATATTTATATGTATGCTCAACTTCTACTGCTGTTAATTCAAAAAAGTTTTTATTAAAATAATCAATCAGATATTCTTCAATAAATGCCTGTAGACCAAAGAATACCATTTTGTTCTGATTCTTAAGCATTGATCTTCGTGGGGTCCAGTAAGATACTAATTTCGTCAGTCCTTTCGGATAGATTTTATTATGGATCTGTTTATATGTGTCTGAGAGCAAAATTGCCATCGTATTCATTATTTTTTATTCTCCTCTTTGTTGTTTACAACTTTGTCAATCTGGTCAGTAATGTAATCAATGATATCCTTATCCGTTTTGCCAATTGCTTGAATATTATCTGTCGTTACATTATCTAATACAATCATTGTATACATTGTGTCTTTCGATGGAATTACTGTAAAAAGTAAACCACTAACGCAAAGCCAGATAACTGATTTCTTTAAATACTTTTTACATGCAACAATAGGTCCTTCATCCTGTTCATAATCCAGAGAACTAAAAAACCAAATAATTAATAATGCCACCGCTGCACCTCCAAGTAAAAATAATGCAACACCAAGTAACCCCTTTAAATTATCAAATAAATCAATTAAATAAATCCACCACGGGCTAATAATCGGTTTCATAACTCCTCATCCCCTTTATAATTTTATCAACTTCATATTCTCTTAAAATATCATCTACATCTTCTGTATGAGAATATCTATTATGGTATCTATATGTAGCAATTTCATAAGCCATTGATTCAATCACGTCTTGTAAGCTTAGAAGTCTATCTTCCCATTTGTATGTTTCTGTACAGTAATCTGGTAATTCTCTTAATGGACATAATTTAGGAATCGTTGAATGTTCTTTCCTTTTTAAAGAATTAATGTATTTATTTAATGATTGGCAATAATATCCATACGTTTCTAATTCTGAAAATGGGCATTCGTCACATGAATTAGGTTCTTCTATAGCTAACACAACTTGACTCATTTCTCTTACCTCTTTTCTGCAAGAATGCTGCGTGTCATACAGTGCTGATTCATCTAAACCTCTCAATCAGTTCAATCTTAGGACTTTCCAGATTTGTCAGAATCGTATCTGTCGTATAAATCTTTTCAATCAGCCCATTATTTTTCAAAAGCTCACCATCATAAATCGTGTTCTCGCAATGAGTTACATAGAGGTAAATCTTATTCACTCCTGCTTCTTTTAGTCTCTTAGCACTGTGATAAAATGTACCGCCCTTGCTACAGATATCATCTACAATAAGAATGTCTTTACCTGGGAGTTGATTAATTTCACCGGATAAATCTAAACCTTTAATCTCTCCAGTCTCCCAATCTCTGTTCTTAATACCGAAAGCATATGGAAGATGTACTGCCGAAGAATATCGCTTCATGGATCCCGCATCCGGATAAAACATCATAAGATTATTACTCGCAATCTTCTTAACAGTATCCTCAATCATTCGATTCGGGGATTCTACATGTACTTTATTAAATAATGCGGCAGATACATCAGAATGCGGATCTAAAACTTCTACTCTTCCAAAATGTAATGAATTAATAGTCTGAGCAAAATATTTTAAAGTAAATAATTCGTTCTCATGTTTAACTCGGTCCATACGTGCATCTGGGATATAAGGCATATATAAATTAGGCACTACTCTATGATCCCAACAATATCTAGTAATATATTCAACTGCTGTTAACTCTTCCATTGATTCAAAGAACCATTCAATATTATCTCTGTGCCATCCGCCAATAGGAGGAATATCCTTAAATAAGAATGTTCCATCCGGATATTTATCAAGTTTGATTTCTACGTCGTTTAATTTAATCATTTAGTTCTCCTCTCTACCAAGTAATTTCGTTAGTTTGCTTATGAATAGTTTTACTATCATATCTTTTGTTATACTCTTTCTCTAACTGTAAAAGATCTTCTTCTGTAAGATTTAATTGTTGCAAAATGTATATTATTTCATTCATTACAAATGCTAAATCATCTAATGTTATTTGATAAGGATAATCCTTTCCAAAATCACTATATAATGCTAAATCCATGCATTGCTTACGTTGAGACAAATCCATAATATATTTTTTAGCTTCAATCAATTTAATTCTCCTCACGTTCAAACAATTTTAATTTCCAGTTATCTTTGAATATTTTATGTATTTCATAAAGAGATATATCAGACTCGCAATATTCATTCCTATGAGTCATTGCTAATGTCTTCCGACATGGAATCCCCGAGGTCTTTATGTCTGCTTGACATCTTTTATGTAACTCTTCTATATTTAACTTCCCATATCTTAAAGTATCCTGATGCGGATTTGAAACATTAGTTAAATCTTTTATGTCAGGATTAATTTCTTCCTTATTACACTCAGTTGGGAATGCGCCGGCTCCATGTCTAGTCATATATGTACGTGTCACATAACAAGCTTCTATATTAATCTCATCAGTCCAATTTACAGACTTTATAATTCTTGCAGGATTTTTAATACCAGTGTTGGATGGAGTAAGATGTGGGTAATATTCAGTATTATTTTGATCTAAAAGAAGCCCCTGCCCATTTTCAAATACTATGATATCGTATCCATTAAGTAATTGATCATCATTTACGACATGTATGTGCGACATCATAAAATCAAAATCTTCATTGTAATGGTCTTGAAGCCCAGGATTTTTGAAAGGATTAAATAATTCTTCTTCCTGCTCAGATAACGTAATTCCCATGCGCTTGAACATATCCATATAGTATGACCATGATAATAAATATGAATTAATATGTTTTTCCCAACGTTGAATTGTATTATAAATACCTATTCCGCAACTTCCGTGTTTATTATTACCGCGACTTCGTTCAATAATTTGATTTGCCATCATATCAAGAGGATTCGTAATCATACATTTTTCATGAACGTACACATAAGGTTCCCATCCTAATTTCTTCAACTCTTCCCATTCTTCCCTAAATACCAGAGGATTTAAAATAAAATCCTCCGGTAAATAAGTATCTGCTCCATTTAACGTTCCAGATCCGAAATGGTGAAAGACATGTCGGGTTCCATCTGATTTTAATACTGTGTGTCCTCTTTGAGCGCCGCCATTTGAACACACAACGATACAGTCATCTGCATTTTTAGTATAATAATCTGTTAATTTGCCCTTACCCTCGTCACCAAAGTTTGCCCCGATGACAATTTTTATATCTTTCATAAGTTATTCTCCTTACCAAACAATATCTCCTGATTCGTCTGTTTTTGTCTGGACTAATGGTGCTGCTTCTGAGATATTGTTACTTTCATTTGCAGAAGTAATAATTTTTACAATTATATCTGCAATATCATCAAGCTCATTAATTGTACAGAAATGTTTATCATCAAGATATTTTAAAAATGACTTTTTAATTCCATCTTGGTCATACCCTCTACGATGATTTACATTGATGTGATAGACATCAAATTTTTCTGCCACTTCTGGATACAAATCTTTTGTTTCTACGTCAGCTTGAAGCAAATCTCCTGTAACATTTGACAATCCATGACCATAATAATTGTCTTTTATTGGAAGATAAGGATTGAGTCTCTCGTCACCAATTGTGATAATTATTCCTTTTTTACCTCTGTTCCAACAATCAAGCTTGGTATGTCTGGTACCAAAATACCATGCAGCAGTATAAGATTCATAAGAATTACCACCACCACCAAACTCAAAATAAACTTTTTCAAGCTGTTCTGCGATTCGAATATCGGATTCAAACTGAGATGCCTGTATTGGGCAGCTATCATATGACAAATCTCCAATACCCATTACCATGAATTCAATATCTTCAACTTGTTCATATAATTTCGTCATAATATTATTAAGTCTTTTAGATATTTCAACAGCTGCCTGCCCCATAGATCCGGTAACATCTAAAGCTAAAATAACTGGAAATGTATTTGGATGTTCTTTACTATCACAACATTCTCTAATAACACCTTTAGGATCGAGTGATGCATCAATATTTTTTGCTTTAAACATTTCCTGGTTAGAATAGTTAGAAGTGATAGTTCCTCTAGTATCAGTCTCGTATCCTCTTGATGTTGCATAATTTACAAAACTTGTCGTTGTCCAACTTCCGCTTCCCATAATTATTCATCCTCCTCTACATCATCTTCACTATCTTCTGTGTCTGTATTATCCATGCCAAAATCAAACATACCGTCAAATACATCACCCATACCACCATTCATCATCATAAATGGCATCATAGCACTCATTGGATTACTGTCTGTTCCAGTTCCGGTACCGGCCGCTCCATTCATCATCTGAGACATCATCATGTATTTAAAGATTTTGTTTGCACTATTCTTATCTTTTCCAAGATTACTTCCAAACATAGACACGATTTTCCCATAGAAATAAGTATTTCCCATAAATACATGGCGCTCCGGCAGGATTGTTTCAACTGTAGAGTCCTCATAATTGATTACAGTAATTTTAGTTTTATCTGCTTCGATGACGCACTTAGGTTTGCCATTTACAAGGATAATATCTCCTTTAGTTACCTTATTTGTTGGAATAACGAAGAAGAAATTTTCATCTACTCCAGGAAACACGAAATTGCCACAGTTTGTGAGCTTGCCGGATTTAACATTGTAACTCTTATATCCATTAGAAGTTTTTACTGCAATATTACCGCTCATGGATAACTTACACATTCCACTACCAATTTTTCCAAACATTCCATTCATAAAATTATTCATCATTTTAATTTCCTCCATTGTTTAATTTAATTTCTATTGATTACATTAATCTGGCAGCTTTCCATGACATCAAGTGCTGCTTTATGCTTCTCCGGTGTAGTTCCGGCACAACATGATGCATCCACTGTGATTTTTGCCTCTGGATAATAAGTTTTAATCAAAAGAACGTTCGTAATAACACAAATATCTGTGCATATGCCAATAATTTCAATATCTAATAAAGAATCATCTGCGACATCAAATGTTTCTTCCCAATCCCAGTCATCAAATCCAAAAGTAGATTTACAACATACCATAAAGTTATTGAAATTTTTGAAACCTTTATAATTAATCTCATCAACAATTTCCCAACCATGAGTTCCATGCATACAATGCTCCGGAAGCTTTTTACCTTCAGCAGTATCTAAGTAATCTGAATCATGAGTATCTTTTGTAAAAATCACATAATCGTTATTATTTTTATACTTATCAAATTTCTCTTTTACATTCGGAATAATAGCCTGAGCTTCCGGTGTACCAAGTGAACCGGTTACAAAATCATTCTGTACATCAATCACAATCAAAACTTTCTTTTTTTCTTTTTCCATCTTCATTCTCCCATTCTTTAATTTGCTGTACCCCATCTTCAACTTGTTTCTCTTAAATACCATCTGTTACGTTCCGGCATTACTATTCCTCCAGTCTATACAAAATAATTGGTCCACCTTCAATATAGAACGTCGCATTGTAATCTATAAATTCTCTAGCCTCATCTTCTGTCATATCTTCATGGTTAACTAAAGATTCAACCATTTTTTCGTAATCATATATTGCTCTATCATCAGAAGAAATACCAAGAAACGCATCTTCATAAGATGGATTTGTAAAAAATATCGTTCCCTCGTACCCGGCCTCTAACAATAACCGTTCTGTTTTTGATACTTTATCTTCATATGTATTATCTGATGTAAGTTCTGACATATCTACCATTATGCGATCCTCACAATCTGTTCATACAGAACTATATCTTTTACTGTTATTGCTTTATTGTCGTGGTAATGTCCACATAACCAACGCTTATAATCAACATTGCACCTTATTTCTTCCAGATAATTAGTTAACTTATCCGGCTTATATAATCCATGTGATAATAATGCTGCCGTAGAAGAAGCTGTGCAATGTGTTAGGATAAAATCTACCTTATTATTATGTTCTGCCAAATTCTTTATACCCTCATCCATCTCTTTTTCATCTGGCATTTCTCGCTCCCACCATGAAATGTGATTGATTCGGTACATTTTATCCGGATTATCCCTCCATTCTTTTACTCTTGGATCGTCAATCTCTAATACTCCATCTGAAATATCATGACTTGCAGCCCCTCCAAAGGTAAAGAATTTTAATCCGTCTATATCAAATACCTGTCCTCTCATAAGATGAATTATCGATGGTTTAATAAAATGCACCTTACCACCATGCCATTCTTCTACCGGATAAGAATCTAATATATCGTAATTCTCATGATTTCCGTCAATAAAGAGCGTTGTGAAATGTTTCTCTTCAAGCCAATTCAGGTACCACCTTTGCTGCGGTGAATCTCTCCATATCCCAAAATCTCCAAGAATTATCACATAATCGTCCTTCGACATCTCACGCTGTTCGGGGAAAGAATCCATATTAACTCTATGGATCCAATCCCCATGCGTATCTCCGGTTACCCAAATCATGTCCGTGATCCCCAAATGAAGTAGTTAACACTTAAAATAAATAATGATATTGCAGAAGGCCAATAACCACCCGGAACAACATTACTCAGAACAATGCTCATGCATATCCCACTGATAATGAAACACACAATATTTTTTAATATCGTTTTAATCATTATTTCGTTAACTCCTTATACTGATCAAGCAAGGCCGCCAGTTCTGGATTCTCAGCCGCGTACACTTCATATTTCTTTGTTACGTCCATCTGCTTAATAACTGCATCCATATCCTTTTTAAGCTTCTCAGCTTTCTTTCTATTTTCAACACGCTGGTCATATGCAGATGTATCAACTCTACAGATAATTTCAGCAGTAATATTTTTATTACATTTTTCTTCTGCTTCCGGTACTGTTAAAATTTCTTTAATAGTCAGAACATCTTTATTACAACCACTTACTAAAACCTGGTCCCCGGCTTTGTATGTATTACCATCATCAAAAACTGCATAATAATAGTCTTTCTTACAACAACAAGTTACTTCTTCAATTACTGCTACTGCATAATATCCTGTTAATTTTGCCATTTGTCCATTCTCCTCTTCTAATTTATATAAATGCGTCAAATATTGTTTTTCTACTTCAAAAATCATAGAATCAGAATTACATACTGTATATAATTCGCAATTAATGTCCGTGATGATTCCCACAGTTCCCTCAAGGCGTTCGTAACCTTGAGGGAGATTGGTTAATTTTACATAATCGCCAACAATAAATTTTTCTATTTTCCATCTAATCATAGTTTATTTCCCAAATACTGATCTAAGTAATAAGATTACAAGCCAAATTCCTGTAGCAATCAACCAGCTGAAAGCGACCCCGAAACATAATGTGATTAATTTTATAATTCCACATGTTACGATCCAACTTAAAGCTAATGCCAATAATGACATAATAATAAGTAACATTCCCGTCATATTATTCTCCTTTTACAGTTGCTTTTCCTGATGTTAAATCACCTGCATCAACAATTGTTGCAGCATTTCCACCTTGTACCTTCGGCACATCACCATTCCACTTATCAATCTTCTGTTTCTCAATAAGTTCTGGAGTAAGTGACTCGGCGATCTTTTTATTTGCTTCTGCTTCAGCATCCGCTTTAATTTTTGTAGCTTCCGCCTTACCTTCCGCAGTGATTTTTGCTTGTTCAGCTTCAATAGCAGCTTTTTCTTTATCCTGTTCTGCTGCAATAAGAGCAACTTCTTTATCCTTATCTGCCTGTACCTTTGCAGTCTTAGCTTCAATATTTGCAAGTTCAAGCTCCTGCTGTGCATTTACTTTCTTCTGAATAGCTGCCTGAGTTTCATCATCTGTAGAAATTGAAGTAAAGTTTACAGTATCAATGATAATTCCATATGGCTCAAATTTCTTTTTCAAGTATTTGTCAAGTGCTTCATTCAGTTCCTGGCGTTTATCACCAAATACATCTGTTACCGGATACTTAGCAGTTACTTCCTGTGTCCACGCTTTCATCTTTGGTTTAATGAAAGTATTTTTTACACTTTCTCCGGACTGACCTTTAAATCTTGTAAATACATCAGCAACTTGATCCTGATCGAACTTATAAGAGAATTCCAAATCAACAAGAAGCTGTTTTCCATCAGCAGTAGGTGTTTTAAAGCTCTCATCCTTTGGAGAGTCACCTTTATCTTCTGATGTAAGATATGACTGTTCAATTCCGATAGAATACAAAGATGTTTTTACTGTAGGTGAAATCAAATGCCATCCCTGTGGAAGAGTATCTTTTGAAATTCCACCGTTCATCTTGTATTCTACAGCTACATAACCAGCAGGCACTCTTACCGTACACTTTGCTACACAAATTAATCCTGCTACAATAATTACTGCTAATCCAATACTACCTAAAAATCCTTTTTTCATTAATCTTTCTTCTCCTTGTTTTGATCTTCTCTATTTATTTCATCTGCTGCATCTTTCCAGATCCTATGTAAGAATCTACCAAATGGATAAAACAATGCAGATAATAGAAACCATAAAATTACTGCTCCAACTAATACTAAAAATATAAATACCGGATTCATATAATTCTCCTTGCTACGGTATGCGTTTTCTTACGCATACCGTATAATTAAATTATCATTTATTATTCTGCTGAGTCTGACCGTTCAGAATTTTAACTCCACCGGTAGATTCTACAGTCTTAGCAGCAAGTTCTCTCATCTGAGCATATGCATCGTCAAGTTTCTGCTGTAATTCAACTTTTTCTGCTCTCGCATTAGCCAGATCCTCTGCAAGTCTTTCATTTTTATCTTCCAGAAGCTGTTTCTGATATTCAGCATCTTTCTTAAGTGCTCTAACTTCAAAAGCATTTGATTTATCAGCATCGGCTTTACCTTTTTTAATACCTTCCTCTGTTGCTGCCGCAATCAATGTCGGAATCTCTTCTACTTTTGCTTCTAATTCCTTTACATGATCAGCTTTTGCATTCAGTTCTGTTTCTTTCTCAAGAGCCGCTGTTTCTCTAAGTTCCAAAATCTTTTCTCTAGCAGCTTTCTCATCTTCCCATTTATCATTTTCGGCTTTACGACTGCGTTTCAGATTATAAGTATATTCATCTTCCTCACGACTACGAGTTAATTTAATTTCATTTTCTCTTGCTTTAGCTTCTGCATTGATAGAACAAATAATTTCCTGTTTCTGCTGCTTCAGTGCCTCAATTTCAGCTTTCAGTGTATCTTTTTTCTCACCCAATTCAGCTTCAATCTCTGCTTCTTTCGCTGCCTGAGCTTCTTTTAACTCTTCATTTTTCTCTTTATAAGCATTGATCATAGCTGCCATAGCATTTGCTTTTGTCTCAATGCCATATAATTCATCTAACTCAAGCTGTTTAATTTCAATAGCTTCTGTAAGATCATTGTATTTCTTAATAATCTCTGGATTAAAGATATCCTCTTTTGCTGTTGCATCTGCAGATTTGATTACTTCTGTTTTCAGTTTTGCTGCTGCTTCTTTTGCCGGATCATCAATCATTGCACTTTTAGAATCCAGTTTCTCCACTGCTGCCTTATACGCTTCCATAATTTCTGCCTTTGTTGATTTCATTGTAACTTCTGCCATGTTTTTAGTTCTCCTTTTTCTCCGTATTTTGTTTAATTAAATTTTTATATCAAAGCTTTAATAGCTTATCAATCATTATTAATACCATCTTTATACAGGACGATCTTTTTCTCTTCGAGTGATCTCTGCACATCAATTACTCTTTGATTAGTTGATCCAGCCCAATGATAATTTACATCTGCTAAATCTTTCTGAAACATACCGTCTACAATTACATTTGTATTTAACAAAATATCTGTTAAAATAGGAAATGCTTCTTCTATAATTTCATTCCAAGTGTATCCAGTATAAATCCAAATAGATTTAGAATTACCATATCTTGATTTAATTTTACTTATTAAACTACAAACTTCAACTCTGTTGTTTTCATTTAACGGATCTCCTCCAGAAAAAGTAATTCCAGAAATATAATCATTATCAAGCTGTTCAAAAATCTCTTCTATTGCTGTATTATCAAATGGAATTCCAGATTTGGTGTCCCATGTTTCCGGGTTTTGACAGCCATTGCAATAATGATCACAACCGGAAACAAAAAGCGTGACTCTTAATCCTGGCCCATTGTTCATGTCATCATGTTTAATATCGTGATAATTCATTACATTGATTTCCTCTCTGCGATTTCAACCATCTTCGCTTTATTTAATCGTGTATCTCCATGGACTCTACTATAAGACAAATATCCATTCATACGGTCAATCTTTGTCAGATTCTTGGAACCGCAGACCGGACACACGTCCATTTCAAGTTCCTCATGTCCGCAGTCATCACAGTAAGCAAGGGAAAGATTTACTCCCTCATAATATCCCAAAGACATGGCTCTTCTAACTAATGTGATTACAGCATCACGATTATAATTGATTGGATACCGAACATATTGAATTTTACCTCCATTAAACAGATCCCAGAATCTATTTTCTAAATCCTGCTTCTGAATCGGTGTAATATCTTCCCACACTCCACAGTGGAAACTGTTGCTCACATATTCTCTGTCTGAAACTCCCGGCACAATTCCATACATTTTACGGAATTGTTCTACCTGAAGCCCGCAAAGGCTCTCGGCTGGAGTACCATAAATCGCATATAATAATCCGTCCTCATGTTTAAATTGAGTAATCTTTTTATTAATGTATTTCATTACATCTACAGCAAACTTACCATCCTCAACTAATGACTTCTTATTATAAAGTTCCTGCAATTCATTCAAAGCAGTAATTCCAAATGATAAAGTCATAGGTTTAAGAATTGAACGTATTTTTTCATCTGGTTTTAAATAACCATTAAGGAAACCACCTTCACAGTATGCCAATGGATTCGTACTAGCTTTCATTTCACCAATATAGTCATATGTTCTCTTATGAATGCTACGTATCATCTCAAGATAATAATCCAATACTTCATAGAAATCTCTACTTTCACGCTGCGCTTTTGCCAAAATCATTGGAAGATGAAGGCTTACAACACCAAGATTGAAACGTCCTTCAAAAATTGCTTTATCGTTCTCATCCTCCGGTTCTATTCCACCTTTTTCATACCAAGGACTTAAGAATGCGCGACACCCCATTGGACTAACAACCGTACCATATTTTTTGTACATACTTGGTACATATCCTTCACCTGTTAGAGATAACCAGTCTGGATACATTGTCTTCATACTACATTCAACACCTGCATTAAATACATCTTCATTAACCTTTCCTTGTTCATGTAAATTCTCATCATATAAAAATACCAATTTGGGGAATAACACAGGTTTCTTATTACCGGCCTTACCTTGACCTTCTTTATGAACATTTAAGAATGTAATAGAAGCCATTTTACCAAATTTTGTGGTTGAGAGACCGAATGTCATTGTTACAAATGGGTAATCACCTCTTGATGATCCTACAGTATTTAACTTATATTCAATTCCTTGCCAGCCCTGTTCAAAATCACGTTTTACTTTATTTGTTGCATATTCACAAGCTTTTTCTTCAATCAAATGTTCTGATGTTGAAAAAGCATCAACATAAACACCATCAATATCGGAATCAAAAACTTCAAAAAATTCTTTATAATATTTCTGATAACTTTTTTCTGCATATGATTCCAAAATCTTGTCTACTTCCGGTACTGTGAATCCGCCATACTGCTGTGCAGCAGTGCTCAGGATAATATCACCCATAACATCAAACGCAGTATCAAGAGAATTTGGTTCGTTATACCAGACATTTCCCATTTCGAAGCCGCCTTTCATAACTTCTCCAACTCTAAATAAGCAACAATTAATAGTATCAAGTCTGGCAGACTGGTCATGAATATAAATGTAACCGTCTTTACATGCCTGCAATTCATCTCTTGTCATGAAAAATTTTCTATACAGATTTTTGTTCAGTTCATTAAAGATCAGGCTTCGCTTTGTAGCTACAAGCGCACTGTCTGTATTGGCATTACTCTTATCACCAATATAACGGATTGCCTGACTCTTCGTGAAAACGTCATCCATCATATGAACAAATTCTTTCTTATAATTACGATAATCTTTATAAGACTTTGCAATCTTTGGATTAAATTCATCCAATGCGGATTCTACTGCATTATGTAATTCTTCTACTGTACATGTGGTATTTTCATCTATATCATCAGCAATAAGCTCGTCCCAAACAAGATCTATGATTCTTTTATAATCATCATTTGTTAACTCGACCATTACTCGTGATGCTGACTTATTTACGGCATCAACAATTTTCTGATCGTTAAAAGGTTCAACTGTTAAATCCTTTTTAACTACATTCATAACGATTTCTCCTTTTCCATTTCACTCTTAAGTAAGTCACATAATGCTTCTGCAGCTTTCGAAAAGCTCATATCATTCACAAACAAGTGGTCATACCCTTCAGCTTCTTCATATTTAGTGAATTGTTCATCTTCACTGTTATATCTGGAGTAAAATTCTTCTCCTGATCCATCTCTTTTAAGGAACCTGTCTTTTGCTAATTCAAATGGTGAAGAAAAATAAATCTCGATAAATTTAAATTCATCTTTGCAATGTTCTTTCAAATACTTTGCTCCGTTCGGATCAATTACATAAATATCTGAGTTCAAAACCTCATCGTATGTAGTTCCATATTTAATTCCATTAATTTCAGTATACGCTACAAAGCCTTCTTTAAATTTAATTTCATTGAATTCGCTCTCAGATACAAAGTAATGATCTTCATATCCTGTTATTTCATCTTTGCGCGGTAGTCTTGTTGTAATGCTTTTTACCTGTCGAAGTCCTAATGTCTCGCATATATATCTTGCAAGTGATGATTTACCAGAAGCGGTTCTTCCAATAAATAAAAATACTAACTTTTTATACATTATTTGTTTCATTCCTTTCCGGTATATATAAGATGTGATGATTTTCATCATTACACATAATCTTAAAAAGTCTTGTGCTTACATTGCCATCTGAATCAAGAAATCTTTTGCAAGTATCTTTCTTGCAGCACTCATTACCCTCTTTCTGGCAAAAATAATAACTATCTTTTTCATTATCGCATCCAACTACAATATTAGTTCCGTTTACAAAATATACATTCATACATTATTGCTCGCAATCTTTAAAAGTAATTCTCTATTAATTCCCGGATACCAAGACTCAATCTGATTAATTAAATCTTCAATCATGATCTGAAGCTCTGGGGCAGCTGTTCCATGAGCGCCGCCATCTTTTGAGCCTCTCTCAACATAAATATGCGCTAATTCAGTAATATTTATTTTGAAAGTAAAATTCATGGGAATTGCCAGTGGATATAAACCACGTTTTACATCTTTATTATTTTCTAATCCTTTTTTAATAAAACCATTATTTGATCTTACATAAGCATCACCATAATAACTAATCTCACCAGGAATTTTCGTTCCAAGATATTTTAATACTTCATCCCATGTGATAATTTTATCTTCGTACCATTCAGAAACTTCTCCTTCATGATAATCTGCAAGCCTTGTACTGCTACGAATAATTCTGTTATCCATTCTCTTTGCGTGGGAGTCAAGATCGTCGGTTGCTCCTCTATGAAGACCTTCTACAACAACTGAAATATCTTCAAATCGCAGCATTGTGATATGCTTTTGTCCCCATTTAAGAAGTTTTGCTACTTCTTTGTCGAATTTAATTTTTAATTCATCATCCTCTGGCAGATCTAATGGCCTCCCATAACGATCTGTGCAATGATCTACCATTTCTTTGAGCTGCTGCTCTATCTCTCCATTCCATGTTCTTTTGCTCATGTACATTGTTCTGATTGCATCTCTGATTGAGTGCATTTCTGTAAGGGTTACTTTCATGTCTACATATCTCCTTGAGTTAATTTAATTTGTTTTCCCTGTGCCATTATAATAGCACCATAGGTTTCTAATGTCAATACCAAAAGTTAATTTAATTTGTTTTGTTTTTTAAAAGTTCATTTACGAATGTTTTCATAGGTTCTCTCATATTAACATTTTCATGTAGCCACTCCAGATACTCAGGATCTGTCTTTGCAACATCTGTCAGTAATTCATCCTTATGCTTTTTGTATGGACATTTGTATGTCTCAATATCCGGTAAATCATATGCATCAGTATCATCTTTAAAAGAAATATCAATGTCTTTTCTGGAAGCCAAATAATCTGCTACATGTACAATTTTCCCTAACTGTGATTTTGGCTTTGGTAATACAATACTTTCTCTATCACTTGTGTTCCATTGTCCCATATGAGACGAAACAGCATCAGCAATAATCTCAAGTTCATCATCTTCGAGATATAATCCTTTATAATTACGAATATATTCTGCTGCCAACAACGGATGATTAAATACAGTAAACACCTTTTTTCCATCCTTTGCCTTTTCTTCATATATTTCTGCAGTACCAGACTTTTGAATATCATGTGCCAAACAAGCAACACGTCCAAGATCTATCCATCTCTCATCAAACTGATTCTGGTACTGTTCTAATCCGATGATATAATTGTAAATCCTTAATACTGCTTTGGTATGACGCATTAAACCGCCATCACCCAGCGCGTATGCCGGGTGATATTTACCTGTAGAACTTGCCGCAACTTTGAAAAAATAGTCTGGGGCATCGTCCAAAACAACTTTTGCAAAATCACGAATATCATCTGAAGTAATTGTTTTTAATTCGTTCTTAAATAATTCTGACTTCATTTGCTCTCCTCTTTGTTTAATTTAATTTTTAGCTTCTTTAATATATCTAATAAAAAAGTGTTCCTCTTAAAATTCTCTTTCTTTTTAATGGATCTGTTTACAGTGTCTTTATCTCCAATATGAAAGCATTTTTCTTTTGTACGTGTTAATGCCACATATAATAAATTAGAATTCATCATATAAGCATGACAAGATGGTGTAAGTGTAATCGTCACCTTAGCACTTCCTCCTTGACTTTTATGAATAGAAATTGCATATCCAAGCAGCAACATTGACATTTCTGATTTTTCATATTTTACTCTGACGCCATCAAAATCAATAATAGCGCCTGTCTTATGTTCATTTGTATATGGAATAATTTCTTCATAAATATCAATAATCTTTCCTAACATACCATTAGGAATAAATGTGTTATCTATAGAAGGTTCGTCATTTTGAGAATCATTTTCTATTTTCATATCCCCCATATCCACTTCTGCTTCATAATTATTTTTGATCTGAATTACTATATCACCCACGTAATATGTTGTATCTCCAGATTTGATACATTTTTCTGATCCATAGTTTGGATTAGCAATTTTCTGGACTGCATTATTAATTGCAATAGTACCACAATCACCTTTATTGAAAGCAGATAGAACAAGGATATCTTCAGGAACATATTGAGAAAGAAGCTTCTGATATAATCCAATTGCACATTTTACTGATTGTTCATTATTAGCATTAATAAAAGTATAATCCTTGCCAAATTTTACCATACCATTACTCAAATCATATAAATATGGTTTCATATTTCTAACATCAGTAGCGACTTTCATTAATCCACCCTCAGCATATCTGAAAATTTGATTCAAAGTCACCGTAGGTATAACAAATGAATTGATCATATCGTAAAGTAGATTTCCCGGTCCAACAGATGGAAGCTGCGCTGAATCACCTACAACAATAAGTTTCGTTCTACTAAAATCAATTGCGTCACACAAATGTAAGAACAGAAATATATCTGTCATAGAGAATTCATCTACAAGAACAACATCAAATGGCAATTGACATTCATCATTATACCCCCACCTATTCTTGGGCATATAACCTAATCCACGATGAATTGTAGCCGCTGGCCTGCCAGTATAATCACTCAGTACTTTTGCAGCACGTCCTGTTGGAGCCATCAAAGTATATGAGATACTGTTATCCTCCAACATTTTGATGATCATTGCGGAAGTAGCACTTTTACCAGATCCTGCAAAACCATTTAAAATCATGATATTATTATTGCATATACATTCCAATGCACTGGTTTGTTCGTCAGTCAAATGATACTCTCCTGCTGTTTGATAACTCTTCCAGTCAAAATCCCATATTTTAGGCTTTAAGTTTGCTGAAAATAATACAGCAGCTATAGCAGTTTCAGTATCATGTGTGGATTTTAAAGATACCTCAAAAGTATCTTTGTTATAATAAATATCTGGATCCTTTAAACATTCAACATAATGTGATGAACAAGCAGGAACAAGTCTCACAACCTGTTTTCTGAGATCGCGGAGATCCATTTTAGTATTTCCCTCCTTTTGATTCTCTTCCAAATAATATTCCATACATGCCGCACATCTTTGCGCAGATGATTTTAATTCAAACGGAAAATTGATCTTGCCAAGTCTCTGCAATTCTAAAAGAATACTATCTGCCTTAATAAAACCTACACCAGATATTTTTGTCAAAGATTTATATGGTTGTTTCCTCAATTCTTGTTTCATTTTGGGGATTGATTTAAATTCATCATATAATTTCTTTAACATTGACATTGTGAGAATTCCACCAAATTCAATTACTAAATCATAGATACAATAATTCTCAACTATTTTTGTTTTAATAGTTTCAAATGTTTTTTCTCCGATACCTTTTAATTTATCAAGATCAACAGTGTCAGCTTCTCCTCTTAACACAATATCAATAATATCTGGATAATGCTGCCAAAGTACTCCTGCCTGGTTCTCAGTTAAAATTTCTCTTAAGAACATATAAACTTCTTCTTCATTTTTAGGCTTATCCATTCTCACATTTACAATATCATACCCAAAGCCATATTTATCGAGCTGTTCCACAGCCGTAATCTCATACGACTGTGAAACTACTAAATTATGTACATTTCCATAAATAGTAACATTATCATATTTATTATGCTTAATATTGGGGAACTCTTTTTTATCTACGTCTGTAGCATAAATCTTATAATCCTCTGAATTATACATACACTTTACGATTTTACAATTAAATTTCACTTCTTTTTTACTCATATTCACACCTATTTAATTACTTCATATTCATCAAGTATATTTTCAAGTTCATCTGTTTCCTGCCATGTTCCATTCACACATTTTTTCTTCCTTTTCTTTGTAAAGTGTGGAACCTTCAAAATAGAAAATTCACCAAACGGATTATCCTGATATACTTTTATACTGGTTACTCTTGCTTTTACATCCTCTCCGGTTTTAATATTATGTAATACACAATATGGTTTTCTGACTTCCTTGAAAGTTTTATAATCTGTCACGACGTAAAAACATTGATTTACTTTTGGATTTACATATACGACATATTGTAAATATTCCTTTTCAAACTTCACCTGATCAATAACAGACATTGCTTTATCTTCCAAACGCGTGGATAATTCAGAAATTAATCCAGTGTTATCTAATTCTCTGTATTGAGAAGCAGTTTCTTTTCTGGCATATTTCTTCATCAAATATTCTGTTAATCCAAGCTCTTCCAGTTTCTTTTTACTGATAATTTTGCATGTAGCAAATTTATTATAAAGATCCGTTACTTGCATCAAATACTGATTTTTTCCAAACTCCTCGAAATAATTTAATCCAATAAGAATCGTTAACTGTCTGGAATTCACAGATGTTTTTGTATTTACATCTGCCAGAACTTCTGTAAAATTGTTATATCGATTCGTTGCCAGCTCAAGAAGATCATCTGCTATCTGAGCATTACAGAATTTAATTGATGCAATCCCCTTATACAATGCATGATTCTTCTTATCTACTGTATATTCAGCTCCGGATTTTCTAAATTTGATATTCTTAATCTCAATGTTCTTTATCTTCGCCAATTCAGTCCCCATAAGGATATCGTCTGTATTGTTTGCGCAGTTTAGATATGCAGCGATAAATTCTTCTGGATAATAATACCGGCAGAATGCGCACATATAACCAATCATAGAGTATCCTGTTGAATGATTATATCCAAATTGATAATTTGCACTATCCTCAATAATCTGTAAGAATGCCTTTGCTTCCTGTTCTGCTATTTCTCTTGGCTGAGAAGACATTTTACAATACCCGTCCAAAATATTAGGCAAAGCTTTCTGCAATCGATCCATTTGCTTACGTCCGATTGCTCGTCGAACATTATCAGCAGCTGATCCGCTTAATCCACATATATTTTGAAGAAACTTAATGGTATCCTCCTGAAAAATAAGAAATCCTCTATTATCTTTCAGCAATTCATCAATAAGTGGTGATGGATTTTTATTTGTCTCACCTGCCAAAAGTCTATCTCGATACGAAGCTCCAGACGGTCTTAGCGATGCATTTATCATTGAAAGATCGTTGATGCATTGTGGACCGTAATTCTTCAACATTTCGTAGGCGTATGGAGATTCGAATTGAAATATTCCAGCAGGACAAAGGATAATATCGTCCCATACCTTCTTATCATTCCAATTGATCTGATGTGATTTCGGATATGGAAGTCCGGCGTATTCATAACACTTTCGAATAATTTCCAGATTCTTTAGTCCAAGTAAATCGTATTTAACAAGACCGGCTCCATCATGAATTTCTTCCATATTAATACACATAATACGTTTTCCATCATTCCAAAACGTTCCATAGTTGTCTGGAAGTGTTACCGGAGAAACTACAATACCGGCCGGATGAATTGACTGAGAAACCGGAGTGCCATTAATTCCATCAAAATAATAGAACAACTGTCTATATTGATTATTTTTTAGATCATTCATCTGTTTTATAGCTTTGTCATGCTCTGTTATCTTGTTCTCATAATCACGACGTAAGCCATAATATTCTGATTCTTTATTTGCCTGCTTAATTTTATCGAAGTGAATCATATCTTCGATTTCTTTAATTCTTTTTCCGGTTGATTCAATTGTATCTTTATAGGCACTATACATTTCCTTGATATGCGCAACCTCATCAAGTGGAATATCTAAAGCGCGCCCGATCTCATCAATAGTGCCTTTATCAGACACAGTTCCGATAGCAAGAATATATGCTGTCTTATCATATCCAAATGACTCAATGATGTGATTGTAAACTAATTCTCGCTGATCTGGTGAAATATCAAGATCGATATCTCCAACCTCTTCACGATCTTCATTCGCAAATCGTGAGAAAATTGTATTCCATATAACTGGATCAACATCAATGATATCTGTTATGTATGCAACAGTAGAACCACCTACAGATCCTCTACATGGCCCAACTGGTATACCATTTTCCCAACACCAACATACCAGTTCGGACATAAAGAGCATAAATCCAATCATATTAATCTTTTTAAATACACGCATTTCCTCTTTGATACGCTTCACGTATTCTGGAATTTTTTCCTTTTTGATAATTCCTGCATCAATTTTCTCATGCAATTTATCAAAAATTCTTTTCTTTAATACTTCCTCTTCATTGTCGTACAATTTTGGATATTTTACAGAAGTATCAAGTTCGAAATCAGTAACAGAATCAGCCATCACATTTGTATTCTCTATTGCCTGCAGAATCACATCAAATGGAATATCGCAATTCTGAATACGGAACATTTCAACCAACTCTTCGTAAGTCTTTAATGTCAGATCAAATTTATCTTCATCAGCATATTCGATACGTTTTGCTTTCTGTAAAATGCTTCTGCATTCAGCTTTATAATAATCAATGCTATGTGTATCTGTTCCGGCGATTAAAGGTTTCCCTGTTTGTTTTGATGCAGCATATAAAAATTCGTTATATCGTTTCTGCTCTGGAAAATCATGCGGCTGAATTTCATAGTAATCATATGTTTCCAGTAACTTATAAAAAGTCTCTCTCGCTGTCACATTCATAAGCTGAACTTCTTCAAGCAGATTATCATAATATTGCTTCAACTTATCAATTTGAGCTTCAATATAATGCAAATATGAATCCCCTGGAATACATCCATTTATTACCCACGGTAACTCCTCTTCTTCAAAGTCATCAAACTGTTTAAACCATTTTATCATGGCTTTTTGATCATTCTTCTGTTTTTCAAGTTCAGCTACTTTATTTGCCAGTTCTTGCTTTAATGCTGCAGACTTTTCCGCTATTTGCTTTTGGATATCCTTTGGGTATTTATTCAAAGGTGATGCCAAACAAGCAGAAATCTTGATTACATTATCTGAAATATTAAAAAATTCTTCAAATGTAATACGTGGTTTATAATATCTATGATCCGGTTGTGTAGATTTATCAATCAAAAGATTGATTTCTTTTACACCTTCATAGTTTTTAGCCAAAAGAATTGTATGATAATTGTCCCTTACCTTCTCTTCTAGTGAAGCTGTTAAATAACACTCAACTCCGTGTATGTATTTCAATCCTTTTGAATTGATATACATCTTTTTTTCAACCCAATTGTAGGCATTACCATGTTCCGTCAGAGCTAAAGCTTTATACCCTAGCTCCGATACACGGTCTGCATATTCTTTATAATCAGTACAACTATCAAGAAGAGAACGGTTTGAGTGGCAATGGTAAATAGTATACTGTCCCATTTTATCTCCTTATAAATCATTAAGCCAATCTAAATTGTCAATGTCGTATTCTTCATCCTGCTTATTTTTCGCACCCAAAATATCTCCATTTTTCTTTGCATCTTGAGCATCAAGATAAGCTTTTAACGGTTTATAAAGTTTAGTGGAATAACCACACAAATTCGTAAGATAATAACTTTGCTTTTTTAGACTCTCTTCATCTTCCCACCAAAGTTTATCTGCTTCATCATATTTTCCTGCTGCCTTTAGTTCCGCATATGTAGCTTCTTTCTCACGAATCATTTTCATAGTATTGATAATAAAATTTTCCCAATACTGAATCAGCTCCGGAGTCAAGTCAACATATACATAACAATCATGCAATTCATATTTCTCCTGTACTTCCTGTGGAAGACAGGTAATATCATTTGTTTGAGCTAATTTATCCAGATACTCCAGCATGTTTTCTTCATATCCAAATTCTTTTAACCACATCTTTGCATTTGCCTGTAGCTTCTCCCCAAGCTCAAAGCGTTCGATTTCTCTTACTTTCTTTACACCTTTTTTAGATTGAACAGTTACACACTGATATTTAAGGAAATTCCATGCAATCTTAATCTTTTCAAATGGTATTCCCATCTGATGTAAAGCTATAGAGTACATTACCAACTGCCCACATTCATTTTTCGCTTTATCTCCCTTATATATGCTGCTTGTCTTCCAATCTAATATAGTATAATTGCCATTTTCATCTGTCACCAGAGCGTCAATATACCCCTGGTAATATTCGTCACCAACCTTTACAGTTACAAACTTTTCAATATCAATATGATCAGTAATCTTCTCGTGTGTCTCAAAGAAATTTTTCAAATCATAATAATACTTAGTTGCAATACTATTGTTTCTGGCACCATCTCCACGAACAAATTTTAGATCAGCAATATCAAATGCCATCATCCATCCTTCGTCAAACTCTTCAGCCATTTTTTCATAAGATAATTCTTCAGTATAAAATCGCTCTATAATATCATGACTAATACCGCCAGTTACTTTATAAATAGAATCATCACGATCCTCTTTTTTATGTAATACATACTTCAAAAAATACTCATAGAGACCATTGTGTACGCAGTTTACACGGCTCCATGAATTGAGTCTATCGACTCCAAGTGCCTCGCACATCTTCTGCAGTTCTTCATAGCTTAATCTCAACTATTTTTTCAAACTCTTTAAATATTCTCTGTGTTTACTTTCATCATAAGGAATTCTCCATTTAAATAGGAAGTTATATATCTTATTTGGCGCATCTGCAGGTGAGTCCTTTGGCCCAAGCAGTTTCCATTTATCACGAATGTAGCTAACTTTGCGTAATCCGTAAAACTTCTCACACATATTCCAGACCTCTTCTATTGGAACATCATTATCCATCGCGATAATAACTTCTTCTACTCCGATACCAAGTATAATTCGCACCTGCTCATCTGAAAGTACATGGCCTTCAATTGCACCGCCGGTTGGATCCATTCTACTGTCTCTTTTAAGAACAGATTTCTCGGCCTCGAATATAACAATATATCCTGCTTTCTGAATATCTTTATAATTTTCCCACAATCCATATATATTAATTTCTTTTCGCATCCCAGGTGTTATAAAGTACTTTGATATTCCAAATTCAGAACAATTTTCGATGGAACTTCTGGCATTATATCCCATCAGAGTTCCATCTAGCCAATATCTAATTGGAAATATTGTTCTCCTCCATCTATACGAATATCCAAGTCCAAATTTTTTAATTGTTCGTTTTACAATCCCTTCGCGAAATAAATCAATATGAATATATGGAACAAAATCATTTAAAATATCTTCACTCATAGGATCAAAGTCATTTACGATACATTTTCTACGCTTAACCACAAATCTTGAGAACACGAACCAGGAATCATCCGGCTTTTTCTTCTCCTCTTTTACTTTGTATAAATTTTTCAATCCTAAAAGTTTATGAAGATATTTCATTGCATTTGCAAAATCAATATTTTTATTATACTGAACTAAAGAAATTAAATCCTTACCATCGTCATATTCAACTCCTCTGGTATAATTTCGATAATTCAGATATTTATTATTTCTTATATTGATGGCGGCTGGATTGTTACAGTCACCACCCACCGCATTAGAGCAGCTATAATAATCCTTGTTATCATGATATACTATATTGCTACACCCAATGCTTTCTAAGACATAAGGTATTTTTCCATTTTTCTGAATGTATTCCTTAATCTCTAATGCAGTCATAATTATTCTCCGATTAAAAATCTTGTGCTATATTACAAATTGCAACATCTTTATGCATATTTGTACTCAGATCATACTCTGAGATTATCTGAAATTGGTCTGTAGCACCAAATCTATTTTTAGTAATAAATGTGATCATATAATGTTTATCCGGATCCAAATGATATGGAATCTTTGAGGAATTATTTTTCCCCGCCAATTTATAAGCTTTAATCTCATGTGAACCTCCAGGAAATTCATCTTCAAATGGTTTACGCATCATTAAATTCACACTAAATACATCCAATATATTCTTTGCTTGTCCAATTTCATTATTTGTGAGATACCTCATCTTTACTGAAGCTTTCCCTAACTGATATGTAACAAATAATGCTACATTTTTAGCAGCTGGTTTCACAACATCATAAAGATCAACCATATCTCGTTCCATAGATTTCCATGTTTCTGTGTCTCTTGAATCAGATGATTCTTTTAATGTATCCAGAACAAACAGCCTTACTCCCATGCTAGAGTATTTTTTTATTACTTTGATTGCTGCTTTGACAGTATATTTTTCAAAGGGAACGATTGTAATATTTCTGCGTTCTTTTAACTCTTCAAGATATTTTGCTGCTTTACGAAGCTTATCTAAAACATCTTTACTAAAATGGCCGTCGCGCAAAATATATTTATGTAGTCCAGCACTATATAAATTATTTGCAACCCAGACAAGCAACTCTTTCTTTACTTTGTCCTGATCTTCTTCATTAATCATAATGACCATTTTTTCATTATGTTCTAATACTGAAGGCATTAAGTAGTTGATTGCTGTTGTTGATTTTCCAACACCTGAATTGGCACCTAGACCATAAATGTTTCCATTAAAATTAATGCCGCCAATTTCTCTATTCAAAATATCACAATGTTTAAGTGGCATTCCTACCTGACTTCCAGCATTTAATTTATCAATCAAATCAAATAATCCGTCGCAGGCATTATAAGTTTTAACTTCAGATTCCACATTAATAAATGTGTGATTCAAAAGTGCCTCAAGTTCGTTATATATATCTTCAGCTTTAGCATCGACATATTTACTTAACTTTTCTTTTACAGGAAATCCCATTCGGGCTAATTTCATTACAGCGTTCCACTTTTTTACCTCATTCACATAAGAATCAAAATTAGCCTCTTCGATATATGTAAATGAACTTTCAATCTTCCCATATCCACCATATTCATCGTATTTCTTACTTAATTTTGAATGTTTCGATAGATACATATTGATTGTAATTTCATCTAATGTATTTTTTTGTTCTACATTGATGATATCGTTCGCAATTGAAAAATATACTCTCCAAGCATTATTTGTTATATCTTCCAATTTCAAAGAAGTGTCTCTGACTAAATCCGGGTTTTTGTAAATAGAAGACACTGCATTTGCTTCTGCAATTAACTTATATTCATTTACCTTTTTAATAGTCTCAATACATTCCTTTTCAAAAGGAGACATTGTTTTCGCACTACTGCGATCCTTCGTCTTAGTAGTGATAGATGTCAATTACCAAATCCCCTCGAATGTAGAATTTACGACTTCTTCAGTCTGACGTTGATATTTAGCGGCTTCACTATTTTGCGCTCCTATATCAATCTTTTCAGACTTCTCTTCGCTTTTCTTTGCATTTTTCATTCTGGTGTACATATCATTAATTCGGCTGCTTACAATAGCACAAATGTAAGCCACTTTCTGATCTTCGCTGTTAAATGTTTTTCCTTTTATTGCTTTTAAAATGACATATTTGTTCGCTTTAAAAGTATTAAAAATAACATCAATAGGATATTCTCCATACATTTCATGAGAGTTATTCGCCATACTTTGTCCTTTTCTTAGACCCTGCAATCTTAGACATGCGTTCTTATGCAAACGCTGCGTCCCAGAATACCCCATCAATTCTCTTTCAACCCAATCACACATTTGTAAGAAGTCTTCATTTTTCCAACCAGTTGTGTCCTTTTTATTTTCCTTACTCAATGTTATTCTCCTTAGAAATCCCAAGGCAGAAGCCCTGGGATCAATATTTATTTACGCAACAGTAAGTTCAAGAATCTTTTTTGCGTCATCAATATTTGTTACTTTCATCGGATTGTCATAACCCATTTCTTTAGCTGCAGCTACAAGTGGTTTTAATTTTGCAGTTTTACCTTTATTAGCAATACAGAACGCCTTAATCTTTTCTGTGATTTCACTAAGTTCTTTCTGTATTTTAGCTTCTGCCTCAGCTTCCGCAATCTTTTCAGCTCTTTTTTCTGCAGCTGAATCCTGTTCTTTCTTTAATTCATCAACAGATTTACTCCCTTTAGATGCTTCGGCTTTGATAGCATCTGTAAGAGCCTTGATTAATGCATCTGAACTAAATTCAATTTCCGGAACAATGTCAGCAAATCTTGATTTGGAATCGATAGAATAAGAATCATCACGGAATGTAATTTTACGGCTTTCACTTGTAATTACACCTTTCATAATATCTACATCTTTTTTACCTTCCTTTTTAGTCTTGCCAGTCTTTTCCTGCACGATTTCTCTATCAATAGAAGCAACACCAAGAAAATGTAATTTTGTTTTGATTGCATTAAAATCTCTCATTGACATATTAGTTGTTAGAGAAGTATATGTCTGTCCTGTTGTTACATCGTCTTGTGTACGCTGCTTAACGTGTCCAATAATAATGAAATGAACACCAACCGATTTCAGTTCCCATAACTTATTCAGAACAATTTCTGTTGCCTTATCCTCTCCGGCCATATAACCACCAAAAGCTGCTTTAATAGATTTTACCGGTTTCTCAGGATTCTCCGCATTATGCATACGAATAACTTCTGGCTTTGCAATTTCTACAAGCTGATCATATGTATCAATAACAACTGTTTTCAAATCAGGATATTCTGTGGATTTATTCTCAACGACATCATCCACAAAATCTTCAAATCCAATACTGTTTGTTTCTTCATCATAATCCATTGACCATTCCGGACAATTCAAATAGTTGATTCCATTAATACCGTCAGCGCCATCTTCTTTACCACACTCAAGAAAACGATATCCATCTTCACCTACAAGTTTCTCGCACATCTCTTTAATAATTGTTGTTTTTCCGATACCACTTTCCCCAATAAGTCCAATATTATATGATAAAGGATCAATTTTAATTGTATTCTTTTTTCCGTATCCCATAGTATTTGTTTCCTTTCTGTACTTTGTATAATTTAATTATTATAGTTAATCATCAAGCAGCGAATCTAACATTGAATCATAATCAATTTCTTCATCCTGATCCGTTGTATCAGTTTCTGAATCTTCTTCTACTTCATCCACTTCTTCGTCATCATCTGCTTCAATCAGATAATCTAATACAAGATCATCTTCTGAATACATAGAATCAAATTTCTGAATCTGTGGAATCTTAGATCCGTCTTCTCCAACTAACTTAATAACTGGTCTAGTAAGTAACATCCTGCGTTCTTTACTAGCATTTTCTGTACAAAGTGCTAATGCTTCTTCCAAACTGTAAGCTCCCATTTCTACCAGTTCTTTAATATCGTCTGGTAAATCGTCTTCAGTTGTCTGGATCACTGCACCGCCTTCAACAAATACTCCTTGACAAGTAATCAATGTCACGTTTTTCTTAACTTTGAAAAGTTTTCCTGCGCGCTCAATAGATTTTTCATCTTCCGGATCATAAACATATTCAAATGTCTTTCTCAAAGGTACAAACTTTCCGCCTTTTACAGCGCCACCTTCAGTCAAGTCATTACCATTATATTCTTTGAATTTCTCCAGAATGTATGCCGTTATCGGGAACGCACATTTATCTTTATCTGCTTTTCCGATTGAATACTTGTCAAGAAGCATCGACTGAGTAAATGCTGCTTCATAAGTATTCAATTCTTTCTCCCTTGGAAGATAAATACTGTTAATTTCTTTTCTTACTTGTACATGTTTGTCATATACAGTATATTTTAACTGCCCTCTTACCTTAATCTCCATGCCATCCTGCAATGCTTCAGACAGATATTTAATTGCATCATATGCATGTAAGAATTTATTGATAACAACTTCACCTTTTGTATCCTTCTCAATACCAATTTTGATAAAGCAAAGTTCTCCGATATCTTTTAGAATATCCTCGTCAAATCGATCATCAAAATCAATCTGATATCTGTTATCAAAATCATCTCCGCCATTCTCATCTTTGCCATGAACATAAATAACATTGTTTCTGCCAGCTCCATAACCACCCATTAATTCGCAGCCAACTTTTCCGGATTTATCACCGCAGTCAACATTCAGGTTAATAGAATTGTAAATCCAGTCGCTTTTCTTAGAATGTTCATCAATTTTGAATGTGTAATCTTTAATACATGCCTTTCCAATCAATTCAAATGTCTGAACCCAGCCTTTTTTATCTAACGGTTTTTTTTCTTTCTGTTTTGCCATTATTTATTATTCTCCTATTCTATACCATGTCATAATCATAATATTTTCTATCATTGTTTAATTTCATCGAGTCATCTTCAAAATATCGAATCACATTTAATCGCCCACAATGTTTGCATTTCACAAGCTTGGTTGAATATCCATATCCATTCTCATCAAAGATGGCGTCTGTTTGTTTGTATGCAAATCTTTTTTTACAAGAAGTACATAATCTACTAAATGCTGTTGCCACCATTCGTGTCCTCCTTTCGCCTTACTTTGCTCCAGTCGGACCGAGAATAATCTCTCGTGCGTAATTCATCGAAATAACGGAACAGAATTTTCCAAAATATTGTCCTGCTGCTCGAACTACTTCCGGTTCTTCTTTTACACAATCTGTATAAATTCTGTTTGGAAGATTCCTTGCAACAGTTTTCATATCCTGTTCACACCACTCTGTTGGGATGATTCCTTCATCACGCATTTTATATAACTCTTTTTCAACTCTACGCCGCGTCACGACAGATTTTACAAGTTCCTGTGCTTCTGTTCGTTCTTGCAACTTTTGCGGATCCTGAATCTTTTTAACATGATTCATTTTTGCGACTTCATGAAATTTATCTCCAACGATTTTCACTACAAATGGTAATCTGCTATTCGGATCGTTTAATCTTGTTTGGTTCTTTATAACAATACCTTCTTGAATTTCTCCATATCCCGGATGATCCATAAAACTTTGTACATGTTCCCAACTGACAAACGGTCCAACATAAAATGTATTGATATATGTAAGTCCATGCGTTTCTGCAAATGCCTTTACTTCTGACTGAGGAAGATATTTTTCTTCCCTTACATCATAAATATCAAATACGTACCATTTCTTAGTATTTTCTGGATAATAAATAATCGCATTTCTTGCTCCAGACCATTCTCCAAATATTACATAGTCCGGAACGTCTTTATAATCTTCAGGATTTAACTCCTGCACATAATTATAAAAACCATTTAATGTATTGTTCTGATCCAACGTATGTCTTCTGGAAAAAGCTACCATTTTGCCAGTCTCTGCATCATATCTAGCTGCTGCATTGGATCCGTCGAATTTTTCCTGAATAACAATTAAGTCACCCGGTACAAATCCATCTGCATATCCTTCTTTCAAACGTTGAATATCCATAAATTTCTTCTGCTCCATTATTTCACCTCGCTTTCCGAAGTGGAATAACTTTGCAGTTTATTGTCACACTGACATCTATGCACTGATCTTTTAAGATAGTGCTTCAAATATTATTTCCTATTTCTCATTTATACGTGCCTGTATAATTAAATTTTATTCCTTAACAATTTTCACTTTACAGCCGAACTTTTCTTCTACTTCAGCCATAGTTACTTCCTTTATTAGCTCTTCATAGATACATTCAAATCCATGATTTTCTGCTGCATGATATTTTGTAATTGCTTTATCACCAAGATAATGTTTGTCTTTCGTTCTCCATACCTTAATAATACGATTACCTAAATCATATTTGAACGTAAGATCTTCATTAAGCATAGAAAAAGATCTAAATCTGTCAATAACCTGTCCTCCATTATTACTGTACCATTTGATCTGATCATCTCCATTAGTTCCGATTAGTACAATACCATAACTTCCCTTTGTAGAAAGAACGATATCACCAGTACATAAATCATATTTTTTCATGTTTACTGCCTCCTTAAATATACATTTCAGTGGTTACTATTTTCTTCTGTAATGATCCGCGCGACATCATTACAAATGTGATAAGAGTGGACTCGAACCACCGACCTCACTTTTGTAGTGCGCTCTTAATCACAACTGAGCTACTTATCACTTTTCATGCATGACCTGTCGTGCTGCAGTCACAACAGGATTATGTGTTCTTTGATCCGCTCAATTCCCTACATTTTCTATAAAGCTGGATATTTTTACTTATAAAACATCTCAAAAAAACACCAGTTTCACGCCCTAACTAGAAACGGCTTGTTTCTTATTGGAACTCTACAGCCTATAAAAGTCACTCCTTCATCAGGAGAAATGGAAACTCTGGGACTCGAACCCAGGACCGACCGGTTATGAGCCGGTTGCTCTAACCAACTGAGCTAAGTTTCCATATAGTGGGCGTTATAATTACACCCACAATATAGAAATGTAACAATATCTGTAAAAAACTTGCTTATGCAATCGTGTCAGTTACACGAACGATCGTCATCACTCTCAAAAGCCCTCCCACATTATTTCTACCTCACTGACTCAATTACTTTTCGCTTCGTAACTAATTACACATCTGCTACCAGATCCTCCTCCAACGCCCACTCACAACCTCATTAGCACAAAGCACATCTATATAAATGTTTCCTTTCAATGCGTCCAAACCATACAACCAACACATTCGCAGCTTCCTCATCACTGGGTTCCAGTATTCCACCAACTTTTCAATCTTCTTTAATGTCCTATAGACGCTATATAATATAAAGGTTAACCTCTCGGACTTATTTCTCCTCATTACTATTTAGGCCATCAAGTAAATCCGTAAGAATAGTCCGAATACGGATAGTGGGATTCGAACCCACACGATTTCTCCGAAGGGTTTGAGCCTTCTACGTCTGCCAGTTCCGTCATATCCGCTTGTTGTATAAGGTTACTACCGGCTTACCCTTATACAGTTTATTTATACTCGTAAGACCTGCTTCAAACGAGTTATAAGAGGTAAAAAGTAAAATGAAAGATATATGCTTATAACCGAACTTCTACATACAAAAGTTTTTATTCACCGGAATGTTTAATTAAATTTTTATGCAGCAAGATTATAATGAAGTCCCTTTGCTTCTTTTCTTGCAAAAACAATATGATCAATTTTAATAGCTTTATATCTTTTCTTTTCTTCTTCTGTAAGATCGTCATAGTCATCATCCGGAACAATTTCAATATCTTTTCCATCAACAAAATCAATGTGTCTATCAAAATCATATCTTACATCAACACCAGAAAATTTTGTATAGAACCATTTTCCATCTATCGTAAAATATAAACTATGATTAGCAGTCTTATCAAATAAATCAAGGCTCTTTTCTTCTGTATCCTTTTTCCCATCTTTAGTATACAAAGTAGCTATATAAGTAGTATTACTAATATGAAGAATATTCATATCTTTGATCGCTTCTTGAAATTGTAAGCCTGTATTAAGCTCAAATGCGATAGCTCTTAAACAATCATAATTCAAGCTGACTCTTTTAGAAAATGCAATTACCTTACTAATTTCTCCATAATACTCTTTATGTAACTTGTCTCTCATATATTCTGTAATTTCAGAATCTGTCGGATAATCAAATCTAAAATGATAATGAAATCTTCCAGGTCTATTTACCAAATAATCACTCAGAGTATTAAGATTATTACAAGTAATAACATATAACTTTTTCCCTTGAGCTAATCCATCAAATAATGTAAGCAGCTCTGTTTGCGGATCAGCCATGCCATCTGATTTATTTACTCCTCCGAATGTTTTATCAAATTCATCAAACATTACCATTACTTCCTGTTCGATTTCTTCAATAAAATTAGCAAGTCCAGGGATATATGTATCAACAATAATTACCGGCAGCCCTTTCTTTACAGCCTCAACAGCAAGAATTTTAGAAAATAAAGACTTTCCAATTCCTTTTGCTCCAGATAAGATAACGCCAAGATTCTTATTAAAGTTTGGAAAAGCATTTAATACTTTATTTACTTTCTCAGTATGTACGCCGTATATCTTATCTTCATTGATTTCAATATCAGCATGTTTCTCTAAATAAAATCCTGTCATCTGTGAACATCTGATAGAATAAATTTGTGCCGGAAGTTGATTATGTGTTACAAGATCATCTCCGTAGATTCTAAAAGTGGAACCTGTACTAATAATTTTACTCATTTTTATCTCCTTTTTGTATAATTAAATTTTCAAGCTAGGCTAGCGGGATTCGAACCCGCGAATGCAGCAGTCAAAGTGCTGTGCCTTACCGCTTGGCGATAGCCCATTGTTTGTATAATTAAATTTCTTTCTTCTTTTTATTTAGCACAGGGAGCTTTCACTCCTCTGTGCTGTTGTCATCCTTGACTATGTATTTAGTATAGCACATCATGTTGCGCTTGTCAATACGCAAAGTTAATTTAATTTGTTTTGTTGATTTTGCTTATATAATACGAATTTGCACGTTTCTCAATCAATTTCGCAATCAATCTTCGCTCTGCCAGTTCCCTACCAAACTTATAATCAAATTGATCTCCTGCTTCAATATTACAAGAAGCCATAGCTTTTACACCGTCGAATTCTACCTGCACTCTCTTACCATTAGTTCTAACATTATATACTAATAGTTTTTCTCTACGAGAAAATGGATCCATAAAATAAGTGTAACCTTCTGTCCAGTCTCCCCATTTGTACTTAGGTTTATGGGCTGGTGCTGCTTTTTCTTTTTTACAATTTGCCCCTTCAAGTATCTTATTGATTTCTTGAATCTGCTCTAATGCTTCTTGATAACCTTTGTTTATTGGGGCAATCCCTACAAATATCTTCCTGCCATCCACAAGCATAGCATTAAACATAATCATCTTATTAGGTGTTATCAATCCATTTATAATACAATCCACTTCAATCTCTCCAAAACTACCTTTTACAACAAAACTCATAATTGTCTCCTCCTATAATATCCTACTTCCTTTTGCTACATTGCATTTCACACACATAGTTTGATAATTAGAGATATTATTCTTTCCGCCTTTATTATGAGGAAAAATATGATCTTTTGTCATTAATACCTCTTTTCCATTACCATCTATAGCATATAGATTTAAATGATATCTCTTATCTCCCTTTGTTTTTTCCTTTGCGAAATATTTGCCTTCTATTCCACAAGAGACGCATTTCAATCCTTTTGTAAAAAACGTCTGAAATCGCTGACTATTTCCTTTAATTAAATCCCCACGAATATTAACAAAGGATTTCTTTCTATTTGGTTCGAACAATACATCTTTTACTGCTGAATATACCTCATCTATTGGAATAATTTCTTTTCTTATCAACATATTGCACACCTTTATTTTCTCGATATAATAGTTTTTACCACCACGCCTGCCAGAAAGGCAAGCGCGAGGCATATAACAAATGTTCCCATATTTAATGCGACCATTTTATTTTCCTTTCCTTGCTTTTAACTCCTGCAGTTTCTTATCAATGGCCTCGTCTTTCATCTTCTTATCAAGGCGCTTCTGCTGTACATCTGCAGATGCATCAAATGCAGCCTTTGTACCGTCTGCAGCTTCTTTTTGCTTTTTGATACCTTCACGAACAACTTCAAGCATTTTGTCTTCTTCCTTGTCTGAAGCGCCAGGAGTAACCTGTAAGGATTTTGTAACCTGCGCCGTTTCAAGAGTAAGAATTGCCTTATCCTTTTCAGACTTAAGATCATTTACCGCCTGAAGCGCACTGTCAAGCATTTCCTTTTGAGCGGTTGCATTAGATCTAAGTTCTTTAAGTGTATCTTTTAAAACAGCAATCTTATCTTCTGCATCCTGCTGTTTCTTCAAATATACTTTAGCCCCTTCATCATCGCCTTTATCGATACAAGCGTTAATGTTTAAATTAAGCTGCATATTTTCTTTTTGTAATGCTCGAAGCTGCTCCTCATAAGAAGTGATCTTGCCAAGCATCTGTGTATAGATCTGATTTGCCTTATTATACTGATCCTTTTTAGCATCAATAGCTTCGTTATAATAAGCTTTTGCCCCTTCCGGGGTGGAGGCATCTTTAATGATAGCCTCCGTTGCTGTACCCGTTGCTCTTGTTTTTACTCGTTTCCCTGTTTTACTTCTGAAAAAGAAAAACACTGCAACAATAATAGCAATTAATAATACTGCTCCAAATGTAATTTTCATGATTAATCCCTTCCCTCATCAATGTCAAGACCGAAATTCTTAAACAATTCTGTCATTCCTCCGGTATATCCTGATCCAAGTGCCTGGAATTTAAATCCATCTCCGTATTTATAAAGCCTTCCCATCTCTACGGCGTTCAGATTTTCAAAATTCTCATTCTCAGACAGATTATATTCGTACTTATCTCCGTCTGGATTATCATAATCACAGATCATTATAGTTGCATTACTTACCATACCAAAATTCTGAAGGCGCTGTACCGCTCTGAAAATAGTAAGACAAATGGTAAAGTCTGTTTTATTCTCCGGAAACTGATCTGCGTGGACAATAAAATATTCATCGTAATGTTTTCCATTAAACATCATGCCCTGAGAATCATTTCCAGTAAGATTATCTCCGGAATAGTCAATCCACGGATAAGCAGATCCATCTCCATATGTATTATAATTTACCAAATCTCCCGGATATGTCACCTTCCGATCTCCATTAGTAAGCATTCCATTGATGTCAAAATCAATATCGGCTTCTCCGGCGTATCTATTTTGCTCCCAGTTCACACCAATAAAAAAATTCTTTACTGCAGATCCATCTTCCTTTGTCATACTGATTTTCTGTTTTTTGCTCATATTAATTGTTGCCATAATCTTAATCTCCTTTAATTTACTTTATTTATATATAATTTATTATTTACAGTATAGAATTATTTTTTATTGAGCCAATCTTTATACTGACGAAGAATCTCTGTATACAGCTGCTCATCAGTCATTTTGTTCATATCTTTTACTGCTGTAAAACCAGTATTGTCATGTTTTCTGCCTTCCATATGATCTAAAGATCGAAGATAATTAAAACTTTCATCTCCAATTCCAATAAACTGTACAAACATATTGTAATTAGAAAGTTCTTTTACGATTTTATTTGTCTCATTCGTATCCCAATTTTCTCCATCTGTGATAAAAATAATAAATGCTGGCACTTCACTTGGTTCAATATCTTTATAATAAGAAACCATTTCCTTTAATACGGGTGCATAGTTAGTCCCGCCCATACTCATATTTGCTTTATTCATTACTTTTCTTACATATGTTGAATAATTGTCTTTTGTAACAGCTGCAAGTCTTTCACTTCCGTTAGAAAATAACCAACTCTCAAGTTCACCATTATCATCAAATCGAAGAGCAATTGGTAACAGCCGAGAAACTGTTTCCTGAACAGATCCATTACGGAAAAGATTGCTCATGCTTCCGGAATAATCCATGGCCAATGCTACTCTCGCTACATGTTTTGTCATGTCAATTTTGTTATCTTTTGACATATTGATCAGGACAGTATTTAAATTCTCTTGGTGTTTTGACATATCAATTGGCATCATAGGAGAATTTGGCTCCTCATCATTCTGGTTCTGTAAATCTTTTTCTGTTGTAATCTGCTGCGTTACCGTATTCTCTATCGTATCATTTTCTTTTTTTCCAAATAACTTTCCTAAAAATCCCATTTTCTATTCTCCTTATTTCTTATTAATCATTGTCTTTTCAATCAAACGTGCAACCAAAGTGTCAATAACAATACAGAATGGAAGCCCAAATACAATTCCCCACTGATATAAGCTAAGTACTGTAGTCTGTACAAAGCTACCTACCACATTACATAACAGAAATGTCATTACAAAGATTCCAATTGCAATATAAATGAACAGTTTATTCTTCCCAATTCCTTTGAATAAATTGATGCTATCTGTGCGAATTAAGAATCCATTAAATACTGCCATGATACAAAGTGTGGCAAATCTTGCGGTCATCGCTGATACATCTGTTGTAAATATATTGTCAAATCCAAATATAATAACTCCGAATATAAGAATAAACATAGCAGTTGTAGAAAGTATTCTTGCCATTGCACCATTAATAAATAATCCAGATCCTTTTCTTAATGGTTTCTCTTTCATGTACTCTTCTTTCGGTGGTTCTCCGCCAAAACTCAGAGAATTCAGAGAGTCCATGATGATATTGATAATAAGGATCTGTACTGCTGCTAAGAACGGGCTTCCTCCAGAAATAACTGGATATAACATACTCATAATGAGTAATGATATATTGATTGGCAGCTGGAACTCAAGAAACATCATAATATTATGCATAAATGTTCTACCAAGCTCTATACCTTTTACGACACTTGCGAAGTTATTATCTGTAAGAATAATGTCTCCTGCTTCCTTTGCTACGTCTGATCCGGCCTGCATTGCGAATCCAACATCTGCCTTTTTAAGTGCCGGGGAATCATTTACACCATCACCTGTCATAGCGACAGACATCCCAGCGTTTCCTTCAGACATTCCGACTCCAACAGACATCCCTGTATTCTGTGCAATATTTATAAGACGAAGCTTTGTATTTGGTGAACATCTTGAAATTACTGTAAGCTTTGGAAGAATTTCTCTTACTTTTTCATCCGTCATAGCTTCAAATTCATCATTGGTAACAGCCAAGTCTCCTGTTCTGTAAATACCTGCTTCCGTTGCTACAGCTTTTGCTGTTTCAAGACAATCACCAGTAATCTCAATAACTTGGATACCTGCGTTATGTGCTACTCTGACCGCCTCTGGCACTTCCGGTCTGATCGGATCAACAACACCAATCACACATAAAAAACTCATATTGTTAGGAAGATCATTTTCTTTAAAGCTATCAGACATAGTTAATACAATACAACGCATTGCTTTTTCTGTCATTCCTTTAATATATGATCTGAGTGCGTCCTTTTTAGTTTCTCCGAACTCGTCTATGTAACCATCAGAATGAACAAAATGAGTACATCCGTCAATTAACTTCTCTGGTGCGCCTTTGTAAAATGTTACAACATTCTCACCATTGTCTACCATAATGGCCGAATATTTGTTTTCACTACTGAATGGCTGTTTTGCCTTGACTGTAAATCTATTCTTAACACCGGAAGTATCCGTTGAAGAATACATACCAAGTACAGCACGATCAATAGAGTTACCTCCAGTAATATTTCCATCAGAATCAAATTCTGCACTATTATTCAGGCAAATATTATTCATAATCAAATCATTAAGCACAGATTTTGAATTCATAATATTCTCACACAATCCGTTTACCATTGTCTTCGGAGTCATTACTCCAGTGGTGAGAGTTCCTGTTTTATCAGTACAAATAAGATTTACGTATGCAAGCTCTGGAATCTTTCCTGGATTTTTGGCCAGGATATTAAATTTTTCCATAGTACTTACATTTTGCTTTGTGACAAGTTTAATAATAAGTGGCAATCCTTCCGGGACCGCAGCAACAATGATCGTCAATGCATTTGCAAAGTTCTGTGCAATTTTCTGTACGATTTCAAGAATATCTCCTGAAAAATATGAGCCAAAACCACCAACATTCATAATTCCGGATACAGTCATGACAATAAAAGCAAGAACCGCTGCGATTGTTCCCCACTTGGAAATAAAATCGCACAGATTATCAATTGCAATATCAAGAGCTGTTTTTGGAGCTTCAAGCGTCTGCATTTTAACAAGTGTGTCTCCATTGACTGTATTTACACCAACATCCGTCACAAACATTTTGCCTTCTCCAGAAACTACTGTAGTACCTGAAAAAAGACAATTTTGATTTGTATATGTATCTGTAGATGTTGATTTAGTATAAACAAATCCTTCTATTGGAGTCTTGACGCATTCTTTTGTTTCTCCATTAATTGCTGCATTATTTACAGAAATTTTCCCTTCGACAATATATCCATCTGCAAAAATTTCCTGGCCTGTTCTAATAATAGTAAGATCTCCAACTACAAGATCATTCTTATTAATAGTCTGCAATTTTCCATTTCTAATTACATCGCAATATCGCACGGATGTTTTGGCCCTTAGCTCTGCAGCTGATTTCTGAACACCAAGCCCAGTCTTAATTGCCAAACCAGTAACAATGGCAAGAACTAAGAGGATCATAATTGGTTCGGATAACTCCGCTACACCTAATATTCCAAGCACAAGTTCAAATACAGCGATAATAATCAAAATCAATGTAATTGGTTCTGTCAGTGCTTCCTTTGCAAAATGATACCATTTCTTTTGTTTCGGTTCAGGAAGCTTGTTACTTCCATGTAATCTTCGACTCTCTTCGACCTGTTCATTTGATAAACCGTTCTTCATTTAAAATTTCCTTTCTATTTCTTCTAGTATTCTGTAAAGCTTTCCCAGCTTTCCAGTGAATCTATATATTATCATTACTACTGCGTACATAAATGTTGTAAGAAACACTATAAAGACTAATATTCCCATTGATACCAATACAAAGTACACAGTAAGTAATGTAATATTTAACAATTCTGTAATCAACATCATGCCTTAAGCATTGCCTGCAGTTCCTCAATAGACTTTCCGGCAAGCTCCTCATTCTGTTTGCGTTCGATCAGTTCAAGCAGCTTCTGATTGTATTCTTTTTTGTCTTTTGCCTGAAGACGCTCTTCAATCTCTTCCTGCTTAAACTTAACAATATATTTTGCAATCTGAATTTTATTTTCCTTAAAGAAGATGGCGTAAAATATTATACAAAGCTTCTAATTTTCCGGTTTCCTCGTATATAGCCTCTACAATTGCAGCTAACACTCCGGCACATATAAAACACAAAATTAGCAGTAAAATTAATATCACAATTGCCATAAACAAAAATGCTGCAATATCTCCAAGTATTCCCATATATCACTCCTCTAACATAGCTGTCAGTTCTTCAAGACTCTTTCCTTCCAGAGCTTCGTTCTGCTTTCTCTCAATAATTCTCATAATCTTCTGATTGCGCTCTTTCTTATCTTTTGCAGCTAGTCTCTCTGCAGTTTCTGTCTGTTTTACCTGTACGATGAATTTTACAATCTGAATTTTATTTTCCAGCTCCTGGTCCGCTTCAGATTTAACCTGTAACAGACTTTCTTCATCACTCTGTTTTTTCTCTTTATTCAGCAGTTTAAATACTGAATCCAAATCCTGTAATTTCAGATCCCATAAATCCTCTACTGAAATCATTCCTTTGAACGGGAATCTGTATTTATATCTTGTTGCCGCCTCAAAAATATTTGTAAGTTCCATGTTTTTATTCCTCTCTTTCTATTTGTATAATTAAATTATGTTAAAACTTTACTTTTACTACTCGCTCTGTAGCGCCTTTTACTTTAATAATCAGATCATTTCTCTTTGTAAGTGAAAATCCTACTCCTGAAAGCTGATCATCAACATCTTTTACATGTGCTTTCGCTCCAAGCGCTTCAAATACTCTTCGGTGCTGCTCAAGTTCCGGTTTCAAGAATTCATTATAATATCCATTCGGCTCTTCTGGATTGATGCAGTCCTTCAGCATAAAGAATAAGTGCTGATGACCAATTCCCTTCTGTTCATCCCAGTAATTTGGTGAGTAACATACAACTGACACCGGTGTAAACTGCAAGGTTTTAATTCCCCAGACATCTTTACTGATTGTTGCACAATTTCCTGGAAGTTTGTCCACTACTTTGAAATTTCCTGACTGATCAAGGATTACTTCTGCAACATCTACATTACCACGTACTGGAGTATTGTATTCGTAAGAATGAATTTCACCATTTACCTCTACCTCAGCCTTAAATCCCTGAGAATTTCTGAATGAATACTGATTAACATAGAATTTATATGTACCAGGTTTCATTCTTTCTTTTGATGGATATGTGATGTTTTCAACTGCTACTCCACCATTTGATTTACATTGATATATTGGATCGGTAATATCAATATCTAATTCACCACCAGTATATCTTGATATTTTATGACTAAAATAAATATGATCTCCGCCTTGTGGTTCGAGGCAATGAGCATCAAGATCTGAATTATCCTTACCGTTTCCATCATTCCATTGAATAGAAAATCTTACAATGCCTGTGACTGAACCACCAGCAGCTTTTACATTTTCTTTGATATCTGAATCTGTAATATTACCGGTATACGCCCAAGACATTCCATTGTTCCATTTGAACATTGTTTTCGCATCAGCAACTTCTGGAGCAATCAAAGATACCATATTTTGAATATGTTTATTCTCCAGGTATACTTCCAGTTCCTTTGCCACTGGCAAAACATTCTTAATGAAATCTTCTGCACTTATTTCCTCTACCTTAGAGAATCGTTTTGGATCAATTGCAACATCCTGTTCCATTTCATCAAACAAATCCATAGCGCCGGTAATTCTCTTTGCTGCGTCTTTATTAGAGAAAAGTATATTGTTCACTGTGATATCATCCAAGGTAGCAAATCTTCTCTGTAATGAATCCATATAACCAAGTTCTGTAATAGTCTTCTTTGCATCTTCAAGCATCTTCTTTGTAAAAATTGCCTTTGGACGTTTATAATTTACAGGGGCTACAATCTGCTCATATTTTCTAACGGCAAGGTCAAGATCCATTCCTTCGGAAATATTTACCAGCAATGTTCCAATACTATGGTTACGAATCTTACCGATAACGGCACCTGCAGCAATTGACTTTTCCCAGATCCAAAGTTCTTTCTGTTCATCCGTAAGCTTTCCATATTCTTTCTGATAATTCTTAAATTCAGTAAGTTGCTTTTTCCATTCGGCACCTTTATATAAAGAATTTTGAGCAATCAACTCAAGTACTGTATCTACAGATTCTTTACTAATTTCATCAAGAGAACGTTTAAATACATTACGGACATCTCTGAATTGACTTAAATCACCTTCAAGTGTATGTCCATAACATTCCTTAAAGATACAAATTTCTGGCAGATCTACAAAGAAATGCTCATATTTATTAATTTTTCCTGTCGGGAGCATTTCTCTATTTTCAGGAGTACCAATTCGTTTCTCTTTTTTGAGGAATACCCCTGATACCGCTTTCTGTTTTACATAGGCATCAAGCGCAGCTGCAACTACATTATATTTATCATCTGATACTGGATTAATTCCCCAAATGGTATGTAACTCACCATTTTTAATAGATACGACGTTACCAACGTCTCTGATAAAATGTCTACAGCAACTACAGTCATATTCTCTTCTTTCTCTATAAATTTCATTTGTACCTGCCGGAAACGAATCCAGATATAAATTATAAAGCTCCTCGGTATCCACATTTACTGTGAATAATCTTGAAGAATCTTTAGACATCTGCTGTAAATTTTTCTGGATTGCCTTTACAAAATCTTTAAACATATTTTTATCTCCTTATTGTTTAATTAAATTTTTATTTTCACTGATTTTTCTTTTCTTATTCGTGACTGATTCTTTTTGAACAATTCATCAAATACTCTTGGAGTATATTTTTTATCTGGTACAATTTTTTCTATTCTTTTAGTAGCATTTCCAGATAAAACACTTGCACACGATTGATGTTTTATCGTGTTTATAATTTGTATTTTATTTTTGGCTTCTCTTCGTCTATCACAAATCTCTTGCAACTTTTTGCATAATTTATATCCTTCTGCCGCAGAAAACTTATGAAATTCAATATAATGCAAAATGTCTGAAATTTGTAAATCAGTATATGAAATAATAGAATTAAGTTCTTTTGAATAATCAGTAATTTCATTCATCTTACTTGAAAATTCATTTATACTACCGATAATTTCACCAACTATATCATCTGTTGTAATTGCTTCAACTCCATTATAATCGGTTTCACATATTTCATATGGCCCAAATTTTTTTAATACGTCTGGGATATTATTTGCTTGAATTGCTTTAATTTTTTTCTTTTCAACTTCCGGAACCAAAAGTGCATCAGCGAGATCAGATACTAATTTAATCCTTCCTGTTGGATCTCTTGCAATGTACTCTCCATTTGTCCCTTTTAAATAGTAACATATCATTTCTTGTGCCTTTCTAACTGAGTTAATCTAATTCGTTTTGATAGGTCAACTATATCACTGTTATTTACATTTGTCAATAGTAAAAGTTAATTTAATTTGTTTTTGTATTCTTCTTCACTGATAATAGGAATATTCAACTCAGAAGCTTTCTTATTTTTACTAGATCCACTGTTTTTATCATTGGTAATTAGATAATCAGTTGCCTTTGTAACTCCGGACACAACTTTCCCTCCTTTTGATTCTATATCCGCCACAAGTTCATTCCGGTTAGCAAAAATATGTAACTTTCCAGTGATACAGAATTTCTTTCCGGACAATGAATCGCTTTCAGAAGATATTTTATCATTATTAAGTTTCGAAAATATGAACTGTTCTGCCAAAGCAATAACGTAATCATAATTTTCCTTAAAATATCTATGGATAGAAATATTTCGCTCCGTCCCTAATCCTTCAATACAGGTAAAATTAAAATCAGAAGCAGCATCTTTAATAAAAGTTTTAAATGGATAGAGCATTCCTAATTCCCTGGTTCTTATTTCTTCATATCTAGCAATATCCTTTGCAGCTCTACCACCAATTAACGGAATATTTAATCCTATAATAAATTTTTCTATGGTGGTATTCCTGCTAGACTCAATAGAATCTAAAATATTCGCAATTTTCTTTGCTCCCATTCTAGGTAATCTGGACAATTCTGTAGAATGATCCTTCAAATAATACAGATCAATTGGTGATGTCACAAGCCCAGTATCAATCAATAGCTGCAATGTAGCCTCAGATAATCCATTAATATCATGGGCCTTTTTCCCTACAAAAGCATTTAATTCACCCAGAAGCTTGCCTTTGCATCCAGCATTCATGCACATCAATACTTCAGAATCGTTCTCTTTTACGACAGACACTGGTTCTCCACAAATTGGACATATTTTAGGAATTATAAACTTTTCACCGGTATTATAACCTCTTGTTATGTTTTGAGAAATCTGCGGAATTATCTGGTTTGCCTTATACACAGATACGGTATCATCTTTATGAAGATAAAATCCTTTGAATATACTTACATTGTGTAAGCTCGCTCTGCTTACAGATGTTCCATCAATATCGACCGGTTCAAAAACTGCTGTAGGCGTTAATTGTCCAGATTTACCCATAGTCCATTCAATATCAGTCAAAACTGTCTCAAATTCATCATCATAGAACTTGTATGCCAGAGAATGACGTGGATACTTATCTGTGACTCCAAGTGATAATCCATAAGCAATATCATTATATGCAGCAACAAGCCCATCAATTGGATAAGATAAGTATGCTGCCTTTTCCTTTAACAGGTTAATAACCTCTTCAAGATTCTGATTTTCTTTATATACACGAATATAAGGTACAATATCAAATCCAAGTTCTCTTGCCTTTTCAAATCTTTCTGACATTAAAGGCAATTTATTCATGCCGGCAGGTACCTTCCATACTATAAAACGAACATGACGTTTGGCTGCTACCTTACTATCCAGCTGTCTTACTGATCCTGAAGCAAGATTTCGCGGATTCTTATATCTATCTTCTTCATGTTTAATTAAATTATTAATTTTCTCAAAATCTGTATATGTAATAATAGCTTCTCCTTCAATTTCAACGTGGCCTTTCTGATTAATATGTATAGGAATATTTTCGAACACCTTTGCATTGTGAGTAATAATTTCTCCTGTGACGCCGTTTCCACGAGTTTCAGCCTGGATCAGCTCGCCATCTTCATACGTCAAAAGAATTGTCAATCCATCCATCTTACACATTAGCAAAGAATCTTTATCACCAATAAATTTTCGAAGTATATTCACATCTTTAGTTTTATCAAGAGACATCATTAAATGTGAATGCTCAATTTTCTCTAATTTACTTTTTACTTCATATCCAACACTATGGACTGGAGAATTACTTAAAATAACTCCTGTTTCTTTTTCCATTTTTTCCAACTGATCACACAGATCATCATACTGATGATCCGTAACAATACTCTCTGCATTATTATAATAAGCATCTCGGTACTGATTAAGTTTTTCAACCAATGCTTTCATTTCTTCAATCTTGTTCATTTTTCCTCCTGTATTATGTATAATTAAATCGTCAAAATATCAAAATGTACTGACCAATGATCACACATCATATCAATTGTTGCATCTGCGATATCGTTAACGCACTCGTCATCACATTTGACTGAATCAAACTGAGAAATATCAATATAATGTTCTGCTGTTCCCTCTTCAAAAGTAATGATATTATCATTTACTGTAATATTAACTGGGTTCAACTGCATATGAGATACTATTGCAGATTCCTTTTCTCCTACAGAGAAATGTACCGCAACAGTTTTATTATCATATGCTGCTTTTTCAAACATAATATCGATTTTCTGAGCTACTTTACTTGCATTCTTTACAAATTCTCTAACCATTTTTTTGTTCCTCATTACATTTTTTCTTTAATTAAAGTTAATTTAACTTGTTACTTTATTTAAACATGGCGACTATATTAAATAGTCACCATATTTTTTAAGAAAATATGAAGGTCTATTAATCTTAATTCCATATTGGCGTTCAATCATAGACCGAGTTTCAACATCATATAAAATCTTGTTTTTATTTGAATTATACTTCTGGATTAATTCATTTGTCATATGAATTTGTCCGGAAATGTTAATTTTTTCAGCAGTCATATATGATACATCTATAGACTTCAATGCTGCTGCTAATGAATTATACATTTGCCTTCCAAGACAATGCGGATCATCTTTTACAATATGAGATCTTTTTATAATGGTTCCATCATCCATGAGTTTGGATTTAGTTCCATATGGATATGTTAATTCCATTGTCATATTACTCTTTTGTGCAGTTAAAATTAATGCTTCACTTACATTTACAACTCTTCCGGAATACAATTTCATTGTATGATTTTCTACGTCGATATCATCCATTTTGGCTCTGATCGTGTCTTCAAAATCTTTAGACTTGCCATATTCAAAAATGCTCAGAATCATGAATCGATCTCTAGGATTCTTTAATGCTTCGATCCATGTTAAAATCGTATCTCTTGATACAATCTGATGATTTAACAATGTCTTATTTAATAGTGCTGCCAGCATATCAGGTGTGATAGTTGCATAGATATTTTGTCCATTTAACACTAAATTCTCATTAATACACCAGTCCGTATATTGTGTAAGAGTATTATTTACTACAATAATGGACTCTAATGTTGTAAATTTGAACAACTTATACATTTCTGTAATCTCATTTAAATTAAAGTCACATAAATCCTTTTGATACATATGTTCAAACGGCGCAACTCTCTTAAATCTAGGCACAAGAGGAGTAACGCTTGCAACAGTTTTTAACTTAAATTCGTAAAACCTTTGTTTTCTATCTTCGTTATACATTTACATTCTCTCCTCTAAAAAAGGAATTAATCTTTTTCTGATCCTATTAAAGTTTCTTGAAAAATCATATATTATTTTTTCCTCACGTTCCGCATCATCAATAAGAAAACGCTTATAGTTCTCTATCATTGATATTTTATTTTTTCCATCATAATAATGAAACAAGATCGTAAGAATTATAATTTCTTTCTTTGAATATTCTTTTTCAAGATACTTGTCATCTTCTTCTGTAAGCATATTAAGATCTTCGATAAATTCCTTTGATACTCTAATGATTTCTTTTCGTTGCTCAGGAGAATCACTTTGCCTTTTACTGAAATATAATCTCTTAATACATTCTGCCAGAGTTGTTGAATCAATAAGTCCACCTATTTTTATTTCCCCTTGCAAATTACACATACTGCTTTCATTAATACGCTGGACCACTTTATTCTGAGGTGCATATGAGTTATATGTGTCGCTTAACTGTTTGCTCATTTTAGTTTTCTGGTCATACTGATATATCATGCGGCGAGATTTATCAATGTCAAAGTTTGTAATTCTCAGCTCCATTGGATAGTTAAAATTTGGATTTTTACTTCTGGCCTGGAACATTGATACATATCTATGATATCCATCGTTTATATCAAACGCCTCTAAAGAATGAATAATAAGCTGACGTGATTGCTCATCATAATGAAAATCTGCGTATACATCATCTTTCGGGATATTCAAAGTGATTGTATCCGGGACATAAATATGTTCAAGCATATCTGCCGTAATTTCTTTTACTGCACTCTTATTCAATGTAATACGATATAGCTCATTATTATCTCGTGTTACTTTAGTCATGGCACGTTGTGTGGCAGGATTATAATTAATTAATCCTGATTCTTGCAAAGCGCAAAATGCATCTACATTTAAAGATCCTATCCATTGATCATCGCTTACCTGAATCATATTGAACACCAACGGGAATTCAATTTTATTTGGTTCTTCGTATCGCATCCCACTATATTTACTTATTTCTCTGTCTGTAAAAAAGTCAGATAACTTTTTGCGATAATCTTTCTTAGTGGCATTTAATATACTATCTGCAATTACAAAAAGTGTATAATCATTTGCTTCTTCAATACTCTTTCTACTAGATAGAAAATCTGAAAAAATTCCTTTTGGAAAATTATATAGCTTATTTGCATAATTGTAAATTTCTAGTTCTTCACTCTTATTAATTAAGATATTAAAAAACTTTTTGGATAAATAATCTTCTAAAATACTTCTATCAACATTCATTTTCTCACCTCTTTTCTCAGATTATATCACGCAAAGTTAATTTTGTCTATATTTTTGATGATAAATTTTTCGACATAAACTCCGTTGCTTCCTTTCTTGAGTTATTTTCTTCAACTGTATAAATACTGGTTGTCTGTATATCAGCATGCCCTACGGCATTTTTCGTAGCAACGATATCTTTTGTTTCCTTATAATATAATGAAGCAAAAGCAGCTCTTAACTTATGCGGAGACACATGTTTACCAATTCCTTTCTCGGCATATTTGACTACCATACAATAGATCGTTTGTGGATCCATACGTTTTCCATTTTTTGATATAAAAAGAGCATCCTCTTTAATCCCCATATTATATAGTATTTTATCTCGATCAAGGATCCAATCTCTTAATACACGTATGGAATCATCATTTAATTGATATACCTGTTCTTTGTCTCGCTTGTCGATAATAGTCAAATTGTGAGTCTCAAAATTTAAATCACTTAAGTTAATTTCGCTTAATGCAGTTTTTCTCATACCGGTAACCATAAATAAAAATAATATAGCATAATCTCTTGAATGCCATTCTTTTGGCATGTAAGAATATTTTACGGCACCCAATATTCCATTTAAATCATCCATTGATAAAAACACTCTTTTAATCGAGTCTTTTCTAATAGGCCGGTTTACATTGTCCATCGGATTCCTTTCAATATCTCCTCTCCGATACAAAAAATCAAAAAACCTATTTAATGTGCAACATACCAATTTAGTATATGCCACAGACGACTTTTTAATTTCACCATTACCATCTTTTACGTATTTAATATGCTCCAGATACCTTGCGATATCATCTGCGTCAATTTCGCTTATATCTTCTACATCTATATAATCTAAGAAATGATGAAGTTTTCTGACATAATTTAAACAAGTATTCGGGCTGCGAACAGCCTGAATACTCATATAAAAATCACTCACGCATTGTGGCATATCATTAAGAATTTTCTTAACATTCTTATTTAATTTTAATTCATGCTCCAACCTTCCATTCATAACTTCATTCTCCTCTCTAACATAATTCCAGCTTGTTGATACCATGGCAATATCACACTACAATATTCCTTGACTTTCCATGAATACCACTCTCCAATTCCCATAAACAAAAGTAATCCAATTGCTGAAATAAGTCCTTTGTTCACCACAATACATAATAATAAACATGGCGCTACCCATAACCAATTCGTAGAAAAGTTGCACCATCTTACTAGCCATTTTTCGCTCATACGATCAAAACTCGCAATTTCATCTGGAGTCAAAGAAGTCTGTGGTGGGTTTGCTTTCGCTCTCCTTTTAACAAGTTCTGCTCCTCCGACATTTTTTTCTCCTGGTTTTATATACTTAGTATATTCTTCTGTTATTTTTGATGCTGCTCTTTCTTGTGGTGTCTTTCTTACTTCCGGTATACTCCAAAAAATCATTTCTATTACTTCGATTGGATATTCAGGATATAATATTGCTAAAGAAAATCCATTGTCCATTAAATAATATAGAAAACTTACCATTTTTTCTGATTCTGTAAAATCATCCATTTTATATCTTGGATCATATGGTGCTACAGCTGAAGAATTGTAAATACGTTCCCTATTTTTAAATTCTTCATATCTTTTTTCAATGTCATTAACACAACGCATATAAAATTCTCCAGTAGTAAGCCTTTCTACCTCCACTTTTTCAAATTTTATATTATTTCCATAGACAATGTATTCCTCATCTCTTTCTTCGGGTGTTAAATCATCATAAAATTTCTTTGCTTTCTCAATGAGTTGCTTAGGAGTTAGAGCATATCCCTTATATGCTCTGGCTTCTTCTTTTGTTAACCTCATTTTAAAATCACCTTACCCCTTTCTAAACAAGTATATCTAATATAATAAGTTTTACCATTTTTAGTAACTATTCCCCAATTACGAATTGGAACCCCTGTATCTATCATCTTCTTCAATTTCTCAATTCGCCTTCTGTCAAAACACCATTCAATCATGTAAGAATTAAAGTTCTCAATAAATTCTTCTTTATCAAAAACAAGAACTCCATTTTTTAAATATGATATGGTCTCTTCTTTTGAGTGACCATCCTCCATAATTATTTTAAAGTCAGTTAATGGTTTTTCCTCTATTATTTCACCTTCTAATGTTTTATAAGACTGCTTATATGTATATTCTGTAAATTTTTGTATTTTATTACAAATCGGACAATACAAATCTTTAATATGCCCCTTTTCTCTCTGTTGTCCAATTTTTCTTGGGATAGGGAACTCAAGACCACATTCTGGGCATATAAAATTTGATATAGTGCTTCGTTTCTTTTTAGACATTTTAATACTTCCTCCTTATGCTGCAAATCCAAATTCTGATAAATTAATTGTTTCTTTTCGAGGTAAATAATCTGATCCACATGAATCACAAATTTCTTTGACTTCCTGATCGCTTAATATCTTGATTACTTTCATTTCTCCGGCAATGATCCATTCTCCAGTCATTACAGGAGACGTTTTATACCGGTAAAATCCATGTTTTGGAATATAATCTAAGTCAGCTTTTATATAATTAAATTTTCCAGATTCAGAAATCCCATTTGCTTCTGCTTCTTCACAGTAATCATGATCAATACAATATTCAACCATAGCCCATACAGTATCCGGCCGCATATAAGTAATCTTGCCATTTACCTTTTGCCCTATATGTGAGACATACGGAGCTACATCATTAATATGGAAGCCAGGACGATATCTCAATGGCCCAAGTTTACTTTTTACTTTTCCATTTTCTAATCTTTCTCCTGGTTCTGCACTAATCCATTCTCCAATTGGAATATTCGTATTTGCATTTACATACAGAGGAAATAATTTCCCCCGGATATTTTTTAGACACCCTAAAAAGCTTATAACCAATTGCTGTTTTCATTATACCACTCCTCTTTTACGTTTTCAATATTTTATTAATCATGTATAATTAAATTTTATTTCAGTTTTTCATTGATATATTTTATTTTACTTTTTACATAACATTTATGGCATGTAAGGCAACTCTTTGCTCCACAATTAATATTTACATCGCGCGCGTTGATATAATCTTTATCATATACTGTAAAGATCTTATCAATAAAATCATATCCAGGATCTGCTTGATCATTAATACAAGGGCTACTATATATAATCTGTAAGTTACTTGGCTTTTTTTCGCTGGTCTCTAACGCTTCTTCGATAATCCAAGGATTTTTTGTCCATAAAGCAAAGTGTACATGCTTGTTTCTCTTACAAATATTAAAGTAATTAATAACTTGTGTAACATTAATTAAATCACCAAAACTCTCGAATCTAAAAAAGGAAGCATTGATCATTGGAATCTCTGCTTCCTTTAATATTCTGCTAGTTAAAATCTCTGTATTTCGCTCCAGGCATGCATTTAAATTTTTATACCTTTTCATTTGTCTTTGTGCATAACAATGTGAACACACCAGTTCAGAATTGCTTGATCGATTCTTGCAATATTCATTACACAAGCAGCTAGTTGATAAACTCTGCATTCCTTCCATTTTCCCTGAATGATTTACAGTATAATGAACTCCAGTTACCTTTTCAGCCTCTACTACTGTTAAAAATTTTTCTCTTACTGCTTTCATTTCATCAGCTCCTATGTTATTATATTGTTATCGTATTATATTTTTGCAATAAAAAGAGGCAGCTCTTAGCTACCTCTTTTTAGTCCCTCTATAAATCAAAAATCTTATTTCCGTGTAATTTCTCTGCTACATTTCATCAAATACTGATCAAATTCCATACCAGTAAATTCAAAGAACATTTCTTTTACCGCTTGTTTGTCACTACTTTTATGATAAATATTGAATATGTCTTGAGCCATACCAGATATTTCAAAATCCTGCTCGTCCATTATATCTTTTAAAATAGTGTCAGCATCAACAATTTGACCATCCGGAGTGTTTGTATTCAATTCTTCTACATATTTAAGCAATTGTTCCATAACATACACCTCATTCTTTCTTAATCCGAAACAATCTCGATATCATAATAAAAATCTTCCCACTGCCATCCGTATTCATCACAAATAGCATCCATAAGGTCTACTGGTGATTCAAACTCCACATTGTTTGTTTTCTGATAATTTTTAATTACTTCTGTAACATGTTCTTTACTATCGTCAGATATAATAATCATGTTCCATGATTCAAATTCCTCATTAAATTTCCATTTAATACTTAAAGAATACTTGTTCATACTTTTACCTCCTTAAAAGCAATTCAATCTCATAACACTACCCATAGATTTCTACCATAATATTCTTTTCTTATATGATGAATATCATTGTCAATTTTCGATAACTCAATCTTTTCAAAAGTTACATTTTTACAGCCATCCATAGTTCTGTTTCCAAATCTATTTTTAGTACATTCAATTCCATTTGATGATTCCTCAACCATAACAGAAGTCACTTTTCGTAAATGTTTGATTTTTTGTGTTTCTTCATACGTCATATTATTTACATCCTTTACAATGAAAGCAATTTTTTTATCGTGTCATAAATACTACATTTCCGACTAATTTTTCATTTTCCATTTCTTTTATATAATTTTCAATGACGGTAATCTTAACCAAATCATCTAAATTTGTATAAATCACAATCATTGGAATAGGTAATCCTTCGTTATCTCTTACTTTTTCTTCTAAATTTTCCATCACAAACTTACAGAAACTTATAGGATCGCACTCTGTATCATACGTCATATAAGTATCCAGATAACTTGGACAGAAGTCACCATAAGAATAAATAGTAGATTTGTTATATTTTTGAATTGCATAAGCAATTTCAGATTTCTGTTTTTCTCCTGTTACTCTAATCATCTTTTCACATCCAATCAAAAATTTATAATTTACCGTTCATAAAATTCATCATAATAAATGAAAAATTTTCTTCATATTTCTTTTTGCTCACAATACATAAAGTCATCTAATGAATCAATATGTTGTTTATTCATCTATTCCAAACGCATTGTATAAATCCGACTTTAATTCTTCTATAACTTTTGCTTTTTCATCATATTCCTGCTTGTCAAATAATGTATATTTTTTCAGAAACACAATTTCGTCAATTATTTCTTTGATTTCGTTACGATCATACATAAAATTTCTCCTCACAACAAATCATTGACAGTTATTCCAAATTCACACACCTTGCTTTAATTTTTCCATATTAATCTCCCACACCTTCTAATTTTGCTCCGCAATTAGGACAATACTTTTCAACATCTTTAATTAAAACCTGCTCTTTACAACCTGAACATTCCATAAAACTATAAATATCATCATTAACAAACATCCATCTTCCACCATGATTTTCTATAATCATTCTATACCCTGTGTCTTTTACTTTTGCCATTTGTAACACCATCTTTCTCACAAAATGAAAGTCGAAATTTATTTATTTTCTTCGTACCACAAATCAGAAATTGCATGAGTTAATTCTATTTGCAACATCCATGTCGTATTTGCTCCAAAATCACAGCTGTAAATTTCTCTGATTCCACCCAAATCTGTCTCAGGATCAAAAAATCCAGTTTCTTCTACTTTAAGAAATTCACCATACAATTTTACTAATTCTTCTTTTGATTTTGTTTTAAAAATATTAACGTGTCCCATATATCATACCTCCATTTTAATAAATTCAGTCTTTCAATTCCATTATATATACTCCAAAACATCCAGTTTTCCACATCTAATCATCCTCCTCGTTATAATCCCATCCGAATATTTCCGCAACTTCTTCTCTTATATCTTCATCAGCCCTCATAGCACTGCAGCAATTACAAACTCGAATTGTTTTCTGTACTCTTTTCCCTAATATCTTGCCATAATAAGTATATTTTGAATTAGGTGACTTAATTTCACTTGCTCCGCATAACCAACAATGTGTCATATTATCACTCCATTTTTGATACTGAATTACAAATTTTCTGATTAAGTTTCTGATATATTTTCACTGATTCATCCAATGCTTTAATTATAGATGTTTCACATGTTAATTTTTCTGCTTTGTAAGCATTATCAATTAAGCAAATCAATCCATTTGATAAAATACTTATTTCTTCTTGTGTGAGTTCCAATTTAATTTTTTTCGCCTCTGTTCTTTTTACATAAAACTTATGATCAAATCCCCATTGTGAATATAATACTTTTAATGTCTGATCATAAGTTCCACCAATAACACATCCATCTTCGTAACAAAATCCTTTACTATCATCAAAATAAATATATTCATCTTCTTCTAATCCATCAGAAAATAATTTATCTGTATTTCCTAATTGGACAGAATTAAGACCTACTTGTAAAGTAACTTCTCTATATTCATTTGTTGGATAAAATTCCATATATTTCACCTTTCTCAATCTGAAATCATCATTTCATCAAAGTCCTAAAATCATCAATGTGAATGCTATTATCAGCATTATAAATGATAAGCAGAATAGACATCCTCTAGTCATACGCTGTTTTCTTTCATCTTTTGGTAAACAAAGCCCTATATAAAAAATTACAAAACTGATTATCGCACTTGAAATACTTCTCATAATTTCCTCCAATTCTTCTTTTATATTATAATTTGTTAATTTCTTCTGCAATTTTCTTCAATACATTACCGCCTTCTATTTTCTCAATGCTATCTCCATTTTCCCAGATTGTTAAAATTGGGTAATCATTATATTGTGGATCAAAATAAGTTTTGTCACACATTTTCTTTCTTATCATGTTAATATCTTCTGATATGCAAGCAACGCGCCCTGTGTTGTATTCTTCTAATACATATATTTTCATTTAATTTCCACCTCTCAATCACACAGATGATTAATTCTCTCGTTATAACATTCATCTTTGATATGTAATGCATAATATAAACAGGTCTGAATATTTCCTATTTCTTCCATTGTCAAATCATATTTTTTCGCATATTGTTTTTCTTTAGTAAAAATTCCACCACATAAAAATTCTTCATCATTTAATATTGCTTTAATAACAGGCATTAATGTATTCGTCTTCATAATATTTTTCCTCACTTTCTGTCAGTAAATCATCGTTTCATTTACTTTAATATAATTAACTCTGCTTCTTCGACATATTTCTTTGCAGCATTATATCCATTTCTATTAAGTTCACCTTCAATACTAAACCAAAGTGAATCTAAAAAATTTGGAATAGATGCAAAATCTTTGTTTGGATATTTTTCTCTATATCGTTTATACGCCGTTTTATATAATTCATCTACTAAATCACGCTTCATTATATTTCCTCCATTTTCAACCTGAAACTTTTGTTTCAAATACAATTCTTTAGCATTTCTATCGCTTCATTTAACGCTGCCTGTTTTTCATTCAATTCTTTTTGTAACCTCTTTATCGTCTCATCTCTGTCCTTCACCATAAGCTTTAACTGTTCTTTTGTAGCATTATGTATATTCAAATGCTCTCCATTTTCATACTGTTTATTTGTCATAATTTTCTACTCCCATATTCTCCGTCAATAAATCAACTTTGTTCCACATTCCGGACAATGTTTAGGCCGTAACTCTTCTTTCTCATCATTTCTAGCTAATGAATAACCACATTCCGGACATAAAATTTCATCATCAGCATCATCTCCCTGGCGTTTTACCTTAATTCCGTCTTTATATTGACACCGCATTTCTGCAAGAATAAGAGCCACTGTCTGAAATAAAATTGCCGACTCATGAATTTTCTTTTCTAATTTCAATAAATTTTTATATGATTCATAACAATCTTTGATTAAATTATTTTCGTTTCTTGCAAATCGTGGAACAAATGTTCCAAAATCATTTTTACTGGCAAAATGTTTTGAAGAAATTGCATCACGATCAATATTTTTATAGATTCCAACATAATCATGAATAAAATCATTATTAGTAGAATCTAACCAAGCCTTTAAATCAATATCAAATACCTGCACTGCATAATTAATATCCATAGAATGACTGAGCCGGGAACTATACATAATTCCCAGCTCCGCTGCTCTATCAATTATTTGATTAATCAAAACTACTCTTGTTTTTGCTTCTTTTGTATCTTTTACGTTTTCCATTCCACTTACCTGCCTTTCGCTTATAATATCTGCTATTACAGCAGATCCACATTTTTATTCCGAATACACCAGCAGATACTTGAGCATACTTAAAACTTCTGGATATAAATGAATGCTCATAATCATAAAACGGTGCTTTTCGAATTTCATCTACGTATCGCTGTTTCATATATTCTATTGCATCACTAATATTTAAACACTCAATCACCTCTGCCCTTTTATTGCTATGTATAATAATTACGCTTATCTTCTTCATGTTATCCTAGCCTCCCAGTATATGCGAACGTTCGTTCTGTTTTTTGATATTATTGTTATACCATACTGAGAGGCTGAGGTCAATATTTAATCGAACATATTTTCGATTTATACAGATTTTTTAGGATACAGCTCTTTCATCCTCTTATTGAAATCAAAATTATTTGCTTCAATAACGCGTTTCATATAAGCGAATAATTTATAGTACAAACCTCTATACTGCTCTACTGCACTTTCTACATCTGCAAGAGAATCATTCAAAGACATCATATTGCCTTTAACACCAGGAACTCTGCATCCATGAAACTTAATTAAATTCATAAGTGTATAATAAGAACCTTCTCCCTTGAATGCATCTTTCCATTCTCTACATTTAGGAGTTTCATTAGGCAGTCTATACATATTGGCACAGAACTTTCTTAATACTCTATATAAATCTTTATATGAAAATGTCATTGAGTGATTTCTGATGTTAATAACTACTCGTTTTACATCTGCAAAGTTGCTTTTCTGTGGATAATATACATATTTGTTAAGATCTTCAACAAATATATTTCTACCAAAAACCTTCTTATAAGGAACACCTTTACATTTATGCATCGGAAGTTTATTAACATAAATCTCAAGTTTATTTATATAATCATTACATGTAGCAGAAACAACATCCGGAATAAAGAATCTTGACCTTTCAGCAAAAGCTTCTGGATCCCTATCCTGTAGTTCAGCTAATACTCGAATTTCTTCTAACATCATTTCAAACTGATACTGATATCCATAGTGATCGTTTAAATATGCGTCATATCCAGATTTACCTGTATAATAACTCTTGTAATTCAGCATTCTAAACATTTGTGCCATAACCCATCTTCTATGAAGACGAGTATTTCTTACATATCCATCTTCATAAATCTGAGATAAGAAAGACTCCTCTTCTGAATTAATTCTTTTCTTCTCCGGATTTACAATGACAGGACTTCCATCTTCGCTGATTGTTACATTAATTGTACTGCCAGGTTTTAAACCTTCCGGTAATGTTACGCTGAAGTATTTTCCTGTTTCAATGTTTGCTGCCTTTAATGCTTCCATTCTGTTCTCTCTTGATTTTTTCATAGTTTTATTCTCCTTTGTATTTGTTTTATTTTCTGTAATTTCTCTCCAACCAAGTACAGCGCTATCTGTATAATTACGCCATTCATAATTGTCATATTTACCTTTGATCATCATGTCTTTTTTGGTAGTTCCATTTTTTAAAAGAATTTCTACTTCCTTATATAATTCTGGGGTATTACCATAATTCCAATTCATAATCTACATTCTCCTTTTAATTTAATTTCAAAATTCTATTTGCTGTAATTAATTACCTCATTATTCTAATTTCAACCCAAGCATCTCTTTCGCTATTTCCTTCACGGCTCTTCTCGCTGTCCAGTCAGTATACTCTTCCGCACAGGCCACGCAGTGGTCATACATAAACCTCACCAGGTCACCGGCATCTTTGATACTATCCTTGATTTCGGCAATCTTTTTTCTTTCTTCTTTTTTTAATTTGTTTTGAAGTTCTTCTCGCGAAGCATACAAATCTTTCAGCAGACAGCTGCTGTCTCCGCCGTCATCCCAATGTATATCTGCGTATGGATACTTCTCCGGGTTTCTGGCAGAAACCTCTGTTTCGCCAAGCGCCGTGATTTTTGCACTATGGATGTCCTCTGCCCACGGTTCGAAAAACCATACTTCCTGCCCAATTTTTGGATTTTTAATCATTTTTCGTTCCTCCTAACATTTGATCCACTTCTTCAGTATAATTAAATCTTTATCCTTTCCCTGATAGAACCAATGACTGCCCATCTGCTCTTCATCCCAAGTCAAATATCCTGCCAGAGAAGCACAAAGAATGAATGCTTCAAGTGCAGCCCTTGCATAATTTCGATCTTCGCCAGTAACTAACTGTTCATCTGTCATTTCGTCTGGCTTTAATGCACGAAAATATTCTCTTTGTCTGTACTTCTCACTCCTTTCACTTGGAATTGAATATTTATATTTGTGATACAGATTTTCAATAATCTCAAAACATATTTCATTGCACTCCTTTCTTGATGTGTCAAAGTTAATTCCGTCAATAACAATTAAATCGTGACGAATATCATACATAGAAGATTCTATATATTTTTTACCTTCACAAATTAATGTTTTATTCTTTAAATCCGCTTTCCATCTTTTGGTTTCACTGATTTTAAGATCAGATAAGAAATCTCCGTAAATACTCATTCTATCTACTTCCTTTCATTTTATTTTATATTAACTCTGTATTTCTGAGACATTCCTTTAATAGTTTCATATATGAAGGTTATCCGGAGGATATCCAGCGACGTTAGAGGCTGGATTTCCTCCCAGTTCATTACCTTCTTATTAAATATTAAATACCTTGTTAATATTCACTGTCTTGTGATTTTTTTGTATAAGCTCTACATATGTGGCATATTTCTTTAATGGATCAATATTAGGCGGAATGCGATGACGCATTTCTTCAGAGATATCTGACAGAATTGGGTCATCGTCATGTACCGCTTCATTAAATAGAATATATCTTGCTTATACTTGGTATGCTCCGGTCTGAATATACTCAATTAATTTGACACATTTCTTTAACAGAATCATATCGAGCTGCGATTCTCCTGGTAAAGGATCATGAATCGGCAGATAGGCCGGATTCCTGATCTGGTAACCAGGAATAATGGCAGCTTCCATTGAATTGATTTGATTAACCTTGTATATTCCGAGTGTGCTCTCGTTTAATTAAATTAATTACTCAATTACTTTCCAACTTCGCAGAAGTGCTTCTAATGAATCAGAAATAGAATCATAATCACTGCCATAGATGTTAACAGTAGTACCGCCATCTAATTCCATTTCATCACTTTCTTCAGGAGGCTCCAAAGTCGCACCCTTTTCATCTAAGAAATCTTCGAAGATATCAATAATACATCCAATAAATTCTGTTTATCATTCTGATTGATCATATTTTACTTCTCTCTTTCTAATAAACTATTTCCATTACATCAGGATAATCTTCCCTATAATTTTCATCATTTTTCAGTTGCCATACAACCAGATCATCCAGATCGTATTCATCGGTACCGAAATCATTATACATTTGCCAAATTTTATGTTCGGCTTCTGTATCTGTATCAGCCACAACAAAACCAACTGTCTTCAGACCGTTGAATCCATCAAACCCATACAACCAAATATTATCCGGCATACCTTTATCCCTCCAATTCTTCAACCAAACTCCAATAACTTTCGTTTTCATCAAGCCCATCTTTTTTATTCTCTTCGACAATTTCATCGGCCTTCTGTTCTGTTGTACAAATAGCTATTGTTTCTGTTACATTAAATCTAAATTCATCGTCATATTCATGAACTACTCTGTAAACTTTTTCGCCTGTTAAAAATCCTGGAATCTTTGTTACAAATCCGGACCATTCATGCACATCATTCCCAGATTCATCTGCTGAAAATATATCAAGCTGTCCTTCAATACTTAAAACCACACACATTCCATTATATTTTTTCAAATAATCAATGCAGAATTCCACTCCGTAGAACTGTAATGTCCCGGTATCTAACTCATCCCAGCTTTCCCATTTAAATAGATCTTTTCCGCAAAATGTTTGAATGTTATTTTCTTCCATCTTCATGTTTTTTATCCTCCTCTATTAATACAAGGTTAACTGCTTTTTCAAATTTTGCACGTAACTCTGGATTGCTATCAACGACCTTTTTTCTACTATACCCAGCACTTCCATGTTTAGAAACATATCTCTTTTTCAGATTTGCCCAATTAATATTAGGATCTGTTTTTCTAAGCATTGCGTATACCTTTCGATAACTTATAGTGTAATTTGCGCTTTCATCATTTATCTTTTTTATCAGAGGCTGCATAATTAAATCTATTTTGCATGTATTTTTATACTTTTCAGCCATATCTGCCAGAGTACAATCGAAAATTGAACGCAATTGTTCATCTTCATAAATAACATCAAATGTAGAAACTTTAGAAATATTGGAATGTCTTCTTCTGTACTCTCTCTTCTCCTGGTCCCATACAATTCCATATGTTTTATTTATATAATCATATAAATATTTTAAAACACTATTTCGATCAGTAAATTTAGAACTTTCTGAAAGCTTATCAACAAATTCATTCGTTCTTTTCTTCCAATCGTAATATTCCTGTTCTATTGTCGATAAAGCTTTCTTTTTATCTTCTTTTTTAACAGGTGTTGTATTGTTTAATTTAACTGGATTAGCATTCGTATTTATCATTGCTGTTGCAAACTTTCCCATTTCAGCATATAATTTATCGATCTTGTTATTAATTTCATCGAGTCGATTTGAATAATCCGGGATCACAGGCATCTGAATATCCGGAAACTGCAGCTGAATCATATTCCCTTGTGGTTTATATACTGGAACAATTTCTTCTGTCGTTTTCTTGTCTCCTAAGAATGCAGCTGCAAGGACATCTTTTGCCTTTAACTGATAATCGATTAGTTTATTTACTAATACAGGATTTTCTCTCTGCATTGTTGGTGTAATAGCAATTTTTGCTAGCCATAAAGGGACATAGTCAAGATCAAGACAAAGAACCTTTGTATTTGAATTCCCAGATCCCAAGGAGTGAAATTTTACTCCTTGGGATATAACAACATCTTTTTGTATTTTCTTCCGTTCATTATCGATCTTATCTTCTCCAAAACCAATACCCTGACACATCCAACGAACACCAACCCAAACCTTTCCGTCCGGATCCTGTGCTGCTCTTAACATATCTCCATGAAATTCCACATCTTTTACTATTAATTCGCTATTCATATTCGCTTTCCTCGCTTTTATCTATTTGATTAATCCCAACCTATAATTGTTCTACCGTATTCATCAGCAGCTGCAAAATCCCATTCAATATCGCCATGCTCCATCTCCTCATCACTAAATTCACTTTCGAAAGGATTTTCTCCTCGTCTGAGGAATTCAATTTCTTCTTCTGTGGCCTCAATCTCTTTGCATACTCTAAGTCGTTTTTCTACTGTAACTTCAATTAATTTTTTCTCTGGCTCTGGCATAATCTCACATCCTCTCTTTTATATTCGACGATCTTTTACTTCGCTTACCGGAAACAAAAGTAATTCTGTAATTCCATTTACTAATTCCTCTAATGAATTAACCCATCTATTATGATAACCATGAGTATCTTTCATATCGTCAGCATACCTGTACATATATTTTCTAGGTTGACCGTTCCATTTAATTCCTTCTGTATTGACATATACTACTGAATTATTTTCTGGATTTCTAATCCATCCACTGGTACCACGCTTATTCCCATTTACAGAAATTTGATGCAATGAAAACTCCATACCAGGTTTCTTTTTGTTAATTGCGTTTTTTAATTTTGTCGTTAAAATCAACATAAAATCACCTCATTTTGTTTAATTAAATTTTAATAACTCAACCTTACAACTCTTCCATCACATAATTCCATGAAATATTCATCATCTTCAACTAAGTCTTCTCCAAATTTCTTATAGTCAAAATATTTAGAAGAAATTGAGTCATCATCTTTGACATATCCTAACTGCCAAGCTTCTTCGCGTCCAGCTTCTTCACTATTATCGTATATATAGCTTACAATACTGCGATCTCTAAAATCTTCTGCGTATTCATTAAATATCTCTTCAATATTACGATCTGATAAATTGTATTCTTCTTTTAAATATTCCATTTCGCTTTTTTGAATATCTTCAAAGAAAGCAAACGCTTCATCAGACTTTAATTTATCATAGATATGTTTAATAGAATCAATAAGTTTGATTCCCGCTCTGTATCGACTATCACCTTTCGTGATTCCATACCCAAGTGCTTTGATAAATATGTTAAATGTAAGAATCTCTTCATATTCATCTTTTGTAAGGATCGTTTCAATTTCTTCGTATACAGGAAATTCACTGCCAGAATAGCAGCTGCCACATACATCAATTGAACTGAAATAGTGATTGCATTCAAATTTTGGACCGGCTGCATCAATATATGCACAGCAATCACGATCATCAGAATCTTTAATTCTATATAAAAATAAATGTTCACTCATATAATCACCTCATTTAATGCTTCCAGAAGAAAGAATCATTGCAAGTCGTTTTTTCGCTTCTTCTTCAGTTCCTCTCATAATTCCTAATGTCATATGGCACTCTTCATTTTCCCTAGATGTTAAACATAATTTCCATCGACATGTACCATCTTGAAAATACTTAATTGCTAAAATATACGCATAAAACAGCTTAGGATTTATTACCGCTGGATAAAACGAATAATATGCAGTTCCGGGATTCTCACCTCTTGGTATATCTTCCAACAATGTTTTCTTTTCTTCAAAATACTGGTTCATGTCTGAATCCATTGTCGTAGCGAAATCTGCAATGTCTTCCGCTTCTCTTACTTCAATTTTCGGTACAATATACATACTCACATCTCCCTTACAATTGTATCGTATACCGGTCTGCAGATATTCAAAGCTTTCTGCATACACCGAATGCTATAGTATCCTTCAATTTCTTTTTCTGTGTTCTTTCTATTGGCAGATACATTTTTTCCGGTTCCTCTAAGAATCGTGCAATCTTTTCGATTAGTTACAGTCCCTAATCCACCAATATTTCTTTTACCTGTCTGGCAGGCTCGGATACAATCCATAACAAATTCATTCAATGTATCAATATCTTTCTCCACATTGATAATCGGAAGCACCTGCGTTGCCCAAGAATAAGTTCCATCTCCTTTGTATAGATATCGGTTAATAGATTTCAAAGCAATTTTACCGCCGATATGATAATTTAAGTTACCAATGCTTCGTTTTCCAATTTCTTTCTGAAATTGCTTTACACGATTTGGTGATAATGTAATTTGACTTCCCTTTATCATAAATCCCAGGAACTTAAACCATTTATCACCTGTAAGGTATTCTACTTTCTTTGGATTCAATTTCATCGACATCTTATTTAATTCTTCTTCAAGAATACTCATGGCATTTTCATATTGAGTTCCAATGTATAAAATATCGTCCGAATATCTTACATACATACTAGCCATGTTAATGTGTGACTTTTCATAAAGCTTAAGATCAACATGATGCAACATTACATCGGCTAAAAATGAAGCTACCGCACATCCTTGCTTTAAGCTCTGGTAATGTTTAATTAAATTTCCATCTGGATCAAAACAAAGGTCTGTATGATAATATTTTCGTAAAATTGTAATTACCTTTGATTTTCCAGTTCTCCTTTCCACACAATCAAATGCGTCATCGATAAATTCAATCGGAACAGAATCAAAGTACTTACTTAAATCTGCTTTGAATCCTAAAATATCATTTAAATGCTGATGTAAATCTGGTTGAAGTTTACGAGATATCTCCTGTACGACTTTGCCGCAGCCGATTCCCTTCTGATAACTTTTGCAAGCTGGATGAATCATATCTGAACACAATTCAAATAGCAAATCATTTACGATAGATAAGAAGATTCTGTCGATATTTTCATTTACATATACTGTTCGAAACTCTCCATTGTCCTTTGGAATTAATGCCTGGTGTGGCGGAGCGATTTCATAATTATCTTCCAGAATTGCCATTGCCAATCTTATTCTTGTCTCTGGACCACAAAGTTGACGCAGCTCTCCTTTATCAATTCCCTTGAAAAACCCTTTATTAATTGCTGCTTCCCATCTTTCTGCTTCAAACACTTTCTCTAGCAAAATATCCTTCATCTCATCACCTCATTTCTCTTGAATACATTTTCCATCCTTAATAACTAACACATCTACTCCATCATCACAATTAATGAAAAGGTCTGATCCATCTTCTAACACTGGTGCAAGTTCTTCAAACATTTCCATCATGACAGATTCCCATCCATAAGTGGCGTCAAATCCATTAGAGTAAGTAGTCCAACCATCATCATCGTTAGCAACATCGAACATTTTTCCGATACCAATAAACACAGCAATTAGATCATCAATATCGTTAATGTCTAAGTTCTCTGATTTTCTATATGTATCCAGTCCATAATCAGTATGCTCTTCTTTTCCTCTGCTGATTTTTGCTTGCAGTATTTTAATTGCTTTGTTCTTATCTTTGAATTTCATCTGTGAATATATAGAATATACTGATCCCATAATTTAACTCCTTTCAACAAAAGCTCCATTTAGCAACTTCAACAACATAATCTGAACCAGCATCATCCTCAAGTTCAAGTTCCAACGTCCCTTCATTAAGAATATCCTGAAATCCATCATCGCTTGAGAGATAAGCGGTATTATCAAATAATAAAATATCGTTAATCATATGTAGATAACACATATCCCAAGTCATTGATAAATACCCGGTTACTGTACTAATAGTGTATTCAGTACAATCCCTATCAATCGTATACACATCTCCAGATGGTAATGTTACTTTCGCTGTATTTACCATTACGTCATCTCTATTTGTTTTACCTTCAATAATCAGTCTCATCTATGTCATCCGCCTTTCCCCAAACTACTATCGCAGTATTATAACTATCCATAAAACCTCCATACTTACTGGTATCAAAGCACCAATCATAATCACATCCATTTTCAATGGCTCTTCTAATATCTCTAGCAATTTCATCTACAATGTCGTCATTATCCGCAGCCTTTTCATATTCAGGTTTGTCATTTTCCTTACTTAATTTTAATAATGTCTGTTTAACTTCTTCTTTGTAAGTCCCCAACTGTTGTTTTCTTGTTTCCGCATCCCAGGCAACCCAAGCTGCCATAATTTCATTCACTGTGAGCTGAATCTGCTTTCCATTTCTGGTAATATACACGTTTTGCATAATTATGCATCCTCGCTTTCTTCAACTAATTCAATAGAATACGGAATATCAAGTTCTGGAAATGCCTCTGCTAATCTACAACCAATAATATCAAGCATTACACTATAAGCTTCGTCAGCAGAATTTTCGGTCACACGCATTTTCCCAAGACACGGACCATCTATTCCGTCTGGTCCCATAAACACTTTGAATTCATATTCTTTTGCGTCATCCGACAGTTCCTTCACATCTTCTGGGGTAAATCTAAGATATGTTCTTGGATGAACATATGTAATTTCATCGGAACACTTTTTATACTTATATTTATAAACAGTAAGGCTGTCACCCATTCTCAAATTGATTGCTGGAAAATCTCTAAGTAATCGAATCTTACATTTTCCATTAAATTTCATTCTTCTACCTCTCCAAACAACGCTTCATATTCATCACATTCCAGATGATCCATAGCCCAGTTCTTTGCCCCTTCTTCAGTCAAAGGAATAATTCGAGATCCACCAGTGCTTCCGCCACATACACTTCTTGCATATTCAGTTAAAGCACCACCTTCTCCGTACAGGAAATATTCTCCTGTTTTCTTAAGATATAAGGTTTCCTCGCAATGATTGAAGTCAGAACATGGATATCCATTGCTCCAATAACCAATTTCTTTTGCTGTTTCCGTATCGTATTTTCTTCCGTTAATGATTTTTTTCATGTTTTAGTCCTCCTTTTTAACAAAAAATCTCTTGTATCGCAGTCCAATTTGAAATCTGCAAGTAAAGCAATCAGAGTGCAAGGTCTTCCTTGTACCAGTATTTGTCGCCGCAAGAAACGTTCTCCAAGTACCAGTCTTCCACCACCGCTTCTCCAAAATCAGCATCACCGAACTGCATTTTTTCAAGCCCTTTTTTGTATGCTTCTTCCGGGGTTTCAGCAGAAATTGTGAAATACATTCTTGCATCCCTTAAAGAATAGCAGTTGTAACTTCTCAGTGTTCCATTGCATTCCAAATCTCCAATACTGGAGTCCTTTTCCGGAATATCAGCATACACTACAAAAGCAACTTCGTATTTTTTAGGCATCATCTACAATCCCCTCCTCTACTGCCTCAATGTATGCATCATCCATCAGGCGCGTCACCTGGCAGCATGAGCATTCATCGTTTTCGCAATATTCACAAAGTGCTTTTCCTGCTATACTAAGTTTTTCGTAGAGTTCTTTTGTCATCTTTGCCATATTTTTTACTCCTTTCTTGGGTTAGAATCATACAATTTTTCAACATAAAAAATCCCTTTCTTGATCTTAAAATCATCATTTCATGCCAATTCTAACCAATATGAGTTTTTTAATCCTCTTGCTGTTTTTATCGTCCCATTACAGATTTTAAATTTTACACCTAATAACATTGCTGTATTTCCATTTATCTCATATCCTTTACTCTTTAAGTGATGTAAAAATTTATTCATCTTTATTCTCCTTATATTTTCTTAAAATAGTTTCAATTTTATCCGCAAATTTAGATGTTGTAAGTGTCGGTGTACCATTTAATGCGTTCATAACTATCTGAATTTCTTTTTCTGTTAACATGATTACCTCAATTTTCAGCATAAAACTCTTGTTTCATTTGCATTATATTGCTTCTAAAAATTCATCTTAAATTAATCATCACTCAACCACCTCATATCCTTTCAATTCCAACAACCCTATCAATCCTTTCAATTTTACAAACGCCGGAGTGTATTCTTTTGTCCGATCACAATAACCAAACCATTTACCATTTGTATCTTGCTGAATACGGTAAATATTTCCATTAGTTTTATTTACTGCTTCCATTGCATTACTCCCTTCCGTGATACCGAGGTATCAAACCTCAGCATCACAAATTGCGTAAGCCTTATCGATAAGTTCATCTCCGTCTACTACTTTCATGAACATGTTTTCCTGATAGTATTCGCTTCCTCTGGACGGTTTTCTATGTGTAGAAAAGTCAGAAACAGCATTCACAAATCTATAAGCAGATGGCTCAAGCACCTGCAGATCCGGAGCATTAAGATATCTCATCATAAGTTCGTTTCGCATTTCCTGAATGTTTGCTACCTTACGATCCCCATCTTTTTCGTTGATAGGAAGTAACATCTTAACAAACTTATGTACCTTATCAACATCAAGCTTTTTCATCTTCATCTTTCCGAATTCTATTTCTAAAGCTTCAAGATAATGTTCAGTGTTCATGAGCGTATATTTTGCCTCTACAAGTTTCTCATCAATGCGTCCGGTATGTTTGCATACCCACTGTCTTTCAGCCTCTTTAAGGGCCAGATTAAGCGTATTCTGACACCATACACGTACCGGTGTGATAGCTACTCTGACTGATCCTTTTCCATCATGACTGTTCGTAAACACCAAGAACGGATCAATCTTTTCATCAGTAATCATTCTGCCTTCCAGTCTTGCAAGCATCCACACTTTCTTACCGCTCTGAAGAGCACCTGCAGTTTCATATCGTACACCTTCTCCAAGAAGTGCATCCGTAAATGAAAATGCCTCTTCATTCTGCACAATTTTGTAACGCTCAGTAACAATACCTAACGTTTTATTATCAATATCTCTTACATTTGCCTTATAACCAGGAATCTTTAATCCTGTGGCCTCAGAAACAATATCTGTTGGAACTACATTCCAGTCCAGACCTGCTAATCTGATTGCATCTCTTGATGTGACTGCTCCGGCAATTCTCTTGCCAAGTCCGTCCCATGGAGTTCTTCTTGCATCAAACATCGTTTCTACATGTGTAAGGTTATTTGTTCTTCTTTCGATTGTATTGTCCATCATAATATACATCTCCTTTTGTTTAATTAAATTTTTATTCTGTTTTATTTATTTACTTTACTCACCGGCCACTCTTTTAGTAATATCAAAATCTCTTCCGTCCTTCTTACCAGCTTCATAATCTGATTTTGATACTTTTGCAGCTTGCTTAGATCGGAACGTAGTTGTCTTTAATCCAAGCTCAGACATTCTTTGCTTTACTTCTGGAGGAGTAGATAACACTAAGCCCCAATTTGCCTCTGACTGTGCAGCTGCTCTTTTTTGTTCTTCAAACGCTTCATCAAGTCCTTTAATGAAACCATAAGCATATCCATTGCACATGGATGTAACCAGTTCGTTTGTATAATTAAATAGCTTACCTTTTTGTTTTCTCTTTTTAATTTCTGATTGAATACAATCAGTTGCATATTTGAATGCAATCATACAAATTTCAACGTCTTCATTTAACCCACAAAAATATAATTTATACGTTTGTTTACCTTTTTCTCTACGAGAAAAACTTTCACAGCAGTAATTCTTACTAATAACTTTAGACAATCTCAGTACCCAGGGATCTCTTCTAGTCGAATAAGTAATTCCAGCTGAATGTTCATTTGCCTTTCTTTTTTCTTTATCTTCGACTTCTGCCATAGAGATTTTATGTTCTGCCATAAGCTGCTGTGCCTTTGCAAGAGCTGACTGTGCTTCATGTTCATTCGGACTTTTACTTAATGATAAAAGTTTCTTGATTTTCTCTTTGTAATCTACCATTTTACATTTCTCCTCTCTCGTTCAGATACAGAATTTTTTGTAACTCTTCATGCGTAATTCCATACTGTTGTTCCAGAAGCTCTTTCCAGTCTTCAAAAGTATCAACTCGTGGATCCTTGCAGTATTTATATCCGGCGTTGATTACATCTTCTGCGATTTTCTTGAGACGTTTCGGTTCAATTCCCTCAGTCCAAAGTGGGCACTCAAGCTTTACATATGTAAGGATTTCGATTGGCTGTGCGATATTGCTAATCATTAAAGCTGCATTTGCAACTTTTTTATTTACATTCTCTTCCGGCTCGGTATTATATTTATTGCATAAGGAGATAACATCTCTCTTATTACTCCATCCGATCTGCATTAAGAATGTGACGGCAGTATTAAATTCCAAGTCTCCCGTAATTATCCTCACTTCATCAAGTTTCTGTTTTACTTCCTTATAATTATTTAATGCTGACATTTCTTATCCCTCACTTTTCTTTATTTTCTTCTTGCTTCACAGATTGACAAAGCATCTTCATATGTTTTGATATCATAATTACCACCATTCAGTGATTGTGTGGATTCGTTCCAAGTAGTCCATACAACCCATGGTCCACCACCTATAGATGTCTTAATTGCTGAATAATTCTTATGTTTTGCAATTACCATATACAGGTATGAATCCATTGGATTTTTATAACGGATTACATCCTGAAGATCATACTTATCATCAAGATGTTCTTTGAAATATTTTTTTACATTGTTCCATACGGACATAGGTACTGTTGCACTCATATTATTCTCCTTTCTTATTTTATATAACATCCTTTCGTTTTCTCTTTTGGTCGTCCGTACACTGATTCATATAAATATTCTACCAGCCCAGGTGTTACTCCATGGTATTCACATAACTGTTTAAATATTTCATGTGATTCCATTTTATCGACTTCTTTGATGAAATCGTCTGTTATTTTTTCTGTTTTTGTATGAACAGGGTTGGGATATATAGGACTACATATTTCTTCCATGTCACGATATACGTTTTCATCATATTTCTGTTTATCTTGCTCGTCCTGAATATCATTTAAATTAAATTGAACAACATTACACATGTGCCATTCTTCACCGGTATCTACACATGAATCACCTTCATTTACTTCAAACACATCATCATTTGTTATATCTATATCAAAATCATTTGCCGTCTGAGCTGCTGAATCTAACATTTGGTTTCTACATTCTTCAAATGTTCCAATTTTCTCAATGCAAAAACCAACGCCATCATAAGCATGATGAAAAATGCATAGAAAATCTCCATCAGATACTTGAATTTCGAAGACTTCAAATACTAAGAAATGTTCATTTCCATAAGAATAATCTATACGCATTCTGCGATTTTTGGGAAAACTTATATCCATAACATATTTAATTTCTCTATCCGCACCATATTTATCATCTTTAATATCATTCGCAATATAATCTATGACAGATTGGTGAGCTTCAGAAAGACTCTTAAAGAATTCAAAGCATGGACGTCTGTAATCTTCATCATTAAGACTACATAATAAAAATACTTTCATATCTTCCTCCTGTTTGTTTAATTAAATTTTATAGTGTTCCATCAAGAACTCTGCATAAGCAGTTACTTTATCCTTATCACCACAATAGAATCCGGTAGTAAACTTCTCGATAAGCTTATCTCTAATATCCTCGTGAGTCTCCCAACCATCATCTAAATAATCACGATAATCACGATCCATAACCTCTAACATAGATTTGTCATCTATTCTCGCTTCGAATTTTATATTCTTAATATCTTCCGGCAGATCATCCGGCAAGCGTAAGCGCGCAGCGTCAGCGGAGTTAGGAGCGGAAGCGACGACATTTGGAGCGCCAGCGACTCTTCCGAGCGATCCGGCTACCAGACCATCCAAGCGGTCACGCTGGTGGTCACGGTACCGGTCGGTACTATTATTATTATTATTATAATTATTATTAGTATTATAATTAGTACCAGTACCGGAACCAGATGGCCATATTACCTGCCCCGTAGGATCATATTCAATTTCATTTATGAGCAAGTTAAAGTCAACAAAATCTGCATACCCGCCATCTCTGTATTTTGTAAGCACTTTATTGACTTTGCCTTTGCTCGTCTTCAGCTCTTGCGCAATCTGATTCTGAGAATATTCTGGATGATCACGCTTCAATTCCAAGATGGATAAAGTGACGGTCATGTTCTCACCAAATGCTCGTGACCGCTTCTCTTGGGATGAGTCGATCGTTTCAAGTAAGGTATCTCCTACATATAATAGGAGATTATTATCTATCGGTTTGGCATACAGTCCATAATCTATGACCGCCTCATAATATTCCAGAGCTTTCTCCGGCCCAAGAATTTCTTTTATTCTTTCGCCCTGTTTCCTATACGAAGCAAAGAAGGTAAAACATTTCCCTCGGTCAAATTCTTTTTCGCTCATGATTTTTCCTCCGATTTGCTTTCTTAGTTATCTCTTTTGTTGTCTTTATTCTGGATGTGTGTGTCTAGTGCAACACATAACTCTGGTGTTGCTTCGAATATATAGACATCCAGATTCGGGCGCCTTCTATTTGGTGTTACATCAATGATCTTAAATCCTTCTTTGCGTAGTAACCATGCGATTCTCTGGCTACGGACAGCTTTTGTTTTCATTATATTGTTTCTCCTTATGTGCAGTTAATTTAACTTGTTTTAAATATATCATACTTTTGTATTGATGTAAAGTTAATTATACTTGTTTCGATGCCTTGATAATGCTGCATTAACCCAATCTTTTCCATTCAGAATGTGTTCAAGTAAATCCCAACCAGTGTTTCCCAGTTGGTTCCATACATGGTCAAGACCGTGACCGCGTGTCCTGTCCATCGGATACAGAACTGTTGCAATAATGTTGAATAATTCATTTGCTTTGGCCCAATCAGTGATGTGATAAAAGTAATCGTACCGTTTATTACCATTTTTATCTGGTAGGATATCATTATCTGTATAATTCAAATACTCTTCTCCTATATATGGAAGGACATCTGAATTTACCGCGTCTTCGAAGAACCAATCTGCGCTGTTATCTTCCGAAAGATCCTTTAATACTTCTGGCTTCCAATACTGTGGTAATGGACACATATATAAGCGGAAACAAATTGTCTTCTGATCTGATCCAAACGCCTGCAGATCCATTGCTTTAATAATATAGCGATATTCGAAAGCCGGCATATCTTCATCTGCTTCTGCCTGATAGATTTCTTTTGACAGTAATGTTAACTGGCCTCCGTCGCTATATTCTTCATCGAATTTCTCTTTCCACGGGATGATTTGATCCGGATTGCCTGGTCTCCATCCTGCGAATGACAGTGTTTCATTCATCTTCACCCACCTCTTCCTCAATGACCGTGAACGGATGACCGATAATTTTTTCAATTTCTTTTACAGTCATTGTAGTTGGTTCTTCCCAATCAGGGTTCATGTATGTCGGAGTGCTGTTTTTTGTATAGAATTCATCAATTAAAGCATATTGCCTTTCAAAATTTGATTTCCATACTTTAATTATATCGAGACCGTGATCGTCATTATGAATATTTAATTCATAATTACTTAAATATTCTTTACAAGATACACATATAGTAGTATTTGTGTAAATAGCAAGATGATTGTCAGAACGCTCATTTCCTAACACAATCCCAATTTTTCCATTTCTTAACTTTACAATATCTGTAGCTGCCAGCTCCGGCATTTTATTACTTGTTATCATGCGATTTCCCTCTTTTCTCTTCTTCCTGTAAACAGATTGATTAATTTAATTTTTTCTCTACGTCGTTCACGCTTACGTTCTTCTTCCTGGCGCTTACAGTCTGCCATGATTTTATCAAATTTTGTTTCTTCGTATGAGGCAGAAACTACAATGTCAACCAACACTCCATTATGGGCAACGATTGTTTCCATATGGAATTTTTCGTAATTTTTATGATTATCTACTGCTTCTTTAATCTTTGTCATTACAGTTCACCTCTCTCTTTCATTTTTGTTTTCAACTGTTCCACATAATCTCTGGCTTCTACCAATGTACATTTCTGAGACTCTGTGTTGTGCATGTGATAATACAATCTGATTGCTTTCACTTTTTCGTGATGTTTCAAGAAATTTGGTACTGTGATTTCTGTTGGGGACATTTCCCTTACAATGTTCCCAAAGAATGTACGAATATAGAACTCAAGATCCGGATCCCATTCATTAATTTTCTCATCACCTGTCATGAGATAGATCGCATTGATCAGGTCTGTGACCGGAATAATACTTCCGTTTTTATGAAGAAAGTATCTTCCCTTCATTGGAATTGTTACTACTGCTTTTGCTTCTGCTTTATTCATTTGCTTTCTCTCCTATTCTTATGCTCAATAGCATAATTCAGCTACGATTTAGAAGGAGAGCGGCTCTAAATTTCACGCCGCATATGCCGAAGCTGAATTATGATATCGAACATTCGTTTGTCTTTGAGCAGAGTATAGCACTTACGATGCTAAAATGCAAGTGCTATATTCTGTATAATTTAATTTGTTTTATTTGTTTTCGGTACCGGTTGCTCCATAGTATCTCTGACTATTGATTACAGAAGTAACTTTTCTTAAATCACCGCCGGTATATAAAGGTTGAATCCCTAATTTCTTAGCAACTTCTTTTTCCAGATGCATTGTGAGGTATTCCGCTGGTCTTCTGCCATGATATTTCGAAAGTGCATCAGCGAAAAATGTGTTCGGTTTGATTGGCTCAAATATTCCAATAATTGCATTAACAACTCGTGGATCATTATCATGCATGTTCAAAACACTTTTTACTGGGCGAATAACATTTGCTGCATATCCATTTGGCTCTGTATGCCATCCAGCTTTTTCGATAATATCGAAGATATTATTGAGAGTCTCTTCACCATTAGTAAGAGCTGCTGCATCTCTTGCTGCTGCATATCCTGTGAGGACTTTGTAATCAGCTGCTTTTAATGCATCTCGTTTCTCTTTTGGAAGATTCTTCAATTCATGCACACTTAAAAGTAATTTTCTTCCTTTAAGGCAATTGTCAAGAACGCAATATTTTTTGACACCCATAGTGACATTTGCTCTGTGTTTCTGAGCAAGCGATAATTTATCAACATCATCTCCCTGTTCGGAAAATAATGCGGCTTCTTTCATTTTCCTTTCCATAGGATCCACAGGTAATCCTTCTGTAAGTACCGCAATAACATATTTCTCTTCCCGAATGCCTGCTGCCAGCATTCTATGAGATCCATCAATTACTGCGAATGTTGCTGTTTCTGGATGTGGAGATACCAGAATTGGTTCGCATTTATTGAAGTCCCATTTGCGTACCAGAGAGTATACTTTCTCCATGTTAATACAATATACTCTTTGGTAATCTTCATCAATTTCCAGAAGCTCCAATGGAATACAGCAGAATCTTTTGCCTCCGATTCTCTGGCAGTTATTCATCACCGTGTTGTATGCTGTCTGATCTTTGAATACTTCCGGTCTGATTACTTTGCTTTCTTTCTCTGTTTCTCCTGTAAGTAATTTTTCGATTGCTTTGTAGTTCATCATTTTAATCTACCTCTTTCTTTTATTTAATTTTTATTTAGTTTTTAACCGATCAATGTCCAGAACTTTCTCCATGCATGATCGTACTTTTGCCTTGATGTCTGGTTTTCACATTCGGTTTCTGTTGTTCGAATGACTTTGTTAATCACATCTTTAGGGATTTTGAAGTCTTCCATTAAGTTACGGATTTCTTCATCCCAAAAGAATCGACTTTGAGCTTCTTCGTAATGCTTCTTTTGGATGTTTGTACATCCATATAATGGAAATTCTCCCATAGTTACGATATTACCTATGCTTCCGTTGCCTTTCATGTTGTTCACCTCTCTTTCTAAATTGCATAGAGCTTTCTCCCATTGATATTTGCACAACACTCAATGAGATTTGCTTCCTTCATGCCAATAAGTCCAGGCAGGCTGCAGATTGCAATAATCTTGTCTTCATAGATAGCATCTGCCTTGGCGTAATAGAGTTTGATCTTCTGATAATTTGCCTCAGCCAGATTTTTAGCCATCGCTTTTTCATTGCTCCACATCTGCTCTGCTGTCTCATAATCATTTGCTTCAATGGCAGCCTTTCTCTTTGCCTTGAAGTCTTTGATTGCTTTCACCATTCCTCTGATGTCGGCATTAAGTGCATCTAATTTCTTTTGTTTTGGTATCATGATTATTCTCCCTTCTTATGCGGCCGACATGTTGAACATTCTCAGCCATTCTTCATTTACTTTTTCCCATGCTGTAGGATTTAAAGCATATTCTTTTGGTTTAAACAATTCTCTGTATCTTTTGTTCATGGCATCAAGGGAATCAAAGAACTCTTCCCTTTTTAAGTTCCCTTTCTGCGCACCGGATTTGTAATAGATCCGGAGTTTATAGTTGCGTTCCATATGATTCACCTCGTTTCTATTTGCTTACAACAGACAGAATGTTTCCCTGTTTATCAAGTTTTACTGTTACTTCGGATCCGCTCTGGAATCCGGATACATCATATGCTTTTCCATTCTCATCAAGGATGTAGTTTCCTGATGCGGAAACAGTTCCTTTGACGGAATGGATTCCGGCATATACGTCAGAATCAATATGTCCGACAATACTTGCGAACATTAAAAAAGCAGCTATTCCTAAGCTGCCTTTGATAAGTGTTGATCGTTTTTTGCGTACGATCACACGCTGATTGTATTCTGCTCTGGTCATTTTTATCTCCCTTCTGTTTAATTTAATTTTTATACTGTTTGAAATGTTTCAGTCCACCGGCATAATGGGCCAGCAACACTTCGTCATCAGTTACATATTTAGTTCCCTTGGAATCCATGATACAGGACGCAAGGTCATTGATTTCATAATCTCCGGCATCTGCATACCATGAGAACATATTTCCGTTGGAGCAGGTGATTGTTACAAGATCCACTTCCGGCTCTACATCGTATTCGATTTCTGTAACAATTCCGGTAAGTGGATACAGACCATTTACATTTGAAAGTTCCGGAATTTCATTTTCTTCATGATAGTATCCGGTTCCGTCTGTAAATGTATAGAGTGTACCGGTTTCCGTAGTTTCAATTGATGTGATTTCGCTTGCGGCTACTGCTGGCGCATAAAATGTGAAAGCTGTTGCTCCGATAACTGCTGCTGTAAGGATTGTTGCGATTTTTTTCTTCATGATTATTCTCCGTTCTCCCCGTATGCCGATAGGACAGCTGATTTAATTATTTCCCTGTATATTAGAATCAATTTCCCTGTACATGGGGGTATCCCGTCCAGAAAAATCGATTCTAAAAAATTTCCCTTTTTTCAAATCCGCCAGTCAAGGAAAATCATATAGACTGATAGATAATTTAATTAGTTTTTATTAGCTGCAATGATGAGCTTGAATTCATGTAGACTGATTACGCCCTTGAGATATAAATCAAGCGCATCATTTGCAAGAGTCGCAAGGCGCTCATATTCATGAGTAGCCATGCAGTAATCAATGTAATCACGAGCATCAAGTGCTCGGATCTCAAAGGTTGGATCACCAATGATAATGCAAGCCACATGACGAGCTATATCAATATCTTCAGGTGTATCCTGGTTAATAAATGTATGCCAGATGTTGACATACACCCACTGTGATACTATTTCTGCCGGATATGAATGGCAGAGTTCCTGGTACAGCGTGTGAGCACTGTATCCGAAAAAGTTACGAGATACGAAATTATTGAATGATTTAATTGTATTTGATTTCATGTGATTTCCTCCAGTGCTTTTAGTTGTATCTGGTGATTCCGCCCACCCAGATGTCTGTCCACTCTCCGGTTATGAAGTTGATTTCATACCGAGGAGCTAAATCTTCGTAATTATCAGTATCCTGTATGAAGGATACTTCAAAATTAAACTTACCCCAGTTCTTCTCGAACTGTTTGTAGATTGGGATAAGTTCTTTGTTACTTGTAAACAGTACCGGAATAAGTGCATTTTCGTGTGTGTCGAATTCACACTGAGATAATACTGCTGCCAATGCAATTCTGGTACGAATTGAAAGGGAACCATGTCTGTTAAGAACAAGGTTACGGAGCTTGCGCACTGTGTACTGTGGACGATAGCAGATTGCTTCTGCAAATGTCATCTGAACATTAAAGCGTCCGGATAACTCATTACCCTCTGTGCGGTCATAAAAGACCATATCGGATTCCATGAGTGCGTTGATAATTTCTTTTGCTGTGTTAAGGGATGCGTTAATTCTTGTGTTTGTCATAATAATTCTCCTTCTCTGCCTTTTGGTTTAGGCATAACCTTATATTTTGTTTCCGTTGTTAAAATCTATACTCTTCATGGGCATTATAGAAGAGCATAGAAAAATCCCTTATCAAGGTTCGACCTTGCAATTTCCGATAGGAAAAAGTCTGCTCCTCACAGGAATAAGGGATAGCAAGTTTAATGGTTAATTAGTTACTTATTACTTATGTGCTGTTATGCACACATGTAATCTTTAATATTACCGTGTTCATCTGTCTCGCGGTAATGGCAGTCGTATTCAGACTGGATAAACGCGTCTGGATATGACAGATTTTGTAATATTTTAGTCGCCTGTTCATGCGTGTAGTTATTCGCATGATTACGACTAAAATACGTCGCACCTGTACGTGGTGATGTGTACAAGTGACGTAATATTGTACCGGATCTGCTCGACTGTGTGATCAGGCAGATTTGGTACTTTGGGAATGTGTGATGTTTGATGATGTCTGATAACATGATGTTTATTCCTCCGAAATTTTTGCAATAAAAAAGAGAGTATATGGATACTCTCTTTGATGCAGTGTATTATTTTGTTGTAAGAGCGCACTATTACTAGAAACGCTCTTTTTTGATAGTGAAGATGTCATCATCATCAATAGTTACCCAAAAAGAAAAGATAACATTGATGAACTTAACATCATCTTGTGCTATTTCTAGTACCTCTTTATCGGACTTATTGCCAATACCATGATTCTCCCAATAAAAGTATGCAGAAGAATCAACACCGATATTTTTTCTAATGTACTGGTCCATGTGGTCAAGCATTCTAGCACGTCTATTAACAGACCAATCATGGAAATCCAGTTTTTCAATACTAATGTTATTCATATATTTTCACCTCCAGATATACCACCTCCTCTCATAATACATTACTGGAGTACAACGGTCAATCTTATTTGATAATTTTACCGTTGATTTTTATTACAACTTTATCAGTATTCTTTTTAGTCTCAGGACGGATTTTAGTCTGATTGACTTTCATACCGTCCCTATGTGTTGCAAGCTCAGTATCAGTTACACCCTCAAAAGGTGTAAAACTAGCGGCTTTTTTGCCGTTTGGATACTGTACTGGTAAACCATTGTAACCCTCTTCGGGCGTTGGCTGAATATTTTCTTCCCAGTCAATGCTGTATCCTTTACCGTCAACCATTGATTGTTTATAGCAACGTGCTTGCGGTTCTTGCGCTTTACGAACCTTGCAAGCTGAATGTGCTACTTGACTGTACATCTCAGCCACTTTTACAGCCTCTTTACGTGGGTCTGTAAAGGTTGTTACTTTAGGGTAACCGCCTATTTTAGCGCATTTTTCATGTACTGCGATATAAATAGGATGATTAACGCCTACTTTAATATCGTGCCACGTAATACGTTTTACGGCACATGTAGCGTTGTTATTCCATTCACGTTTCATAATATGAACGGATAACATGCGCGTTTTTAATGTTTTTGGTTTATCGCACACAAAAAAAACATAATCGTTTGTTGTACCGTCGATATCTGTATACGGAACTAAAACACGCCCGTAAATCGCGCCTTTTGGGACGGTAAAGCCCTCAAATAATGTGTTATACTTTGTGCATACTTTTGTGTACACTTTTAAACCTTTTTTACCCATAATATAAACCCTCTTTTCTAATTTTATTTTTGCGCAATAAAAAAGAGGGTTCACACCCTCTTTTTTATTACTTTGTTTCTTCTGACTTTTCAGATTTTTCCTGTTTTTCTTCTGGTTTAATTGTTTCGCAGTTTCCAGACTCAAAAACTACAGCTAATAACGTTGTTAAATGAGTTAATACAACTTTTTCGTCGTATCTTTCATCCCATTTGAATTTGCCATTTTGTGCTTTTCCCTCACGAACGGCTTTTCCGCCGAACATTGCAAGGAAATGTCTGATGTCTTTATCTGGGATATCTCCGCCCTTGACCTTGACAGGATAGAAAAGCACACCGTCATCAGAGACAATGGAACTAAAAATCTTAGAGCAAGATTTTTTAATGTTACTTAATCCTTGACCAGATTCGTACCACTTTTTCAAAAGTGGGGAAAAATCGTATTTTGTGCCGTCCTCTTTTACAAGGATTGACGTATCAAGTTTGATTGACTTTACAGCAGTATGAGCCTGTAATGTCAGGAATACTTTATCAGTATTTGAAAGACTGTTGTAAGTCATTTCGTTTACATTTGCACTGTCAAGTTTTGCAAGGATTTTACGAACTTCTTTGAGTTCTTCGCGTGTATCAAGAAATTTCTTCACATCAAATCCATTAATCATAAATAACATTGATGGTTCAATGGTATTTATGTCCTCAACAGTCGGGAAATGTGTTTCAATCTCGGAACGCATTGTTGAAAATGCGCGGGAAAGTTTGTCATACTCTGACTTGTAACAAAGAAATCTAACAAAGTTAGAAATTTTATCAATAGAGTCAGTTTTATGATTAGATACATGTACAACGATTTTTTCAGATTTTAACATAATATTCAACCTCATTCTTTCCTGATTATTCTATGATATATGCTCATGCTTTCGCGCCTATGGCGGTACTAACAAGCCCTGCTGATATTCTTTTTACCTGATTTTATGGTAGGGAATGCCGTACATAATACGATATTCAATATACCGAACAAGAATCCGATATACCACTTTTACGAGAGTCTGCGTCACGTTGAAACTGTTACGCCTTTCCCATGTGCCTACTTCGGTACTTTGAAACCGGTTCGTGCCTATTTAGCCGGCTACGTGCTGTTATCCTTTTTCGTATAACCGAGCTACTACTTTATTCATTCGCCTATTGCTACGTCGTCCCTTTTTCGACGTCTTAACGCTTTTCCGCGCCCGCTTTAATCGTACCACGCTTTTCGCCGTTTTAATCTTATGTTAGAATCTTACCGTGTTTACCTCTACTTGCAAATGAAGCTTTTGAGACCAGTTCCGTGTAAGATAGGTTGCATTGAACGTACATGGATATGGGATAACATTGATATAGGGTCGTCATTCCCTGTCGCATTTTCATTTCTTGACAGCGACTGCCACGAACCACACTTTAGCCCTGTATGATAAAGGGGGATGGACTGCTGAAAAATCAGCGTCCTAATTGCGATACTACGGAATACTTTGAAAATGCTTTTACTTATGACACGCGCCCCACATGGGCATTGGACATATCACATGTATTTGCATGTTCGCGATATTCAATTGAACCGCTCAAGTGTTTACCGTCCCTTCGGACAACTATATAATACCAAAACCATTTGTCTAAAAATGAAAATGTATAAAAAAGTTATAGAATATTTATTCATATAAATACATAATTCGTGCATAAAACATGCATATATGCATAAAATTAGCTATATTATGCATAAAATTAGCAGTAATTGGAATTACTCAAAAAGGGGGTACTTTTAACGCCAAAATGGGCTAAAATTACCCAGAAAGACCTAAGCCGGTTAACTTCCACACTGGCTTGAAAAATACGCCCTCTCTTCCTATTAAAATGTAACGCTCCCCACATCGCCAAACTCTTATAATCACCGCCCATATTGTTCCACGCTTCTCAAATCTCACCTCACACTACCCTTCAAACCCCATCTACCGTCCATATTCTCAATCGCATAATCTCAAATATTTCAGTTAATTTAACTTCTTTTCTTGACAAATCCATCTTCCTGTGCTATTATCTCATTATCAAAACAAGCTAAATTAACTCAGTGTGCAAAGAAAATCTACAAAATCCAAATATCCACAACTTGTTTTGATCATTCAATAACATTAAATAACACATTAATAACTCGTAAACCTTAGCAATAACAGGAGGACAAACCAAAATGTCACATCAAACAGAATACGATCTCAGAATGAGATCCTACAAATCAATTACAGATGCTCATCTAATCCCTCGTACCCCAGTGATCATCCAAATCGATGGTCGTGCATTCCATACCTTTACCAGGGGGTTCAAAAAACCATTTGATCAGGTACTTATGGCTGCTATGCGCTATACTGCAGAATACCTCTGTAGAAATATCCAGGGCTGTGTCCTGGCTTATACTCAATCAGATGAAATTAATCTTCTTCTTATTGATTATGAGAAACTTGAAACTTCACCATGGTTTGATAACCGGATCCAGAAACTTGCTTCTATAGCAGCATCTATGGCCACTAATTATTTCAATCAAATATTTAAAGAATTAGTAAAAACAATCGGCAGAAAATATCATTCTCCAAACCATCGCTATATTCGTGCATCACTCAAAGGAGCAGAATTTGCTGCATGCGTATTCAATCTCCCACGAGAAGAAGTCACAAACTATTTTAACTGGAGGCAGCAGGACGCAATTCGTAATTCTATCCAAATGGTTGGTCAAGCACATTTCTCTCAGACTGAGCTAGATGGCAAATGCAATCAAGAGATCATAGAAATGCTTATCCAGCAGAAAGATATTGACTGGAATAAACTTGAAACCTATAAACAGCGCGGTACCTGTATCATCAGATCTGCTCATAGTTCTTTCTTATTAAATGGTAAACAAATTACAACAGATACATGGTCTTATGACCTCGATATTCCACGATTCATAGGTGAAGGTCGCGATTATATAGAAAGATATCTGTATCCGGATGATCCAAACAACACTACTTCTCGAAAGGACGGAAATAATTAAATTATGCAGAGCAAAGAACATAAAGATACAAAATATGCTTGGCAGCTAGAACACAACAGTGACTATACTTCTGCTACGGCATTTGACTCCATAGAAGAATGCATTGCAGATGCTCAAGACTATTTTGCAGAAGAAAATGTAAAAATCAAATCAATTACAATTCAGGAACTTAGACCATATGAAATCTCTGTTGATGCAGAAAGAGTTCTTGAGGTTGTCTGGGAAGAAGCAGAGGCAAACGTTGGTGATCTTGTAGATGACTGGCTAGATAGTAGAACAGCTTATACTACTGAACAACTGGCTGATCTTTCCGAACGTTTGACGGGGGTAATTAAAACTTGGCTCGAAGAAACCCATAATGAACCTGATTTCTTCAATATTATAGGAGAAAAAGAAATTTCAATATGTAATATACCACAATAGGGGGATAAATCATGGTAATACTTATATGTATTCTTTTATTTGTATTAACCGGTATTGGATGTTGGGCTTTATGTGCTGCATCTGATACTGATGAATATGATGATGAAGAAATTAAATATGATCAAAATGACGATAACAAATTTAATTAAACAATAAAGGAGAAAAACAAAATGAGTACTTATACAACAAACACAAAACCAGAATCCAAATTTGAAGACGTACCAGAAGAAGTTCTTACAGACCCAACAATGAGAACAGCACTTGGAATGGATCCTATCCCAGGGATGAATACTCCGGTGGATGATAAGCAGATTTCAATGTTTGATTATATGCAGAACAAAAATAACTCTTCTGTATCTTCTTCTAACACTACTACTGCTTCTGCCCCGGAGGTAACAGTTTTTAAGAATCTAGTTCATCCAGAATTTGGTGAATTGAGAACTGTTGAAATTGATAACGAAGTGTGGTTCGTAGGTAAGGATGTAGCTGCTGCGTTGGGATATGCAAAACCAAGAAATGCTATTACAACGCATGTGCCGGGAGATGATAAAAAGGACGCCCTGATTCAGGGCACCCCTGGAGGGACCCAGAAAATGACCATTATCAACGAATCCGGCCTCTACTCTCTCATCCTCAGTAGCAAGCTCCCATCAGCAAAAGAGTTCAAGCACTGGGTTACTTCAGAAGTACTCCCATCCATCCGCAAGAACGGAGCTTACATCCGTAATCAGGAGAATATGACACCAGCCGAGATCGTGGCTCGTGGTCTTATCGCCGCTCAGAAAATTATTGAAGAGAGGGAGAAAGAAATTGTACATTTAAATAATCGTTGTGGCAGGCTGACTCAGACAATAGCCGAAAAACAGGATGTCATTAATGCTATCTCCAGAAATGTACCGGCTCCAACAAAACGTATGATGCTGAACAGAGTAATGAGACGAAGATCACCAGAGCTGGCCCAAAGTCGATGGTCTTACTTATACGCAAGATTTGATGAGATTTATCATAAAAATGTTAAAATCCGCATGAAAAATTACAATGCAGAACCAGGACATAGAAAATGCTATTCTATTCTTGATTTTATTGAAAAAGTACTTAATATGCTTGATGAATTATATGACCTGGCAGTAAAACTTTTCGAATCTGATTTTACACAGCTCATGCAGGAAATGCATTTATTGCGTATGACTGATGAAGAATATGAAGACGAAGAATACTGGAAACGTGTACTTTAAGATAAGGAGGGAATGGTAAGGGTGCCTGCCGGTGCTCTTACCTATTAAAAATATGAGTTATTTACCAATCATAAGATTTAAAAATAGATGGCAAACATTCGATTTAAATTTACATTATCCATATTCAGTAAATGAGAAAATTATTACTTATACTCATTTAGGATATAGAGGTGATGCCTGTTATATTGTTGATAATGAATGTAATACATATTATCTTCCTCATGATTACGCTGAAATTATTAATGATGCATTAAAATTACATAGCAATATCTATCATGAATGTGACACAGATTCATGTAGACGTCAAATAATAACAAAACTCGAAAATATTAATAGACGTGAATATGGCTGGAATGATTTTGAATTATTTAATAGTGTATTGGCAGAACAAAGTAGAAACGGCAATTATTATCATGACAGAATCTTATACGATACTACGTGTAATAAAGCATATGTATATAACTGTAATGAAACCATGATTTGTGCTATACGTTTGTGTCACCTTGAACCATCTGATACGCAAAGAGGTCGTAGGTCTGAAGTAATACCTATTTCATTCTCATTTAATAATAGTGAACGGAATATAGGATTTATTAATAATATTATCTCGAACAAAACAAAAACTTACATTCATCAATTTAATTATGTCCCAAAATACATAAAACATTTTATGCCTGGAGAATCAGAAGATACTACTCTCCTGCTCGGAGCAGAGATTGAAGTAGGTGGAAATAATAATATCTCTTCTGATAATGATAAAAATTCCACAGTAAAAAAATGTATTCAGATTATGAATGGATCTGATAGTGATGAAGAAAATCTTATTTACAGTACACATGATAGCACTGTACAGATTGAATTTGACACTATGCCATGCAGTTTGGAATTTCATAAGAACAAAATGAACTACCGTGAAATGTTCGAATATCTTGATAAAGAAGGATATAAAGGTCATGATTGTGAAACTGCAGGTTTACATATTCATGCGAATCGTAGCTATTTAGGGAAATCAAGAATATCACAAGAGTTAGTTATATCTAAAATTCTTTATATTCTTGAGAAATTCAATGATGAAATTTGTGTGATTGCAAGGCGTGACAATGAATACAGTGAATTTGTCGGTAGTAAAAAAGAAGAAAATTCGATTGTTGAGTTATATGGAAAGTATAAAGATCACGGTAAACGTGCTGCATTGAATTTACAACATAAAGATACTATTGAATTTCGTATGTTTAAAAGTACTTTAAAATATGAAACGTTCATTCTTACCTTAGAGTTCGTCAAGGATATTATAGATTTTGCTAAGTCTGCAAGTATTGAAGAAATTGAACTGGTAAAGTGGGCAAATCTCATGAAGTTATTCTCTCCTGCTCTAAGGAATTATTATACGGAACGATACAATAAGCAGTATAAAAAAACAATGAATGAAGATGAAACCTTGCTGAAACGTCAGATCTCAAATATAAAGAAAGCTATATTAAATTGTAAAAATTATATGATGAAAACGAAGTTGCAGCAAGAATATGATGAACTGAGAAGACAATATAATAAAATTCATAAAAAGAACAAACGTAAGAAAGCATATTCTACTGTTACTCATGTAGATTCAAGAATTGACGGGTTTACAAGTGCAGGTGCATATAGCCAGTCTGGAGAACTCATATATAGATTTTGATAATATGCGGAATCTTCACCTTACTGCTATTTAAAGGAGGTATACTATTTGTCTGAATTCGGATTAAAAATAAAAAATATAAAAGCCGGGACACTCTTTGGATATAACCAGGGAGTCAGGAACCGGTACGATTATACTGAAGCAATGTTCAGTAATAGTCTATTCAGTGATTATATCATACAGAATGGACTTAATGTTTGGAATGACACCAGTACACGAGACATTATTTGTCTTGATTTTGATTTTGGAAGTCGTAGTTATGAAGAAGAAATGGATCACTTGCTAAAGCAGTTTGGACCATTTGAACATGATAAATCTTTATCTGAGGAATCTAAGAAACGTATTAGAGCAATATTTCGAAATGTGATTGATAATAAAGACAATTATATGAAATGTTCCAAAGATGAAATCCGGGAAATATTCTATGAAAACGGTGTAAATGTTGAATACATTTCTTCATATACAAAGAAAGAAGGTGAAAAAAAGACTGTTATTAATTATAAAATGCTATACCGCAACTCTTCTAAGGCAAAAGTCGGACAGGTGATGTTTATTAACTCAAAGCTTTATAAAAAAGCATATAACTGGTTGACGATGGGTCTTGGAAAGAAAATGCCGATGGAAAATGCTAAGATTGTAGAGATGTCGGCATATGCTCCTCTTACAACCAGTACAATAGTTGGAAAGTTCTATTGTCCTGTAGAAGCCATTCTTATTATTAAAGATACGGATAGTTTCTACAAGACAATAGCCAAGATCGTAAAAGCTGAAGATTATGTAGTTCAGGAAAAAGTTCTGGATGAAACTGCTACAGAAATTGCAAAGCAAAGAGCTATTGCTGAAGGAAAATTTTTAAAAGACGGTGTAACGCCAAAATACACCAAGCGGTATAAGCGCGTTAATGTTACTAAAAAGAAATGTGTCGTGCATGATGAAGAAACAGAGGTTAAAAATACTCTCTGGGATGGTGAAATGCTGATTGAGTCTGATATTTTACCAGAATGGGTTAACGGAATGGCTCTTTTAAGGCAGCATTTCTTTAAGGCATGTGGAATTCGTACTCATATTCAGTTATTTTTTAAGGATTGGTGTGAAAAAACTGGACATGATTATGAAACTTATGAAGTACAGGATATGTTCGGAGTTTGGCATAAGCTCAAGGATATTCGCATGATTACAACTGATAATGCTATTAAATGGAAGAAATTCATGAATCTGATGGGTAATACACCTGCTGAAGCATATAAGTATTGGTGTGATCGCGTAAATGCCGATGGATCTTACTGGGGGATAGTAAAAACCGATCATCCAAGTAAATTAGGCGGTGTGCAGCAGATGAGTTATCAGATGGTTAATACTCTTCCTTCCTATAATATAGATATTCCATCTCCTTGCTCTACTGATGATGTGCGTAAATTGGCAAAAACCAGTGTGGATTATGTAGAGGGGATGAAAGATGATAATAATCTTTATGTACAGTATCTTAGGAAGAATGCTACGATAATTAATCATTATGAAATGTTGGCAGATTTATATGATTGGAATAAGGATTTTGGAAATAGTACATGGTTCCGATTAGAGAAACGTAAAATTATCAATCAATATGTAACCAGGCTTAGAACAGGCAAAATTACAATTGATGGAGATAATCTTACAATATTTGGAAATCCATATGCTCTTCTACTCAAATCTGTAGGAATGGATCCGGAATCAGATCCTACTCTTAATATTGAGCCAGGAACTATTCAATGTTATACAAAACGTTTTCAAGATGGAGAATATCTTTGTGGTATTAGAAATCCACATAACAGCCCAAATAACATCTGTTACTTACATAACACATATAGCGATGAAATGCAACGATATTTTGTATTCAGTAATAATATCATGGCAGTAAATTGTATTCATACAGATATTCAGGATCGTGCCAACGGCTGCGACTTTGATTCAGATTTCTTTTTTGTGACAAATAATGAAGTAATGGTTAAAAGTGCTAAGGCTGCATATGAACAGTATCCTACTATTGTTAATAAACTCAAAGAAAGTGGCCTTACATATAAGAATACAATGAAAGAATACGCTCGTATGGATAATAAATTCGCCAAATCACGTATTGGTATTGGAGAATCAAGTAATCTCGCACAGCTTGCAATGACTTATTATTGGACTAACCCAAGTCGTGAATTATATGACAACTTTGTTATTCTTTCGGTACTAGCTCAGGTTATTATTGACGGATGTAAACGTGAATATGAAGTGGATGCTATAGAAGAAATAAAGCGTATTAAAAAACTTCCTTGTATGCAGCAGTTAGAGGAAGTTGAGGACGAATTTGGTAATAAGAAACAGGTGCGTCGAGATTTTCCAGAATTCATGAGATATACGCGTAAGATTCAATATACAAAGAACGGTAAAGAGGTGGAAAGAGAATTGGTTGATCAGCAGAAAGAAAAGTTATCTGGAAGAATTTCTTCCTATTATATATGTCCGATGAATAGTTTACAGATTGTTATGGATGATATCAAGCCGATACATTCTACTAATACTATTCCTACTGAAGATCTTGTAATAAAAGTAAAAGGCAAAGCAAACGCTAGGCAAATGGAAAAAATTTTAGGATATGCAAAAGAACTTGAGCTTTTAAGTAAAGATAATATGTCTGATGATGAAATTCTTGCATATACCGAGAGATTCGATCAGATTTTAGCGGAATTAAGAAAAATAAAAATAAAAAATCCAAAGACTATGAGCAGATTGATTGAAATTGCTCTTAATACAAGTAATATGGGAAGAAAAAAGGATTATTCACGTTATACAAGAAATCTTCTTAATCTATTATATAGAATGGACAGAGAAGCATTCTTACAAAATTTCTCGAAAAACTGCAGAATGTCTGAAAAAAAATCAGCCTAAAACCCTTTAAAAGTAACAAAAATCGTAAATACAAATTCGTCCGGTATATGAGGGGAATAACTTTTCGCTTCGTTGCATCTTCAGGCACATATTTTGCGCAGGATATGTGTACATGTATGCAGACAGCTGTTTGAAGAAAAGCGAAACTCTCCGCGCTGTCTCCAATGCGTGTTTAAATATGGGATTCGAATTTTTTTGTGTAGTAGCCTGCCGTGGGCGTTAAATACACGGCTAAAAAAAATCAAATATATTTGACTACAAGGAGAAAAATCATGAGCAATTATAGAATGTCCAAAGGGACAACAGAACACTTTACATCACTTGAAGAAATGAGAACTGCATGGGGAATGAAGCCCGTGACAAAGAAAACTTCTGATAAGAAGAAATTAAAAGAACAACAGGAAAGATTTCTTAGTAAACATAAGTGTAAAGCATGTGGCACCCCAATGACATATATACATGGTAATGTTATGGCTTGTAAAAATCCTGAATGTAAAGGGATTGAAATCAAGCGCGAAGATAAAGACGGTAATGAAATGGTATCATATATCAATTCCTTCTGTACTTTAGACGATCTTGGAGCTGAAATTGCATCAAACATTTTCAGCGAATAATTGAAAATTAAATATTGATAATTCAAGGCAGTGTGCTGGTCGGTACACTGCTTTTGCTTTATATAACTATTATTTTTATGAGAAAAAGGAGAACTAACAATGAATAAAGTTGAATTAATTAAGGCTGTTGCAGAAGCAACAAATAATACACAGAAAGATATTAAAGTAATTATGGAAGCTGTGCAGGACGTAACATATGGTGCGCTGGTTGAAGGCGACGAGGTAAAACTGATGGATGGTGTTACTCTTTCTGTTGTACATAAAGATGCACGTATTGCACGTAACCCAAGAACAGGTGAATCTGTTGAGGTCGATGCAAAGAACGCAGTAAAATGCAAATTTGGTAAGGCAATTAAAGACGCTGTTAATGCGTAAATAATACTTTGAGCCTGTAGAAATACAGGCTCTATATTGGAATGTAGGATAGTTTGGCAATCCGCCTGGTTTGGGACCAGGACATCGCACGTTCAAATCGTGTCATTCCAACTGCGGGATAGAGGAGTGGATCCTTGCTAGGTTCATACCCTAGAGACGATGGTTCGAATCCATCTCCCGCTATTTGGTATATACATTTGTATATGCCAACCCTTTCTGTTTAATTAATTACATTATGGAGGCTTGGCTCCGATAGTGCGCTGTGAGGCGTATAAAGGCAGATTTACACACTGTCGCTGCGGTATAAGCAATTATATTGCAGTCAATCTAAGCAAAACTGACATGCCAGAGACTCAAAAGGTCTCGTTTCGTATAGGTAAGTGAAAAGATTAAATCCTATGCGGAAATAGTATCATGAAACAGGGAACGATAAGGTGGTCCAAGGGCGACTGCTGAGGAACACTTTCCGGCCGCAAACTGGATAGTTCATGCAAACTGTGAAGATATGATGGTGAATCAGGAGGTTATTCAATCTGAGCATTTATTAAGCAAAGGTGATAGCCATTTGTATAAGTGAATTGGTATGTGCCAAATTAGCTTGTATGGACATTTAGTAGGGATAATAACCGAACGATATGAAGGTGTGATGTATTCTTATCCTCAAAAGGGATCGGAGCGTCTGGTGTAGCACATCTTCAGTAGAGAAGACTTTTCAGATAATAATTACTTATACTTATTGAATTTTCAAAGGATTTAATAAAAACTACAAGTGTGATATTTGATATTATATTATTCTACAGCGAAAGTCTACACCTCTGCATAACGAAAGCAGCCTAATACCATAGTATATTTTATGCAATATGGTCATTGATGAGTCTCGCAAGACTCTGATATGTTTGTCCGATTCTGCACAGTGTTCTTAGCGGAACTTTGTGGCGCGGCGGCGTCGATGGAATGATGACAACAGAGTAGTTATGCGGCTAAAGAGAAATGCCACTCTTAAACAAGGCGGTTGTTGAAGCTTACTATATGTGCGCGAAGCGGCGTATAGTGGATAAGAAAAGAAACCATAATGTTTCGAAAGAGCTTCTATATTTATGTGTAATCTCAGCATAAATGAAAACATTGGAAAATAGTTTAATTGGCAAAACATGATTTCGCGAATCAAATGTAGGTTCAACTCCTGCTTTTCCAGCTTAAATATATGGGAAGTGCCAATATGAGGCTGCTTATGAAAGAATGCGCGCGTTTTGGAATAAGCCCGAACGAACACAAAACCGCGGATAATTGTGTTTTAGTAAGTAATAAAATAGAAAGAGGGGCAGCACCTCTGCTTCCTAGATGAATAAGTCCGGTTAGTCTAGCGGTATAGGACACTGCCCTTTCAAGGCGGTAACATGGGTTCAAATCCCGTACCGGACATTTTTTTGCTACTTTGGCGTAATTGGCAGGCGCAGCAGACTTAAGATCTGCTTCCAATAATGGAGTCTGGGTTCGAGTCCCAGAAGTAGTATTTGAAAGTATTATACTTTCTTTTGATTTGTTTGGTTACGCATTTTGTTTATGAGAAGGATTGTATAGTCCTTCTCTCCCCTCCTATTTTGGCTCTATAGTTAAGCGGTTTATAACACCTGCCTGTCACGCAGGAGTCCGGAGTTCAACTCTCCGTGGAGCCGTATTTTGCAAAGTAAATTCACTAGGTGTGGAACTGACCTGCTAAGTCATGTGATCCTATATTGGATTGAGTTTCGATTACTCTGCTTTGCGTTACAAGATATGTAGATTACAGCCCACCTCCTGTGGGAATTCGTAGGTGAAAATCCTACCATGTAACTCTTGGTTATGTGATTGTAGCATATCATGAATATAAAGATAACCGGATTGATTCCGGTTGAAAGGCAGGATCAATTTCCTGCCTTTTATTTTGCTGCATGTCCGGGTTGGTGAGGAAGCGGTCTTGAAAACCGTTGGTCCGAAAGGGCTTGCAGGTTCGAATCCTGTGTGCAGCGTTGTGACTATGGCAGACTTGGCAATGCAGCGGATTGTGGTTCCGCCTTATATGGGTTCAAATCCCATTAGTCACCTTTATTTACGCCTTTCGTATAATTGGTAGTACAACCGGCTCCAACCCGGTTAGTCAGAGTTCGAGTCTTTGGGGGCGTGTTAGGTAAGTTCCAGATACCTTGTAGCGAAAAAATCTGGCGGGATTTAGTCAGGACGAGACGCGGCTAAGTTTTTTAATAATTTTACCGAAAATTATATGGAAAGTTAAGGTTCCAACAGAATATATGACCTCCACTTATGGTTATATATTCGATAAGGGTAGCTGCCCATCTTAACACAAGGGAGAGTAGCCTAGCGGCGAAGGCAAGGGACTGTAAATCCCCCACAAAGAAACATCGAAGGTTCGAGTCCTTCTTCTCCCACTAGGTTGACAAATTAAATCAAAACTCCATAAAACAGGTAGATAAGTTTTACTATGAGATGTGTATACACATGGATTAGGTTTATTAGAAGGTTTTGTCTCTGATTGCAACAGATAATGAGCCTTTTGAGTCTACAAATATATAAAAGTGAGGAAACTTAATTGGTTAATATCAGTCAAAAAGAAGCAGAATACTTACGTAATCATGGAAGAGCTTTTGATGTGCGTGTACGTAATAAACACCATAAAAGTAAAGCAAAAAGCTATTTTCTTGTAGAGCATGTTCGTAGTGTCGAGATGTTAAACAGATACAGAGAATCAATCAATCAGACCGATTTTCTTACTGTAAAACCGAGAGATAAAGATTTTCGATTTTAAGCAGTAAAATAATTTGAAAGTTGGTGTTTGACATAGGTAGGAAGAAAAAAGAAGATGGCATTTACTTTATAGGTCAAAATGCTGACGATGTTACAGGTAGCTGCACTTATATAAAATATAATGGAAAAAAAATATTACTTGAATGCGGATTATTTCAAAACAATAATTATCTGGATTCATATAATATCAATTCTCAGAAATTTCCATTTAAACCTTCAGAGATCGACTATGTTTTTATAGGACATACACATGTTGATCATATTGGTTTACTTCCAAGGTTAATAAAAGAAGGTTTTAATGGAAAAATTATCGCTTCACATGCAACTGCTCAATTAATGAAGCCATTATTATATAATTGTGCTTTTATATTGTTGAGTGAAGCAAATGCTTTATCATTTAAATATAAACGTAACTACTCTCCTATTTACACAGAAGAGGATGTAGCTACGACTTTAAATTATATATATGAATATGATAATGTACATGAATTATATGTTCTTGATGAAATAGTTTCTTTTAAATGGTTTGAAAATAGCCATTGTCTCGGAGCTAGACAGCTTCAATTAATTCTTAAAGATCAAAATGGTGTATCAAATTCTATATTATATACTTCTGACATTGGATCCCTTAATACAAAAAATCATTATGTTCCAAATACTGAAATCCCAGATACTTTTAATAAAGTAACTATTATGGAATGTACGTATGGAGAACCAGGCAGAATTAATAAAAAGACAAGAAAATTTGATTTAGAACATTTAAAAGCAGCAGTTGATACGGTTACAGAACGTGGAGGAACAGTAATCATGCCATGTTTTAGTTTCAGCCGTACACAAGAAATTCTTACCAATTTATATAATATTTTTCATGATGATATAAATTTCAAATATGACATTGTAGTTGATTCAATATTATCATGTGATATTTGTGATCTATATACTACTCTTCTATCTGAAGACGATTTGAAATTATGGAATAGTGTATGCAATTGGGAGAATGTGAAGTTTATAAAAGAAAAAGAAGATTCCTTAGCATGTGTAAAAAATCATTCACCAAAAATTATATTAAGTAGTTCTGGATTCTGTACAAACGGCAGGATCCTTTCTTATTTACATGAATATTTGAATGATGAAAAAAGCATGGTGATTTTTAGTGGATATACGGGAGCAGACAACTCTTATTTATCCTATCGTATTAAAAATTATAAGGAAAATAAATTTATAAAAATAAGTGGCGATAAGGTTGAAAATAAAGCTGACTGTATTTCTTTAGGTACATTTTCAAGTCATGCCAATAGAAATGAACTAATTGAATTTGGATCGAAGATAAATACAGAAAAATTAGTTTTAGTTCACGGATCTGTTGTCGCGAAAAACAGTATAAAGGAAGACTTAAAAGAAGCCATATCTAAAGAAAACAAATCATTTAAAGTGATTGCTTCATCAAAAGATATGGTTATTTATTTATAGGAGAACAAGGAATATGGAATTTTTAGACATTTTAGAAGACGATAGTCTCTATCAGAGCACTATCAAGGAGCATTTAAAAGAAAGAAAAATTATTGTCAACGAAACTATTGATGACAATGTTATTGAAAATATATGTTTAATGATCATGAAATGGAATAAAGAGGATAAGGCACTTCCGGCATCATGTAGGAAACCAATTTATCTCTATCTCAATTCAGATGGTGGTGATGTTATTTCCGGGTACCAGGTTTTAAGCTCTATTAAGACGTCTGTTACTCCAATTATTACAGTGGGATTTGCCAAATGTGCTTCTATGGCATGTTATATTCTGGCCGCAGGACATAAACGTTACTGCTTCCCAAATACAGTAGTTCTTTATCATGATGGGCAGACTGGATATGTAAGTTCATCTAATAAAGGTAAAGACATTCAGAAATTTTATGATAAATTAGAGCAACATCTGAATGATTTTATGGTAGAACATACAAATATGACTGCAGAATATCTTGAGGAAATCAAGGATCGTGAATATTATATGTTCCCAGATGAAGCAAAAGAAAAAGGAATTGTAGATAAGATTATTGGTATTGATTGTGATTTATCAGATATTCTTTAATACTGAATATTATTTTAAACTTTCACAAATATCATTTTACTATTATACGTTCAATATGTCAAGGAGAATAAGGAGAAAATAACATGGAATTAAAAAAAACTGTTAAATATGATGGTAAACTCAAAGGTCTTCATATGGTAGACGAACAACTTGTAGATATGGATGGTGAAATCATTGATATTTTAGATATCTTTGAAAAGGCATATGGTGATAAACCTTTTGACATGTCTACTACTACTAAGACTGAGGAAATCATCAATCTTGATGAATTAGATTAAGGTATTTTATATGGATAATAACGAATTTCTAAAAGAACAGCTTGATCTTATTAAGAAAAAACAAATAGATACATCTATTGAGTGGCAAGATGTTGCAGATTTTCGTTCTAGTCATGGTAAAGAGCCAGAGCACCGCGATACAATTCGTAAAGGGTCTAAATTGCTTTTAGAATATATAGATGCAGGATGGGATTTATTCCCATCCTCTTCTATTCAATTAGGACGATTTTCTGATGAGATAGCTTTAAAAAAAGAACGTATTAAATTACAGACTGAAAAGCAAGAATTTAATAAATGGATTCGTGAGTATTCTAGGGATGAACTAATTGCCGAACATATTGTAAATGCTGTTAATCAATTACAGCCATTAAATGTACCAGGGTACATTCCTCCAGTACATATGAATAAAGAATATCTTCTTACAATTTCGGATGCTCATTTTGGAGTTGAGTTTGAGATTAAAGATTTATATGGAAATATTTTAAATGCATATAGTCCGGAAATATTCAAGAATCGTATGTGGGATTTATACAATAAAGTTATTGAGCAAATTCAAAAAGATCATATTCAAGTTTTAAATATTTTTGAACTAGGCGATGCCTTAGATGGAATTCTTCGTGCAAATTCTCAGCTTATGCAGTTGAGATATGGAATAATTGACTCTGCCATATTATATGCTGATTTTTTATCTACATGGCTTAATGAATTAAGTAATCATGTTCGAATTAAATTTCAAATGGTAAAACGTTCAAATCACAATCAGCTGAGATTAGTAGGACAGCCTAAAAATGCTTTTCCAGATGAAGATATGAGTAAATCCATATTGGTTTTTATGAAAGAACGTTTGAAGGATAATCGTAATGTTGAAATTATAGAAAATCCAACCGGTCTTGTATATGCACAACTTGCAACATATACAATTCTTGGAGGACATTTTGAGACAAAAAATCTAGGTGATTCTTTGAAAGATTTTTCAAAAACGTATCAAGTGCCTTTGGATTATATTATTTCAGGCCATTGGCATAGTTTAGCTACTGGAGATGTTGGGATCAATTCAGAATATATTTCTGTACGTTCAATTATTGGCGTAAATCCGTATAGCTATTCAATTAATAAGGTGTCAAATGCAGGAGCCTCTATGTTTGTATTTGAACAGGGAAATGGTCTTGTAGATGAACATCATTATAAATTGTAAAGGAAAATATTTATGGAAACAAATAATGAAGAACAGTTTGTCGAGTTCGACGAAATATTAAATTTTATACATGAGAATACTGGATTTGATAAAGAAGTTATTGAAAAAGTGCTTGATGCAGAAACGAGATTTTTAATTAAATCTGGTATTGCTACTGAACTTAAAGAATAGTATGAGTGGCGTTGCTGCTTATATTATACATTTCAGGAGAGCGTTCTTGCTCTCCTATTTTCTGGACGTATGGCGCAATTTGGCAGACGCGCCTGACTTAGGATCAGGTTTTTGTAGGTTCGAATCCTACTACGCCCATTTTTTTATTATGAGTACAAGGAGGAGTTGTTTATGGCAACAACTAAGAAAATTGAGCCGGTAAAAATGACTCCGACTCAGATGAAGAAAAAAATAGAGGCACTCGAAGAAGAAATTCGAGTATATAAAGAAGATACCGCATGGTGTTATATGTGCGGAAAACCTAAAAAGAAAAATAGAGAAAATTTTTATAAAAATACGGATCCTTTAGTAAAGTCTGGATATGCAGCTATTTGTTCTGAATGCGCCAGAAAGATTGCATTAAGAACAGATGAAAATGGAGAAGAACATAAACCGACAAAAGAGTCAATTATTCTTGCTCTGCAGTATTTGAATAAACCGTTTTTAGAAAATGTCTATAATAGTAGTGTTCAAGCGGCTGAAAGAAATGCTGGTATTCCAGGAGCAAAACAAAATGCATGGAGTACATATATAAGAACCATTGCAATGCAGCAATATTCTGGAAAACAATTCAAGGACTCTGATTTTTTTAAACAGAAAATTATATATGAAGATGAAAAGACTCCTGCAGATGTTATAAAAGGCAAGGAGTCACAGGATAATTATGAAGGTTTTGAAAAGAATAAAGCTGATGTAATCAGGTTGATTGGATATGATCCATTTGAACAAGAAGCATTGTCTGATCAACCATTTCTATACTCTCAATTAATTGGGTTGCTTGATTCTAGTGAAGACGCAAATGACGATATGATGCGTACTGCTTCTGCTATTTCTATTGTAAGAGCATTTTTACAGCAATCGAAAATTGATAATGCTATTGCTACTTATATGTCTGACGTTCAAAAACTTAGAACAAATTCCGCTACAATAAAAACACTACAGGCGAGTAAAAAAGATCTTACTGCCATTATTAAGGATCTTGCTGCTGAAAGTTGTATTTCTTTAAAGAATAATAAAAATGCTAAAAAAGGTGAAAATACTTGGACTGGTAAAATACGTAAAATCAAAGAAATGAATTTGCGTGAAGGTGAAGTAAACGGATTCGATATCGGAACTTGTCGTGGTATGCGTCAGGTTATGGATATGAGTAATGCTTCTATATTGAAGCAGCTCCGACTGGATGAATCAGAATATTCTGATATGCTAGCAGAACAAAGAGAAATGATAACAAAGCTTCGTGATGATTTGGACAATTACAAAGAAATTTCTCGTATTTTATTACGTGAAAATATTGATCTTAAAGATTATATGGAAGAACATGATTTAATAAAGCCGGATAATTTAGTCGATTTAAATGAACTATTCTCCTGCTTCTCTTCAGATGAAGAAGAAACGGAGGTGCCCGACGATGATGAATCCGGATCTGATTCAAGAGCTTCCGAAGCTTAATTATTGTGAACAGGGAAATAAGATTTTTGTAAAGCCTGGAGTTTACCCATTATCTTCACGCAAACTTGAAGGTTTTATGAAAATTGCAAATCTTCAGAAATATTATCAATGCAATCCTGTAAGATTTATAAATGATTTTTTTAATATAGAATTACTTGATGCGCAGGCATGGGTAATTCAGAGAGCCTGGAACTGTCCGAATGTTTTATTAGTGTGTACCCGTGGATTCGGTAAATCTACATTGATAGATATTATGATCATGGCAAAAGATATGCTATTTAATAACTATTGGACATATATTGCTTCCGGTTCTGGATCGCAGGCTGAACAAACGTTCACGACGCTTGAAAGGCTTGCGAATGATAATATAGATACTATGCTTGGTTCTACAGGTTATATTTTTAAGGCAGAAATTGAAATTAAAAATGCTGCTGGAGATGGCTTCAGTCACTCTTCTAATGGATTCTCATATTCCCTTTATAATGGCTCATTTACTCAAACACTTAATAGTAATGTAGATAAAAAAAGAGGTATGCGTGGCAGTGTAGTTTTTGATGAGTGTGGTTTTTTGGATGAAGAAATGATGTCCGTATATGCTGCATTTGCGATTGTAAATAAAAGTTTCAAATCTGGTAAAGATCGTGATGGTAAATCAATCGATCGTAACCGTCTAAGATGTATTCCATCAAATATTCCAAACCAATTATTTTATATTTCTTCTGCTTCTTCTACAGATACAAAATTCTATAAGTTATATAGAGATTTTAGCAAACGACAACTTATGGGAGATCCTGATTATTTTGTAGCTCATATTGATTGCGAAGTTGCATTTAAACCAACTATTCGTGGTGAAATAATGGAACCACTATTGACACCAGGAACTGTGGCAGCAGAAATGCGTTCTAATCCAGAAAAAGCGCGTAGAGAGTATTATTGTGAATTTACATCTGACGCGGGTGCTAATGCAATTATACGTAGAGGTGTTATTGCGCGTAATGAAGTGATTCGTAAACCAGTGTTATATAACGATACTGGTAAAAGAAAAATTGTTATTGCATATGACCCGGCTCGAAGTCGAGATAATTCGGTAATTTTGGTTTGTGAAATTTACTCTGAAAAAAATCAAGATGGTGATCTTGAATATAAAATGAGACTTTTAAATTGTATAAATCTTATTGATATAAGCAATAAAAAGAAAAAGAAACCTATGCAAACACCAGCCCAGATTGAATATTTGAAACAAGTTATTCTCGATTATAACCAGGGTGGGGATGAAAACTACAGCAATATTCTCGGAGTTTATATTGATGCCGGTTCTGGTGGTGGTGGTGTTAATATTGCTGACTATTTAATGCCTGATTGGAAAGATAAATCCGGTAAAACTCATAGAGGACTGATTGACAAAGAATATTCAGAAGAATATGTTAAAAAATTCCCGAATGCAGTCAATAAGCTTCATTTAATGGAACCAACTAAATACAAATCAGAAATGTATGAAGCCATGATTGAGATGATGAATCAGGATAAAATTGAGTTTACGGCCACATACGATAACAAAGGATATCTTACAATATTTGATATTGATAAGGATAAATATGAAAAAACTAAAAAAGATCTAATTGCCAAATATAAAAAACAGAAAATGACAGATGAAGAAATTGATTACAATGTTCAAAAAGAATTAGATAAACTTCAAAATGTTAAGAGCCATATTGAAAAATTAAATTGGCAAGAAGAAGCTTCTCTCTCAAGTATCGATGCATTAAAAGAGGAACTTGTAAATATGATCCGTATTCCACGCCAATCAGGAAAAGATTCATTTGAATTGTGTCCTGAAAAAGCTAACCGTCTTCATGACGATAGAGCTTACGTTACATGTATGTGTTCTTATGCTCTTCAAACTGAACGCCGGAAAAACATTACTGCAAAACGTAAACCTAAAGTTGACAAATCGTTAGTTCAAAAACTTACGATCAGAAAAGGCGTTGTACGTTCTATGTTCGAAACTTAATATAATTATATGATATTTTAAAGGAGGTGCTGTTACTTGGCTAGACAACAAGGAAATATTTCTGCAAAAAAAGTTTCTACTGCAAAAAAAATTGATCCAGCACCTTCTCAGCTGAATAATACGGCTGAAATGCGTGATTGGTATCAAAAAAATAAAAAAAATATTGAAAATTATGCTGCTGCTATGGAAGGAGCAAAATCTCTTCGTGATATCACTAAGACAAGCACTAAAGCGGTGACAGCTTATAGTAAGGACAGTCTACGTACTTACCTACAAAATATTGGAAGTAATGAAAAGAATTTAAGAAATTTATCAAGATATCTTTATTATCGATGTCATGCTTATTATAGATTAATTGCATATAATGCAAACATGTTTTGTTTAGATGCAAGATCTGTTATTCCGGAATATGATATGGTTGCAGGCGTAGATACGAATGCTATGCTTAGTTCTTATCAGGACACATTAAATGTGTTGGATAAGTTAAATCTTCAGTATGAGTTTTTAAAAGCTTATACTATTTGTTTTAGAGAAGATGTTTTTTATGGATGCGCTTATTATGATGAAATAGGGATGTTTATTCTTCCGCTTGATCCAGATTATTGTAAAATTTCTGGTATATACAATACCGGTGATTTCGCGTTTGTAATGGATATGAGTTATTTCAGATCCAGACAGACTATGTTGGAATTATGGGGTGAACCCTTCCAGTCAATGTATCGTGCCTATGAAAGTGATACTACAAATGGAAAGTGGCAGCCTATGCCAGATGAATATGCTATTTGCTTAAAAGCCAGAGCTGAAGATTGGGAAACTGTAGTCCCACCATTCTCTGGTTTGTTATCTGGAATTATCAATCTTATTGATTTAGACGATTTACAGGCTATTGCTGACGCTCAGGATATTTATAAAATGATCTGGTTAGAACTTGAAACGATAACTGGTAGTGAGGATCCAGACGATTGGAAAGTTAATCCGGATATTGTTATTGAGTATTTTAACAGGATGATTAATGAATGCCTTCCTGACTATACTTCTGCTGCTATTGTGCCAGGAAAATTAGATCAGATTTCGTTTAATAATGATAAAGCAACAGATACGAACAAAATAGCAAAAGCTACAGAAACTCTTTTCAATTCTTCTGGTGGCGCTCAAATTCTTAATAGTGCTACAATCTCAGGTACAACAGCCTTTGGAGCAGCAATTCGTGCCGATACAGAATTAGCTATTTCTATGCTTCTACCACAGACTCAGGGATGGGTTAACCGCTTCCTTACATATTGGGTTTCTAACCCAGCCAAGGTAAAATTCTTTGAAGTTTCTGCTTATACAAAAGATGAATTCAAAAAAGAACTTTTGGAGGGGGCGCAAAATGGTCTTCCTACAGCTCTTGCATACAATACTCTTAATCAATTTTCTGAAAAAGAAACTCTTGCATTAAATGTATTAGAGCAGCAGGTTCTTGGAATATCGAATTTATTTGTTCCATTGCAGACTTCATACACCCAAAGTGGTAGCTCAGATACTGGTGGTGCTCCAACAAAAGATTCTACAGAAATCACAGACGACGGAGAAGCATCAAAAGATAAGGCTGATAAAGCTAAATAAGAGGATAATAATTATGGATAATAAGAAATTTATAATTACAACAAACGATGAATCAGCTTCATTGCTTATTCAGACTGGTTTTCATCTTGTAAGCCAGAATGGTAAACAGTGGACTTTTTTAAATGACAACAAAATGCTGTTTAGCAATCTAAGTGATGTTGTCTATTCAGATAAATTATTTATTTGATTACTCCTCTTCTATTTGAGGAGAATTACTCAAAGAAAGGAGGAAAATTTTGAAGAAATTCTTAACTATTGACGATTTGATTGAATTTTGTATGAAGAATAATTTTTCTAAATTCAGCAGCAAAGAATCTAATGCAGAAATTAGCGTCCAAATGCCAGCAATCGCTACATTTGGAAAATCTGATGATAATAAGCATACAGAAGGATTATGTCCTTTTAACGCTACTGCATATCATGATCATGTCAACTTAAACAAATCTAATATCAACGAAGATACATTTCAGGAAAATACACAATCTATACCATATCGCCCTATTCTGGCAAATATCGTTGAAAATTCTGATGGTAATAAAGATTTTGGATCACATGATTTTACAGTGGAAACTGATGAAAATGGAGAAGAAAAAATCACTTATCAGGAACGTCCAGTTGGTGTAATCAAAAAAGATTATACAATTGAATATGATAAAGAAGCCGGAGTTAACAGAGCTGTAATTCAAGGATATCTCTGGGAAGGATATTGCCAAGATGCAATTGACATTATGCAGCGTAGACAACAGGTTGATTGTAGTGTTGAATTGAGTATTAGAGAATTATCATTTAATGCTAAGGATAAAGTGTTAAATCTGGATGATTATTATGTTAGTGGATTGACTTTACTAAATGAAAATGTTGGTCCAGGTATGGCTGGAAGTAATGTTCAGCTTGCTGATTTTGAATCAAAAAATTCTGTATATTCTAATTTTGATGTAAATACTAAAATGCTTGAAATGTTAGAGAAGATCAATGCTACTCTCTCTAATTTCAATAAAAAAAATGCTGATGGAAAGGAGGACAATCAGGTGAACAAATTTGAAGAACTTTTAAAGAAATACGAAAAAACTGTAGATGATATTACTTTTACATATGAAGGTCTTTCAGATGAAGAACTGGAGGCTGCCTTTGCTAAGGCGTTTAATACTGATCCGGCAGGTGATCCTGCTCCTACAGAACCAGAAAAATTCGTAAAATCATTTGAACTTTCTCACAGCGATATTCGTTGTGCACTTTATAACTTATTAAATGCATATGAAGAAGCAGATAATGATTGGTATTTTATTAATTCTGTATATGATTCTCATTTTACATATGAGAATTGGGATGGAGATAAAATCTTTGGACAGGCATATAAAAAAGATGGCGACAATGTTTCATTTGATGGTGAAAGATATAATCTTCATCGTGAATTACTGACTGATTCTGAATATTCTGAACTTCAGAATATGAGATCAAATTATGCTGCAATTTCAGATAAACTTGCTTCTTATGAAAAGAAAGAGGCTGACGAAGCTAAAAATGCACTTTTTAAATCAGATGATTATAAAGGAATTTATGAATCAGAAGAATTCAAGGGTTTAAAAGAAAATCATACAGAATTTTCAGTTGATGAATTGAAGTCTAAACTTGATACTATATTGCTGTCATATGCTAAGTCTGGCAAGTTAAATTTTGCTGTTGAAGATGGTGATGTGCATGATGATAACGCCGGAAAAAAAACAGTAAGTAAAAAGACTTTTGGAAATCCATCACAGACTAAAAAGAAAAATAGATATGGATCTTTATTTGCATAGTGCAAAATAACATATTTGTTTTATAAATCAGACCGTAAATACGGTCTTATTTTTTTTGCCAAAATTTATGAAAGGAGAAAAAGTCAATGGCTATAAAATATTCTATTGAAAAACATGCCGTGGCCTTCCCTTCTAAGCTTGTTGCTCAGAATGGTGGAGAACACATTTATAACATTACACTGACCTCTGATACAGATAATGGAAATCTTGTAGCAAGAGGCGATTTTGAAGATCTTGACCGTTACACAGAAGCTGCTGTTACTAAATTTGAAGGTAAAATTCAGAAACAGGCTGCTAATGGTAATTGGTATGTAGAGGTTGTTGATCCAGGAGATGCTCTGTTTGTTTACATGCAGGCATTTATTGCAGAGGATTGGACAAACAAATGGAAGAAAGAATCTAACTTTTATAACGCGAAAGGTGACGTTGTAAGAGGATATGATCTTCATAAAGGTGACGTATTTGAGGTTTCCGCTGAGGGATTTGACGGAGAGCCAGCTGAAAAAGCGACAGTTACTTGTGAAAACAAGAAATTAAAAATTGGTTAATTTAGGGGAAAGGAGGAAGAAATATAATGAGACGTAAAATGTTATTTAGTGATTTAAGTGCACACGTTCAGGAAGTATTTACTAATCTGTGCAAAGACGGTGTTACACCAGAAGAAAACTACGAAGGCTTTAAAAAGCTTACATATGATCTGAATCATAATCCGAATGAGATTTTTGATGAAGAAGGAAATAAGAAAACAAAACGTGAAGCAGAAGATTCAGTACGTAAATTTGTTTATGCAATCATGGGATTAAATGAAAATTCTACAAAACGTGACAGAAAACGTGCTATGAATAAACATGGTATTGAACTGTTCGAAGTTATGGAAGAAGAAATTGATATTAAAGTTGAGACAGGCTTTAAAGAGTCTGAATTCTTTAATAACTATGTTGAAACAAGAAACCTTTCCCGTGGTGATTCACAGGAATTCTGGACAGATGATAAAGTTGTTTTATCTACAACAAAAATTGCGGGCGATCATCATGACTTTACACTCCAGAGACTTGGTTCTGGGGAAAGCTACACTGTAACAACAAGTGTATACGGTATTGCTGTTGGTGCTGATATTGATCTCTATCTGGCAGGAAGACTTGATTGGTCTAAATTTACAGATCAGTGTGCTGCTGCATTTGTAAGACAGATTCAGAATGATATCTATGCAGAAATGATGAACGCAGGAAAGAAACTTCCAGCTCAGTTCCAGGGTACAGGTGCTCTTTCAAATGCTACAAAAGATAAGCTTGATGAGCTGCTTGAAGATGTATCTCTTGCAAATGATGGTGCTCAGGTAGTCATCATGGGTACAAGAACTGGTCTTGCTCAGTTCCAGAAACTTATGGATGTTGACTGGATTACAGATGACCAGAAGAGAGATGTTGCTACAATGGGACGTCTTGGATATTATGGTCCATATACATTAGTTGAGATTCCGCAGAGATTCGCTCTGAATGATACAACTAAGAAATTAATGGATCCTAAGACTCTGTTCATTATGCCACAGGTCGAAGATAAATTCATCAAATTTGTTGATGTCGGAGAGACAGAAATTCATGAAATCACAGATAAAGGTGACCGTATGGACGATACAATGAAATACGAAGTACAGAGAGCAATGGGTGTTGGAACTCAGATCGGACGTTATTTTGGAGTTTGGACTCTCGCTTAAAATTTTGTTGTAAAATAATATTATAGTCGCGTGTCATATAGATGCGCGACTATTTGAATAAAAGGAGGACATTTTCATGGCAACTACTGCAGTGAAAACAAAAGCAAAAACTACCGCTGACACAACTGTTGAAACAGAGTCTACTACAGAATCTGTGAAAGCTGAACCAGTAAAAACAGCAGATGTTAAAGAAGTAAAGAAAGAAAAGAAATCTTATGCTCCGTCTGATGGAATTCCATGTAAATCTATTACAAATGGAGGACTCTATATGCCAGGGCTTAAGTCAAATATTTTATATTCTTGGGTTGATGCCGGTGATATCGTTGAGGTTGAATATCAGGATTTGCAGGCAGCAATCAGATCAAATAATGGTTATGTTATGAACCCACTTTTCGTAATTGAAGATGAAGAACTTGTTTCACAGTTTCCTCAGCTTAAGAAACTTTATGAAGCGTTATATTCCGTAGGGGAACTTGAAGACGTAGTTACAGAACTTTCTCCAGGAGATATGAAAGCAACTATTCTCTCACTTCCAAAAGGCGCTCAGGATGCTATTAAACATCTAGCCTCTAAAATGGTAAGCGACGGAAGACTTGATAGTGTGAAGAAAATCAAGACTCTTGATGAAATCTTTGATACAGAAATGAGTATTATGACAGGACTATTTAGTTAAAACAAAGGAGGTATATTATGCCTTCTCTAAATTATGAAGAAGTATACTCTAAATTCCGATTAAAAGCTGAGGCTTATGATATTTTAGAATATCGTGATGATGATGTAAACGCAGTATTTTTGTGTGACTGGTTACATACTTCAGCAAATAAACCTTATATTCGAAGATTATTTTCTGAATTGAAATTTAGTGATACAGTTCAGGAATTGACATATACAATGAAATATTCTGTGGATGATGAATTTGATGCAGAATTTATAACTGATGTCTTAGGTATTGGATTAGTAATTGAATGGATTACACCCAAAATTAACAGCCTGAATAATATTCAGCAGGTATTTGGATCTTCTGAGGAAAAATTTTATTCTCAGACTAATCATTTAAATGGTTTAAAAGATTTAAAAAAATCATTAATCAAGGAACAGAAGAACTTGATTAAAGATAGAGGTTATATATGGAATAGTTATCTGGATGGAAGTAATACATAATGGATACAATTTACGGACATTTTGATGATTTACAAATTGAAGAATATAAGGAAAAATTACACAAAGAAATGTTTTGGCTTCTTTTATATAAGGATCCAAAAACAAAAGATGAATTTAAAAATGTTGACTTTGAAAAATATTTTATCAATTTAATGAAGAAAATCGATGGTTTGAATACTCTTCTCTTCTATCCTGTAGAAATTGTAGCAATTATGAGTTTATTACAGGCGGCTCTCAATGAGACAAGAAGTGATGATTTTAATTATCGTTCTTACCGAAAATTGATACTAGATGCGCATTCGTTAGTAGACAAAATTAATTCTAGGAGTTGATTCTATGGTTACTGCAGAAATGTACAAAAATTATTTGTCATCATATGGCAGTAATCTAGCTCAGGTAAAGAAAAATCAGTCTGATGCAATTATGAATAATTCTTTTACTGCCGATGCACAATATAAAAGAGTTTATATTTTAACAAAAGATGGATGGAAATGGGAAGATGCTAAATATCAACGTCATGCCAAGCTTTCCATTCTTAAAGATGCAGTGGATTATTATTTACAATTTCGGCCTAAAGTACATTATCCAATAGGAAGTTATGTGTTTGTTCCTGATGATACTGACTTCGATATTAACATATCTGGGCACGAACTTGATAATCCGCTCTCACTTCCAGACGAAAGAATTACACAACTGTGGTTTATTGTCGGTAGAGATGATGCGAATGCTTTTGTTAGATATAATATATTAAAATGTAATTGGAAATTTCAATGGATTTACGATAACAAATTATATAAATGTTGGGGTTCAAATAGATCAGCTAATAGCTACACAAGCGGTCGTTGGGATGATCAATATACATCTTCGCTTGATAATCTGACAGCTGCATGGCTTCCAGATATTTATTATGCGTATGGTAATAATTTATATGATTTAGGACTTAGTGACGATCGTACTATTATGCACGAACAACGTTTTATGCTTACGAATAACATTCTTGACCCAAAAGTCTATCAGGTCACAAAAATAATAGATCTTAATCCTTCTGGAGTAATTAAACTTTCCATAAAACAAGATGAATTGAATAAAAAAGTTGATAATGTTCAACTTAGAATTTGCAATTATTATAAAGGTTCTGGTGATCAAAAAACAGAGATTATTCAGAAACCTCAAACAATGATTACAAGTTCACAAATTGAATGGATGTATCTAAATGACGATGGTGAAATCGAGCCATTATTGGACCGTTCAAAACAGTTTCTTTATATTGGAAAAAATTCATATTTTGAATATAAACTTCCTTATTCCGATCTTACTTCTGAATGGAATATTAGTCTTGTTGACAAAAATTCCGAATATACAGAAGAAGAAAAATCATATTATGAAGGATTAATGAAATTGACTGTAATGGATAATGTCACTATATCACTTAAGCCTGGAAAAGCTCATAGTTTAATAGGCAAAAGATTTAATTTATCAGCCACAGATAATAATGGGGACAATCATTCTTCTATCGAAGTGGAGGTGCAATTAGATGAATAGAGATATATCACATATTACACGAGATCTTGAAAATAAGAAAAATAATGACATTATTTATAAAAAAGATAAACTGTTAAAACTATTCAATGAGGATCCTGATCTTAATGAAATTTTAGGGAAAAAAGATAAACGCCCGTTAAATAAATATACAGATAAAAATAATCCCACAGCTCAAGAACTAAATGAGCGAAATTTAATCATTGAATATAATAAACGAGTTGATAAAAAGCAAATTCTTCCTATATTAAAACTGAATGGTATTAATAAAGAAGTATTAAATTTTATTATGTTTGATATAAATGATACTGATACATCATATTACAATAAGGCTATGAAAGTACAAACACTTATAGTTATGTGTTTAGTTCATGAAGATGATCTTGATACAGAATATGGGATTGTACGAACAGACTTATTGAGTTATATCGTAAAAGATCTTTTATGTTGGACGAATTCTTTGGGAAATCAACTTAAATGTATAGATGATTATGGAGATATTATTGACTCTAGGTATTATTGTAGAACGTTGAAATTTGAAATTGAATGTCCTAATAATTTATATGCAGGAATGAATAACAAATATGACAATTTCCAAAGAATCTGAAATTGATGCACTGAAATTATATTTTGGTGAACCATTTGTTATCGAAAATGATACATATAATGACATTATAATTAATCAACCTACAATAGGAGACATCATAAAAAGTGGTGAGAAAAAGATTTATTCTACTATAAATATTTTTATTGCTAATCCTACTATGTATCGCATGCAATTATGGGATCTTGGTATTGATTGGAATAAAATGTCTGACTTTTCTTTGTTTTGTATGCTTGTTCCAAGTATAGACTCAAAATCTACAAAGTTACTATTCGGTGACTTGAATTTCCAATTGTTTCAATTACAACAAACACAAACAGAAGACGGGGAACCGTTTTTTTATTTACTTAATGAAGAACAAAATGTTCAGATAGATGAAGCCGCATATCTACAGATGGCTTCATATTTAAGAGCTATGTTTAACACTTACCCAAAAGTGGAAAAAGCCAGGGGAAAATCTACAAAAGAATGGATGATTGAAGAAGATCGCATGAGCTTCGAACAACACAAAAATGATGTTTACAAATCCACTCTTCTACCACTCATATCTACTTGTCTTAATCATCCCGGTTTCAAATATAAAAAAAATGAATTACGTGAAGTTGGCATTGTTGAATTTATGGACAGTGTTCAAAGATTACAAGTTTATGAATCTTCTACTGCTCTACTTAAGGGTATTTATAGCGGCTTTGTTGACGCTTCAAAGATTGATAAGAATGAACTTAATTTCATGAGAGAAATTTCTCTCAAAAATTAATTTCTATATACAAAAATTTTAAAGGAGGAAATCATAATGGGATTTACATTAGATGATATCGTAATTGATCGTGTTCAGTATGGATATGCTGAAGATCTTAGCGGAAATCCATTATATGCATTAACTCAGCTTCAGGATGCAACTATTAATATCAGTGCTGAGTCAACAGATGCAACAGATAATCAGGGTAACCTGATCAAACGTTTCTGGAAGGCTAAAACAGGTGAGTTTACTGCAAATAATGCAATGATTAACCTGAACGTTATTGGCGCTGCGTCTGGCGAAGGTAAAAGAACTGCTTCTTCTACTAATAAAATTAAAATGCCAAAAATTATTACTGTAAAAGCTGGTGCAAAAGCAACATTAACAGGAGTTGTTGATGGTACTGTAAAAGTTAATGCATTCAGCGCAAATGGTTCTATGGGTGAAGCATTTGAGAAGGATACTGCTGCTGCAACAGATAAATACGCTCTTACAGAAGGGGGAGAATTTACACCACCTACAGCTGCAGGCGTAGATACTTACATCGTTATGTATGAAAGAGAAGTTGAATCTGGTGTTGCTATTACTAATAAGGCAGATAAGTTCCCACAGACAGTAAAGCTTACTTTAAAGGCTCTTGCTGTTGATCCATGTCATTCTGACGTTCTTAAAGGAGTGTATATTGTACTTCCATCATTCCAGGTATCTCCTGAAATTGAAATCTCTCTGACAACTGACGGACAGCTTGCTTACTCTGGATCTCTTCAGGTAGATTACTGCTCTGCTGATAAAGCTCTTTATCACATTTATTGGGCTGATGAAGACGAAGAATAATCATTAGATAATATAATATTATTCTAATTACGGTCGGTATGTGTCATAGCATACCGGCTGTTTTACTATCCATATTCAAGGAGGAAAACATGGTTAAGAAAAATAACAAGAAATGCATTTTATGCGGAAAAACATATACATATTGTAGTCGCTGTGAAGAATTCGACCATCTTCCAAGATGGATGGAGATTTATTGCAGCGATAATTGCAGAACAATCTTTAATACATTGACAGAATATAATGCTGAAAACATTACAGCTAGAGAAGCTGCTGAAAGAATGAAAGATTGTGATATGTCTGATGTCAGTAAATTTCATGAAGTAAATCAGAAAATGATTGCAAAAATTCAGAAAGAAACTGCTGATATTAAATTACAGAAGATCTCAGAAAAAGATATTGTTGAGACGGATTCTGTAGTTGACGAAGAAAATAGCGAGGAAATTGAAACTCGTAAACCAGTGCGTACAAGAAAACGTAAATAGTATTTGAATAGTGATTTTTTAGGGGTATGTCTCACTATTCGAGACTACCCCTTTTTTCACTTTTAAGGAGTAAAAGGATTATGAGAATACAATCAAATTTGAAACCGCGTGATTATACGGAGAAAGAAGTCTGCAGGATTATAAATCCGAAGCAGCGTGATTTATATATTAAACATAGAGTATTTCCGATAGATATGTATCCAAGTGTTACGGATGACGGAAAAGATATTATTGTTTACATCTTTTTAATTGAAGAAACCAAAGAGCTGTTTCAGCAATGGCTTAATCATACACTTGAATAAGGAGAACTTTATATGAAAGAAAAAATTTTAGATAAACAAGTTCTAAGATATGTTATTGCCACTACTGTTTCTGGCAAACCAACATATCTCAAAAAGAAATTGCAAAAAATTGAATACAGTTTTGTGACAGATATTGATAACGCTACTAAATGCTCATCTTATGCTATTGCAGAGACTGTAATAAAATACTACGAACATGACACTCATGATACTAATGCAGGATTGATTATTATTCCGGTTGTTATCAGTTATGAATTAGTAAAAGAGGTTTAAATATATGGATAAATCAATTATATTGACAATTGATGATTTTATATCAGTGAATCACTATTTGGCATATAGAGCCATTATGAAAAATGGTAAACCAATGGCTATGAGTTATAAAACTCAAGAAGCCAAAAAATTCCAAACAGAATTTACTGAATATGTGAAACGACAAGCAAAAGAACAAAATTGGGAAACAGACCCTAATCCTATGCAGCACTACTATGTAGATGCTGTTTTTTATTTTCCAAGAATTGATATGGACACAAATAATTATTGGAAAGTTGCATTTGATGCAATCACTGACTCAGGTGTTATTTGGGTAGATGATAATATGGCTTGCGAACGAGTTATAAAAGTATTATACGATGCTAAAAACCCACGTATTGAATACACCATTTATAAGACTAATTTTATTGGTATTTTTGATAATATTGATCAGATGAATGCCTTCGAATCAACTTGTAAAAATTGCAAAAGATACTGTCGAAATTGCTCTATTTTAAGAAAAGCAAAAGAAGGACGTATCCAAGAAGAAATTCAAAATAATGTCTGTTCTAAATATAAGGAATGATTTTTATGTGGACAGACAATGAAAAACAAATATTGATTGAAAATTATCCAATAATGACAACTTCGGAACTTATGATTTTATTAAATAAGTCAGAAGGACAAATTAGAGGGATGAAAGAACGGTTAGGGCTTAACCAAAAACTTAATGTTTTTACTAATGAAGAAAAAGAATTGATACGAAAATTTTACGAAGAAAATTCAGAACAACTAAATTTGGATGATTTTGCCAAAAAGCTAAATCGTCCTAAGACATCAATTTGCAGGTACGCTAACAAAGAGGGATTAACAAAATCATCAAGACCCATGACAGAATTAAAGAAGAAAACTCTTTCAGATAAAGCCAAAGAATTTATTTTAACTGAAAAATATCAAAAAGAGATTTATCCGAATCAAGTAGCATTACTAACATATTATGCTCAAAATGAACATCCAAAAGGTATGTTAAATAAACACCATACTGATGATGTTAGACAGAAAATGTCAAAATCACATATTGAATTGGCAAGAAACATGACAACCGAAGAAAAGCATGATATTGCTATGAAAGCAGTTCAAACAAGATTACATAATGGTGGGTATAATACTACTTCTAATGCGTATTCCAGATGCAAAGGTGGCATTAGATCTGATTTAGATTGTTATTTTAGGAGTGCATGGGAAGCTAATGTTGCTAGAATCTTAAATTGTAAAAATATTAAATGGGAATACGAAATAAAAAGATTCTTTTTTGAAGAAATAGTAGATGGTATAGCAAGTTACCAGCCAGATTTTTACTTGCCAGAATATGATAAATGGATTGAAGTAAAAGGCTGGATGGATCAAAAAAGTAAAGTTAGATTGAAATTGTTTCAAGAACAATTTCCAGATGAATATAACAAATTAATTTTAATTGATGAAAAATACTATAACCAATTAAGAGCTGATTACTCTTATATTGAAAATTGGGAAAAATAAGGAATAAAAGGAGATTTATTATGAGCGAAATAAATAAAGTTAATTCAGATACAATTGAAAGAAAAATTGATGTTCCAGAGTTTATCAGACGATATAATCTCTTGAAAACAGATGAACAGCGAGATGAATTTGTTAGAAATATTATTTGGAGAACATATTGCCCTGTTTTAGAAAAGAAACTTGTTCTTCAGACAATACTTGATAAGTCTATTACCACTGGAAAAAACGGGGTGCAGTATATTGATATGTTTTTATCTAAAATCAATATGACTACTACTATCCTTATTTTATATACAAAATTGAACATAGTAAAAACTGATGATAGTACTACAAATGCATTTCAAGATTATGATTTATTATTTGAAAATAATCTCATGAATAAAATTTGTGAAATTATCGGAGAAAGAGAATTGTCCGAACTTATGAGTATTAATGGCTTACTTATGGATAATTTCCATGAAGAAAATAAAAATATTGAAGCGTATATTGCAAAATATACTGAAGCATTTGCCACTACCATTGGCGTATTTGCTAATGAAGGTATTTCTGAATTAATGAAGTATGTAAAAGAAAACGGAATTAAACTTGATTTGAAATAAATTATAGGAAGGGGGCATTTGATATGACAATAGAGGAATTTGCTCGAAGGATAAAAAAATTAATGGCTGATATCCCACAGCCATTTTCAAATTATTTGGCTGAAGCTATAGCTCCAGAAGTTAAAGCCAAAGTTAAAGAAATATTTGATAAATGGGTTAACAATTATTATGCAAGTTATTCCCCAATATATTACAGCAGAACATATGGATTAAGAGATGCATATGTTTGTGAAGTATACGGAAATCTTCTTGTATTTGAATCAGATGCCTCTTTACTAAATGGATCTCATAGAGTAAGCAATGAATATATTTATGACCGTATGTTTTTTGAAGGATGGCATGGAGGCGCTGATAAAGGAGAAGGTCATCCGGCGCCAGGATCATTATATTGGAGATCTCCATTTAAAGAGTATACACATTGGGGAGCTATGGCTGCCTCATCTGCTGCTCCTGGACCTAAAATTCAGTCAGACGTAAAAAACTATTTTAAAAGTGGAGAATGGCATAAAAAAGTAGAGGCTGTAGGGATAGATCTACTTATAAATCGTTATGGATTATAATATAAAGGTTGGTGAACAATACATATGGCAAAAATAAGAGAAGAACTTGAAATAGTAAGTAGTGACGATCTTAATTCATTGCTTAATAGATTAAATAAATTAAAAGATGAAATTAAGGATACTAACAATACAACAGTTAAGCCTAAGACAGATTCGTCAGAAATTGATAAAGCTAATATAAAATTAGACAATTTAAGAAAAAATGCTCAAAGTGGAATTGATGCAAAAGTAAATGTTCAACTTGATGCTTCTGATTTAAAGAAGCTCAATAATCTCCCAACTGCAAAAGCAAAAGTGGATTTTCTAGTAAATAAAGGTACTATCAGCAAAAGCATTGGTAAAGATTTACAGGCCGCTATTGGGAAAGCTTATTCAGATGTCAGTAGAAAATTCAAAGATTTTCCAGGGCTAGATAAAGAGCCTAATATATCTCTTGATAATTTCATGAAAAGAGTTCCTGAATTATCAGCTCGTCAAAGAAGTGGCATAATTCAGACACTTACGGATAAGGGCATAATATCAGATAAAAATATTCCTGAATCATACGAAACTGTATATAGATTAAAAAGCTACTTAGAAAATGCTAAAAAAGCAGTATCTAAAACTATTCCGTCCGAGGCGTTTACTGCCCCGGATCTTTCTTTATCTGCAACAGAATATGGTAATGCAATTAATGAACAAGTGAAGCTCGTACAAAATATACTTAATGCTTCTAAGTTTTTTGCTGATTTAAGTTCTAAAATGAATGTTAAAGCTGCTGCAAAAGTTTCACCTGAAGAAATGTATAAATTAATGGGCGTTGGTTCTGAAAAGGCTGATACAGGTAACTATGTTGCTTATCTGGCAGATCAGATTGCTAAGAAAGCAAATGTATATGATATTATCGATCAGGTTGTAACGGGCGCTCTGGATCCGACGCAGATCAGTCAAAAAGATATTGCAAATAGCATTTCAAAAATTACTAAAAAGAAAGAATCTACACCTAAGGCTTCTTCTACTGGTAAAACTAAAAAAAAAGTAAAACCTGTTATTGATGATTCTGATGACTCAGATCGACCAGAAGGAAATATTGAAAAATTATATGATGAATTAAAAGATGCATATAAAAATTTTGTAGAAGCAAGAAAAGCAAGAAAAACAAATAGTATTCATCCATCTGATTATGCTTTAAAAAGTGCAGTATTTAGAGAAGCGTATGCAAAAGTAGCACCACATTTATTTGATGATGAGAAAGAAAAATTTGTTGGTCCAAAACCTATGAGTCAAGAAGTAGCACAATTAGCTGCTGATTCTACAAGAAAAACAGTAGAACAGATTTATTCGATAAAGAAGCCGCTTAAAGATCTGGGTTATTTAGGGAATAATCCCGATGTGTCTAAGATATTCGATAGAATTTCCAACAGAATTATTAAAATTAATGCCGATAAACTCAATAACCGCGATAATGAAAATGGCGATACTGATGAAATTATAAAAAATATTGGAGTAATGAATAAATTAGCAAGTCAGCTTGAAGATATGATTCATGCTGACGGGCATGTGGATTTTGCTATTAAAAATCTTCCTACTATTACGAAACCAGCTACTACTGCTTCATCGTTACTTGATAATTCTGATATTAAAAAACAGACAGAAGAAACTGCAGATGCTATTACTAGAACAGCAGATCAAGTTATTGATGCAAAATCCAAAGAAGCTGATGCTGTTGTTGCTGCAAATGATAAAATTGCTGAGTCCGAGAAGAAAGTAACAAATCAAGTTACAGATGCTGCAAAAGAACAGAACGATACAATCAAAACTGTGTTTGGTTTGAAGAATGTTAATTCTAATTTAACAGAAACCCCTGTTACTCCTCCAGAATTAGATGGTTTAAAACAGCTTTCTCAAAGGGAATTTGGCGACGCTCAGAAATATATTAAGGTGTATGAAGATACCAACAGAACTATATACACCCTTACTCAGACATATAAAAAACAGTTCGATGCTAATGGTAATCTCTTAGCTGAGGGATATGAAAATGCTATTGCATATTATGATAGTTATGAGAAACTTGAGGGAGAAGCTGTTAAATTAAGTAAAAAGATTAACTCTAATTATGCGAAGCTTGATACGGAGAAATATAAATCCACTGATAAACAGAATCCTAATCTTCTTAAGAAGTTGCAAGATGATATCAAATCTGATCAACAAGACTTATCTGAATTACATAGAATTGCAAGATTAAATGCATCTCTTCCTGATAACGATTATATGTATCAGAACTTTACTCAAGCACTTCGAAAAGGATCTGCTGAATCTGCCAGATCACTATCTGCAACTCGTAAAACAAATCGTGATAATTTCAATGTAAAAAAAGATACACTAAATACGGATATTTCTAAACAGATTTCAGATATAGAATCTCTTGGACAGGCTGGTACTATTGCTGCTGGAAAACTTCAGGGTATACAAAAAAGTTTATCTACTATTACTACTCCTGCTGGGTTAGAGAACGTTCAAAAACAAATCACAGATATTAATGAGCAGTTTGATTCAAACAAGGCTCGTGAATCTGCCTTGAATTATGTACATAATCTGGAACAGGGATTGACCGGTAAACAGAATGTTGTTATTGGTACTAAAAATGTTTCTGATAATTTTGCTGATAGTATTAATAAAGTAAATGGCACATGGACTGGACCGTTAGCTAATCTAGATAAAACATTTAAATTTAATCGTAATACTACTGCGACAGAAATTGACGGATATATTGCTGATGCAAAAAAACTTGGAGACATAGGTAAAGCATCAGCGGAAGCGTTTTCTAATTTAAAAACAAATCTCGAAAGCTGTTATACAGAATCTGGATTAAAACAAATCCAAACACAAATGCGCGGAATTTCTAAAGAAATGTCTACTGCAAAAAAACAGGCTGATGAGGCTGCAAAAAATTCAGAAACTGCAAAAATAAATGATCAGTATACTCAGATTATGTCAGATATGTCTAATCTTGAGAAGAAAAATAAAGAACTTCGTACTGCTTTAAAAAGTGATAAAAATTCTGATTATATCAAAAATATTACTGCAGAACGTGATGCTTATAAAGAAGCAGTTAAAGGTGCCGACGAGTATATTGAAAAGCATAAAGAAGTTATTGGCGATAAGAATGTAAAAAAATATAATACAGCTAAAAGTCGTGCGAATCAAATTGAAACAGATATTGAAAATGATATCACTGCTCAGACAAAAGCAATTGATAAAGAAGCATATACAAATAAGTATACTGCTGCTATTGCTGATGTGAAGGCTTTAGGTGAGGCTTATAAAGAGCTTAATAATATTCAAAAAGAGGCATTCTCTAAAAAATCCGGACAATCTGCCACTACTTTAGATGATTATAATCAGAAAATTGTCAAAGCTCAGAACAAAATAAAATCTTTAACTACTAAAGTACAAGATTTTCGTAATACAGTATGGAGTTCTGATGCCACTCAAGCGGATAAATTAAATCAGAAAGTATTTGATAACTATGAAAAGCAATTCGATAATATGTCAAATACTAAAAACAATTATGAGTCTGATTTAGTGGAAGCGATGAAAACTGCATATCAATTAAAAAGATCTACAGAAGCAAAACTTTTAAAATCTGCTACGAATACCTCATTAGATGTTGGTCAGATATCAGAATTAAAAGGTAAAAATGGATATACGACGCAATTATATGCTTCATTGCGAGATCAAGTCGTCGATCAGTTTGGTAAAGATTTCCAACAGCAAGCAATTTTGGGATTAAAAACAAATGCTAATAATCAGCGAAATGATATTTTGAATACAAATTTCAAAACTCTTTCAAATGATATAGATCAGTATGTTTCTAGTGTTACAAAAGCAGGACGTGCTTCTAAAGGATTTCAACAAAACTTTTCTGGACTTTCAACAGATCTTGTAAACTTACAAAATACTTTTTCAGATCCTTCTAAACTAAATTCACAAGGTGTTACAGATTATTTTGATCAAATGAGTAATATAGCTCAACGTTTTGGAAATTTAAAATACACTTATTCAAATGGACAAGGAAAAGCAGAACTTGACTTTACTCAGGCTCTAGGCGAAATAAATGGAGAAAAGGCTGTAGGAAAAAACAGTAATTATTTTAGATTAGCCGGAGAATATGTTCAAAGCTATAATAATATATGGGATAAATACAATAAAGACATTGAACAGTTTGCTGAAGGAAGCGAAGAAAGAAAGAAACTGACCACACAAGCAGAAAAAGATTCTGAAGATGTTGTAAAAAGTATGCAGAATCTTGCTAAGAATGCTTCTAAGTATAATCAGGTAACTGATAAAGGTACGGAGCTTGATTTCACATCAAATAGGACTCGTAATACGAAAGATGCTTCAGCATTTTTAAGTCAGTATGCTACTTCTATTGGATTAACTTCAGAAATTTCTACTAAAATTAATGAAGCGACTGGACAGGTAACAAAAACATTTACTGATATTTCTGGTAATACAATAACATTAACTGGAAATATTGATAAGCTTAATAATTCTTTACGAGTAACTCAATCACTAACGTCTAAAAATGGATCTGGAATGTCTTCATTTGGCAATACACTTAAAGGTATGGTATCAGGAAACTTTAAAGGTGCTATTGCAGATATTGCAAGTTATGTTTCTTATTTCCAGGTAACCATGAAAGCAATTCAGCAGGCCAAACAAGGCTTCAATGATTTCTTAAATTTCCAAAAAGACTTAACAAATATTAGTTACACAATGAATTTATCGCCGGATCAATTACAGAATCTTGGTACTTCTGCAATTGATATGGCAAAAGATTTATCGATGTCCTTGGATAATACTATGGACATTTATAAAATCTATGCAAACATGAATACTACTGCTTCTGAAATTCAGCAAACAGCAAGACCAACTGCTATCTTAAGTAACTTAAGTGGCGTTGATGCTTCTACTGCTGCCGATCAGGTACAGGGTATTTTACAGCAGTTCCATATGTTAGAAGATGGATCTACTACTGCTGCTGATGCCTCTATGCATATTGTCGATGTTCTGGATAAAGTTTCCGGAAGTGTGGGAATTGATTACGCTAAAGGTATCAAAATTATTTCTGATGCTGTACAGGTTTCCGGTCAGGTTGCTTATGATGCAGGTATGTCATATGAACAGCTTGCAGCTATTACTGCTAAAGTATCAGAAAGAACTCGTGAAGATGGATCTTCAATTGGTAATGCTTTGAAGACAATTATCACAAGAACTACAAAAGTCGGTAAAATGCCACAATATGCCGACGAAGTTGACAATGCAACTTTATCTAATGCTTCTGCATCTCTGCATGCTATAGGTGTAGATGTTTATAATCCGGATGGATCTGACCGTGGTATCATTACTGTTATGTCTGAGCTTAAAGATAAGTGGGACGATTTAACTGATGCACAGCAAGCCAAGATCGCATTCGATGTAGCAGCTACGAGGCTAAAAGCTAGCCTCTGTATGAAGAAATTCATACTGGAATGATTTTAACTGCAGGTAATACCTTAGAGCCTTGCACCACAATAATCAGGAAACTAGATTATGAAGGTTTGAAAACGCAAGGATTGGTTGTTCATGCAGCGAAGTACCCTAACGTATTCCGTAGATCATACGGTACTTGAGTCGAGGGTGAACGTTCAACGACTAGATTCTCGTCGAGCTATAGACAAGAGAATAAAGGTGGAAATCCTGAATATCTATAGCAATAATCGTAGGGCGCAATCGCAAATGGCGTGGGTGAAAACCCCTTAAATCGAAAAGGACACCCTAAACCGTAAAGGTCGGTAGGTGAAGAAATAGTCTATGCTTGCGTAAAAGCGCAAGTTGTGTTAATATGCGTATAACAAATATAACATCAAAAATTATAAATATAAAATTTATTTATATAGAGGAATTTATGGGAAGAAAAATTATTTTAACAGAAGAACAAGAAAAAATTGTCAAAGATTCTTATCTTTCAGGAATGAGTTGTAATCAAATATTGAAAAATACAGGATTCGGCAGAGATGCTATTAAAAGATGTTTAGTAGATGCCGGAATTTATAATCCTGATAAAACACGATATAGAAAGTATTCAGATGAAGATATTGAGTATATTAAAAAGTATTATCAAATTGGTGATTGGGACTCAATATTTAAGAAATATCCGTTTATGAATAAACAAAATGTTTATGATATGGCAAAGAAGCGTGGATTTTCAGCTGATTTTTATTTTTGGAGAAAAGAAGATGAATTAATTGTTAAAGAGAACATGTATAGTAAAACTTTTGAGGAAATATCTGATTTAATTGACAATCGAAAATCTTCTTCTCAGGTAAAGCAAAAAGCATTTAAATTAGGATATAGAAATGATGATTCATGGACTGAAGAAGAAATAAATATTCTAAAGAAAAATTATTCACTGATCCCAATGATAGAAATCATGAAATTATTACCGCGTCATAAAACAAAAGATTGTATTCAAATGAAAGCATCTCAGTTAAATTTGAAATCGTACTATTCTTTAAATTGCATGTGGACCGATGATGAAAAAGATTTTATAAAAAATAATTGGAAATTTATGTCCGATATAGAATTAGCTGACAAATTAAAACGATCTCAAAGAAATGTAAAATATCAGAGAGAAAGACTAGGATTGTTTAGGTCTGATCCATTTGGAGAAATCAATAATCGTTTAAATGATTATTTAAGAAGGCGTTCTTATACATGGAGAAAAAATAGCATTAATGCATGCAATAATAAATGTGTCTTAACAGGAAGTGAAAAATTTGATGTGCATCATATATATCCTGTTAACCAAATTATATCAGATATATTATATGAACTGAATTTGGAAAATAAAAATTTAGACGAATATACATCCAAAGAATTAGAAATAATCGTGACTAAATTTAATGAAAAACAAAATAAATATCTTGGCGTATGTGTAAGGCAAGATATTCATAATTTATTCCATAGTATATATGGTGATATTGCAACCAAAGATCAATGGGAGCAATTTGTAATTGATTTTAAAAACGATAAATTTGTTGATTATATAGCAGCATAATATATTAACACAAAACGAATGTTGCGAATTCGTTAAATGAAACAGAAACTTCAAAATTCAAGTCTATGCTTGATGCATTCACAGACTCCATGTCACTGGCAGAGGAAGCAACAACCGCAAATGGTAATGCTGAAGCTAACCAGGAAAAATACATGGAATCAACCGCTGGTAAACTACAAGCAATCAAAACACAGATGCAGGATTTCTGGGTTAATTTCTATAATTCAGGGACTGTAAATGGTGTTCTTGAATTTGTACATAGTTTAACAGAAGGATTTACGTCACTTGAAAAAACACTTGGACCAATACCGGCATTACTTACTGCTGTATTTGCAGCAATGACAGTAAAAAATGCAACAATGGCAGGATTAAAATTCCTGAGTGGTGGAGGTCTTGCAACAGTCGTAGGTTGACCCAAAAATCTAAGGGTTACACGTTATTTTCCGATTTTTAACAATGAGCCTATCTACATAGAGATTCATATCAATATGTGGAGAATAGCGACTTAAAATAAATAGAGGATTAATACGTCGAATTCACTATTCTATGCTGATCACATAGTGAAGTGGGCGAAAGCTCGTGACAACGCACGTGCCAACCTGATTAACGATTTAGTCATATGTGAAACGTTAGTAACAATTACGCAAGTAATGACGAGGGAAACATATAAATAATCAGGAGGAGTAGAGAGAGCACCCTTCCTCGGAGTATATTATATATACTTTTAATGAATGTTCCATGAGCGGCACTTCTCTTCTGCCGAATCGCTTTATGCGAAAGAGAGAAATTATATTTGATAAAAGAAAGACACCGCGGTGATCAAGCGCAGTGTCTGTAAGATAAGCTTTGAATTTTAAATTATTGAAATTTAACCTTTAAAACTTTAATTGTGTGGGTTTCACCCCACACTACCAGAGTTGTATTTCTACTTCTCCGGTGTCTCGCTTGCAAACTCGCAATTAATATCAATGCTCTGTTCTTTCAGGTTTATTGATGTCACGAGTTTTGTTGGATTGTGCTGGAACACCATCCATAAAGCTGCAAGTAATACTAAAACCGTAAAGAATCTTTTAATTGCTATCTTTGCAAGCTTAAATTGATGCTCTTCACTCTTCATAGTCCACCTCCCTTCTGCCATATGGCTAAAGTAAATATAGGGGATTTTTGATTTGGACAGAACATCCAATTTTGATATTTCTAATTGTAGGTGTGTGCAAAGCCGAGGCACACTCCCAGCTATCCTACAATTAGAAATATATCACTTGATTTTATTGTTGTAAAGACAGAACGTCAGTTTTTATTTATATAGCAGAAAAGGCACCTCGCGCGAACTGGTGCCCTAAAAATCATCAAAGGTTTTGCCCTTTGATTCCCGGTCAATATAAAAAATTGTCACTCTGACGTCTAGCTGACCGGTGCGTCGCTTGCAAAGTCGCTTTCAATCTCAATTTGGATGGTATCAATTGTAAGTTTCAAGTCCATATGGGTTGGATTCTTTAAAAGAATCATTCCTATAATAAATACAGGCAGAAACAAATCAATAGTACGAGACTGAAACTTCTTTACAAGCTTACTTCGTTTTTTCTTACTCTTAGTCATTTTTTCACCTCCTTCCGACATTAAGAAGAAGGCTTTTATGTATAAGTATGAAATAAACGAATAAAACAAACTTCTGCTACTGATACATAACAACCACTTTCCTTTAAAAAGCAAAGGTTTATAGTGTTTCGGTGTGAAGACGCACAAGGCCATGGTGCGTACATGGCCTCTTCACATAGAAAATTATACCAAATTGTCGTTTATTGTAAAGACAGAACGTAGGTTCATAATAACCTCCATAGAAAGGACATAAATGCATGAATTTACCACGTAACAAAACACTTTGGACACTTGTTGAGATTACTCAAATACTCAACGAACAGGAATGTACTATTGATGACGCAGAAAAAATAATTCGATTTTTGTCATCTTACATCAAACAGCAACGCGAAGATATTGAATATGGTTCCGCTGACAATTATATTTTAAACCGAAAAATAGACAATGCTTCTAATAAAATTGTTGAAGCCATGAATCATGTAGATGGATATTGCTAATCACCTTCCTGGCCACCATTTGTGACCGCACTTCTGGCAGAGATTCTTCTTTTGAGAAGCACCAATCCAGCCGAAGAGTCCATAACCTTGTTCTTCTGTTGTGACTGATATGGAACCACACCGTGGACAACGGACGACGTTGGAATTTGATTTGGGTTGAACATAACGTACTTGTTCAAAAGTAAACTTTTCAAAATTATGCGCCATACAATCAAGAATCATCTTTGCGGCAAATTCGTTTGTCAGTTTATATGTATTAGCCCATTCTCCCATTTTTTCATGAAATTCTGCATATTGCGCACTACTGATAGGTGGACGCGTTTTAGATGATCCATATTGTAATTGAAGAAATTGGGCGAAATATTGCTGATCTTCTGGTGATAAAGACAGAATATATTTTTTAATGTCAGTAACATCTTGTTCTGCGTAATTGATTATACATGTACTTTTTGAGACAATTTCCTGTAACGGATAACCACAGTGAATACAGGCCGGAGCCTTATCAGACACCTGGCCCCCGCATTCAGGACATTTAATAAGAGCCATAATATTACCTCCAATACATTTATAGTTTGATTATAACATTAAAGACAGCTCATGTCATTAAGTAAAATCGGAAAAGTAAGTAATGCTGTCAAACTATTAAATACTGCTGCTACTAGCGGAGATATTGCAACAGGTATTTCTAGTTTATCCAATTCATTAAGAGCGGCAGGGAATATGTCGGCTGGAGTTAATTGGATTTCTAAATACGGGAAAGTTTTGGATTCTGGTATAGCATATCAAGCTCTTAAACAAGCATTTCCGGAAGAATCATTAACAGAAGATATGCTTGCTAAAATTGGGTATACTGCAAACGGAGCGGGTAAAGTTGGAAATGCTTCTAAATTTAGCTCTGTAGGATCTACATTTGCAGGTCTTGGTGCATTTCTCAAATCAATTTGGCCTGTATTAGCTGTTGTTGGCGGAATTGCAGCAGGTACAGCTGCATGGAAATGGGCAGATGATAAATTTACTATTACAAAAGCTACAGCCAAAAAACACTCAGATGAGTCGGCACAAGCATATCAAAATGCAAAAACAGAGCTTAGTACAAAACAGTCTCAGTATGATACTAATCAGGATCGTATTCATGAACTTCGCGCTACACAGAATAGGACTTCTGATGAAAATGCAGAACTTTCTCAGTTGACGAAAGAGAATTCTCTACTTGGAACACAAGTTTCTGTACAAAAGAAGCTTGTTGATGCTAAAGCTCAACAGCAAGCTATTGATGCAGATATGAATCTGAATAAAAAATATACAACAAGTCAAGCTGTTGCAAATGAATATAGTGACAGTGTTGTTGCTAAACAGGAAGATATCGTTGAAGAAACTACCAGAAAAGTCAATGAGTTAGCTGAATTACAGAAAAAACGTGACACTGCATACCAAAAATTAGGCCAAATGAGTGCTGATGATGAAGGATTTACCGAGCAGCAAAATATTGCGAACCAAATGGATGATCGTGTTTCTAAGAAACAGAGCGAAATTGCAGACGCAATGGATGAAATATCTGATGATTATAATAGACTATTTGATGAAGATACAGGTGCATTAATTAATCCTAAAACAAAAGATACTGCAAAATCTGTAGAAGATCTTTTTTCATTATATGGTCGTGTAACAGATTCAGCTCAGGAAGAAACAGATCGCATTAACAATATTTTCGCCAAAGCAAAATTTGATGGTGTTGAAGATCAATTAGTAAATGCTGGAAAATCTGGTGGTACTGATGCTGTCAAAGCCAAGATCTCAGAAATCGACGGATTACAAGAAGCTTTAGATAATGCTGGTATTAGTGCTGATACACTTGCATCTAACATTATGGCTATTGCTAGACCAGATGAGAAAAATCTTGAAGGTATAAAAGAAAATCTGAAAGATATTTTTGATATCAGCGCTGATTTAAACGAAGGAGATAATTTTGTTGGCCCATCAGGAAATCTTTATAATTTCTTTAAGGATAAAACTGATAAGCAGATAGAAGATTTCTGGAATTATTATAGCGATCAAGGATTAGATGGTTCTGATTGGAATTATATGGATCTCGCTTCCAATTTCAATAAATCACAAGAAAAAGCAAAAATTGAAGCTGAATCAAAAACCTTCTCTTCTCTCTTCAAGAACTCTGCTGAAGATACAGCAACAGATCTTGATACCATAACAGACAATTTCCAGACAGATATGTCAAATATCAAGTCTTCAATGGATTCTATCAAATCCGGTACATTCCAGAATTCAGATATTACTGATCTTATTCAGCAGTTCCCGGAACTTGCTACAGAGACTGATAATCTACAACAGGGATTACAGAATTTAGCATTTGATAAAGCAAGTGATGCTATCGGTAAAATCAGAGATTCTGTAAAAGATGTAACTGATCCGAAAGAACTTGCTGCAGCTGATAAATATGTACAGAGTATTATGGATACAATGGATCTGAGCGGATTTGATATGAGCAATGCTAAGTCTGCAATTCTTGGGAATTTAACAAAGAATTTAGCAGACAAACATATGGCCTCTGTTACAACACCAAACCTTGTAAATCAGTTAATGTCAGAATATGGAAATGATGAAATTGCAGTTCAAGCAATTATGAAATTGTCACTTGATCCATCAATGGCAAATGCAGATATCGAAACCTGGAAAGCAAAAATTGAAGATACTAAAGTACAGATTCAGTTGGATACTTCAGCTAAAAATCTGGATAATCTCTCAAAAGAACTGACTCGTCTTCAGACTGATGCTTCCGATCAGCAGACAAGACTGAATAATAAATCTGCTTATAATATGAAAGCTACTGCTTCAGATTACACCAATTTAATTGAAAATGGTGACAAACAGATTGAGAATCTTAATAATCAGATTCAGGAATATCAGAATAGTATCGATGCTTTGAAAAATAGTAAAGGTTTATCTCCTCTTTCTGATGAAGATAACGAACAGATTAAGCAGTATCAGGATCAAATTCAGGCAGCTAACATGTCTATTGAAAACATGAAGGCTTCTCAGGCCGATTGGAGAAAAACAGCATTTAATCTTCCAGTAACTGATATGCAGAACACTGTTACCGCTCTTACATCAGCTATTAGCGAAATGCAGACAGAAACAGGTCTTACATCTGATACTATGGATAGTCTTAGAACACAATTCAGTGATCTAAAAGATGCTCATGTTGATAATGTATTTGATCGCACTGCAAAAGGTTTGAAAATCAATACAGAAAGAATGAAGGATTATCTGGAACAGCAGAATGAATTCATGAATTCTGATTTTGCACAACGGATTCAGGATTATCAGGATCAATTATCAGCAGGTAACAAAGATTATACTCAGCAAGGATTAGAAAATCTTAAAAATCTGCAGGCACAGTATTTTGCTCAGTATCAGGAGGCGGCAAAACAATTCTCTGATTTCCAAGCTATGGTTAATGCTGACAATCTTTCTACTGAAGGCAATGAATATACTACAGCTAAGAGTTATCTGGATAACGCAAAAGATCTGTATGATAAAGGCTTAGTTGGTACCCCTCAGTTTAAAGCAGCTGCAAAATATTTCTCTCAGAATGGTTTTGAAGATGCTGATAATTTCATTGAGAACTACAACAAACTTAAGAATTATTATACTGATGATGCTTCCGGTCCGAAGAGATTTTTAAGCGATCTTGAGGCTAAGGGATTAGCTACTTACAAAACTCTTGAGGATGGAAATCAGCAATGGATGTACTCTTTCACTGATACTCAAGAAGCTGCAGATGCTATGGGTATGAGTCTTGAATCATTCGAATCTATGTTTGGTAGATTGAAAGATTACGGCGATACAAATAATTTTGTATCTTCTCTTGAAGAAGGTGCCCTGAAATCTGAAGAGATTGATGATAAACTCATTGACGCTCAGATTAAAATGGGAAAACTGAAAGCCAATGGTGCAGATCAGTCTGCTCTGGACGATCAACAAGCAGTTATTGACAATTTAATTGCACAAAAAACTGGTATTACTCAGGCTATATCTGACTTCAAAGATGGTACTGTTGATCGTAAGATTCAGGATATCAAGGATGCCAAAGGTTCTATTGACGAATTGAATCAGTACATAAAAGATAATGGTATTGATAAAGATTCCGATTTAGGTAAGAAATATATCGAATCAATTCAGGAACAAGCTAAGAAGGCTGGCATTAAATTAACACCTGAATTTGAAGTTGATGAAGCTGCTTATAATAAAATGATCCAGGGTTATGAAGCGAAGGCTAAAGGGCAAAAAATCAAACACTTCCAGGATGTTAACGAAGGAATTGAAAGTGGTAACACTGGAGATTATACAGATTCTGATGTTGAATTGGTTAATAAGATCAAAGATGCTCAGGATAAAAAGAGCGATAATTATAAGCAACTACAAGATCTTATTCAAACCCTTAATAAAGAGAATCCAGCAGATCTGGCACAAATTCAACTCGGTAATGGAGCTTATGAATCTGAAGATGCTGGCATTCGTGGCGCCGAGGATGCCTTACAAGGATTTGCAGATCAGCTTGATTTAACTCAAGAACAAGCCAATGCTCTTCTTACTGTTTTACAGGCTTTAGGCGAAGTAAAAGTCCAACCTGAGATGTCAGAAGAACTGAAAGAGATGCAGAAAAATAAAGGTTCTGTTGATCTTGCGCATAGACCTGTTATTGATGCCAGCAAGTTATCAGACATGAAATATCAAAATGTCGGTGATGGAACAGCTACTGTATTTAGCAGTGGATATTCTACAAAAGACGGAAAGAAAACTGTAGTTGTAACTCCAATCCTTCCAAATGGCGACGTCCTTGAACCTGAAGCTTTAGAGCATTATGCACATGAGATCCTTGAAACCGGTAAAGACACTCAAGGTATTGGAATTCGTACTTTTGAAGGTGATGATTCTATTCAGCAAGCTAACAACTATGCTGAAATGTTACATCAAGTACAGCAGGCTTATTATGGCGAAGATGAAGCCGCAAAACAAAGTCTTGAAACTCTGAAAGACTATTCCGCTCAGGAATTAATGAATATTGATTATACTGACGGTCAATATAGTGACAATGAAAGATATGCCAATGCAGAAAAATCTGTAGATTCGCTTATTGACAGCTATAAACAGATGGGTATGTCTGAAATGGAAGCTCAGGCTGCTGCTGAATCTCTTATCATGGTTATGAATGATATGGGATTACTTAAGGTTACTCCTGAAGTTGATACTTCCGGCATAGATGAATTGGATCAAGCTACTCAGGACGGAATGGCTTCATTGCGTCAGATGAAAGCAGATGGGGATATTGATCTCTCGTTCGAAATTGATAGTGATACTGACGGATTATCGATAGATGAATTACAATCTCAAATTGATGAACTTGAAAAAGCTAAAGTAGAATTAAAGTTAGATGTTGATTCTCCTGAATACAATGCAATTCAATCTATGATTGATCAACGAGAAGCTCAGATTCATCTTCAGGTTCTTATGGATCAAAGTACTGATATTGATAAATGGTTAGCACTTGCGAATGGCGAAGACGGTGATAAGCAGTTAGCTATTGCTGCAGGAATTGATTTAAATGATGAAGATGCTCAATCTAAAATTGATGCTTTAAAAGCAAGTCTGGAATCTTTATCAGGTGATACACCTGCTATATCGGTTAAAATTGACGAAACTCAATTCCAAGCATTGACAAAAGAACAACAAGGCCAAGGAACTGTAACTTTCAAACCAGAACATCACGAAGTAGATGCCTACCTTGCTGAAGAGAAAAAAAGCGAAGGAAAAGTAAAATGGTCTAATGAGACAGGTTTAGTAGATGTTTATGCTGCTACCGAACATTATTCTCATGGTACTGTTCATTGGGGAAATGATATTTCTGCCGTTCAAACTTCATTCACTGCTACCGGAACTGTTAATTGGATAAATTCAGGTGGACCAAGTGGTGGTTTGAGTAAAACAGTCGCATGTTCAACTGGTACATTTAGGGCAGAGTCTACAGGAAGTGCTTATAATGTCTTAAATATTACACCAGCTCATGCAAGTGGTACGAATGTTGCTATTAAACAAGATCAACAAGCTCTTGTGAATGAAGTTGGTGTCAATGGTCACGCTGAATCAATTGTTCGTGATGGTGTTTGGAGTTTAATTCCTGGCGGTGCTCATATAGAGAACCTAAAAAAGGGCGATATTATATTCTCTACTACTCAAACTGATGCTCTTCTTAAACACGGAGCTATTCAAGGACATGCCAGAGCTTATGCAAGTGGTACTGTTACTTCTCCAGGCGTTATGAAAGCCTATGCTGCTGGTAATACTCCGGGATTCCATTTCCAAGGCGGAGCTGCAACTGTTAAACCTGCCGGATCTGGAAATTCTGGTAACTCCGGTAATTCTGGTCTTCAACATGCAATCGAAGATAATACAGATGCGGTATCAAACAATAGTGATGATACAAGTGACGCGGCTGATGAAGTAAGCGAAGCTCTTCAAAATGTAATCAAGAAGCTGAATGATAATGCTATGGATTGGGTTGAAGTTGCTATGGATCGTCTTGATCGTATAACTTCTAGGTACACAGATCTTGCCGAAAGTGATTATAGTCATTATACAAAAGCTCAAAAGTATTATAATAAAGCTCTTGAAAATACAGCTAAAGAAATCAAGGCTGCTAAAGAAAGTATCTCTGTTTATAAAAAGAAATCCGAAGAAGTTGCAAACAATGGCGAAGTAAGCAAATATCTTACTCCTGCTTTGAAGAAAAAAGTTCAAAATGGCACTATTAATATAGAAACATTGGATGCAAATCAAAAAGCTGCCGTAGAAGCATATAAACAGTGGTACGACAAGTATCTTGACGCCGTTCAAAAATATAGAGATAAGAAAACTCAGAAACTTGATTTAGCTAAATCTAAAGTTGATAATGTTTACGATTCCTATGATCTGATCATCAGTAAGCGTAAAGCTAAAGAGGAATATTATGCAGCTAAAGCTGAAAATCGTATAAAGAGCGGAAAATCTCAAAAAGTCGATTCGGTATATTGGAAAGATCTTAAAAAACAAGTAAGTTATGCTCAATATCAGAAAGACTGGATGTTAAAAGAAAGAGATAAAGTTCAGCAAAGCATGACAGATTATCTTAATGTGAATGGTCATAACAAAAAAGATAAAGCTTATCAGGAAATGAAGAAAAATCTAACTGATTTGAACACGTCTATTGTTGAGGCTGATACACACATCCAAGAAGCTAAAGCTGCTCTTGAAGAAACCAGAGAGAACTTAAAGCAATGGCAAATTGATCGTTGGGAAAGAGCTGGTGATAAGCAGGACGCTTCTCTTAGTTATAAAAAGAATGCTGATGATATTAATTATCAGCTTTCAGCCAATGATTATGAAGAACGTTTGAAAACTTATGATAAAATTATTCGCGCTGATGAAGAGAAAAGACAGCTTCTTGCAGAAGAAATTGCAGCAAATCAAGCCAACGGTGGAGCTTGGAGTAATGAAGAGATGCAGAAAAAGATTGAGGAATACGATAACCTCACTGCTTCTATTATTAAATCCAAAGAGGCGATGCAACAATTAGCTCAGGAAGAAATTGATTTTCGATTTAAACCTCTTGATGAAGCGCAGAATAAACTTTCAAATCTTGTATCTGAGCTTCAGACTGCTCAGAAGTTACTTGGTGATACAGAGAGTTTCTATAATGATGATGGAGCCTTCTCTACAAACGGTTTGACCAATATTTTATTGGTTCAAGAACAGATTGACGCCACTAAGGATAAAATAGCAAATTATCGTGAGGGATTAAATAAGCTGGATGAAATGTATAAAAATGGTGCAATTGGTCCAGAATATTATAAGACTAAAACCGATGAAATGCTTAAGAGTTTGCAACAAGAGTCTGCTACTCTTGCTGATCTTAAACAGAACCTTCTTGATATGTATACCACTCAAGTTACTAAAGAGAACGATCTGTTACAGGAGAATATTGAAAAACGTAAAGATGCTCTTTCTGCTAAAGAGAAATATTACGATTATGACAAAACTCTAAAGAAGAAAACTAAAGATATCAATGCATTAAAAGCACAGATTGCTGCACTTGAAGGAACATCAAATGCAGCCTCAAAAGCTCGTCTTGAGAAATTACGTGCGGAACTTGCAGATGCAGAAGACGATATGGCCGATACAATGCATCAGCATGAAGTCGATATGAAAAATACCGGCTATGAGAATTTTTCAGATGAGGCAAATAAGGCATTAGACAATACTCTTGATGCTGTTAAGAAAAATGCAGCTTTCCAAGAAGCTATTATTGGCAGCATGCTTTCTAATGTAAAAGCAAATTACGACAGCACCTATAAACATCTGGGTGACGTAATGGATCAGTATGGCATGAAAGTTTCTCAAACTTATAGTCAAATGATCACAAAAGCAGCTGACTTTAATACTGCTGCTGTAAATGCAACAAAAGCATGGGAAGGTGTTACAAAAATTGACACCAGTAAGCCTTATGGTGGATCATCTGCTGGTAATAGTGCATTTGATAGCGCAATGAATAACGCAGGATCTTCTCAGACTGCTGGAAGTCCAAATATTAAACCAGATACAGACTATACTCTGAAGCTGAGTGATACAGATATTTATCTGACATACAGTCATATCAAGAAACAGCTTAAAGCAACATGGTCACCAAAGAAACCGGAACACTCTGATATTGAGTGGAAAAGTTCTGATGAATCTATTGCGAAAGTTTCTTCTGATGGTACAGTTCGTGGTGTGTCTTCAGGTCTTGATAAGAACGGTTTAATGGCGCGTGATGAGTCTAAAACAAGAAAATGTATCATTACTGCTATTGGCGGTGGTGGTCTTGCTAAAGCTACTTGTACCGTTCATGTAATGCCGGATTCTCATTATGAGAAGATCAAGGATTATGCAGATAAAGCTGGAATCAAAGAGACTTCAGGTAATAATCTGAGAGATGCCATGGAATATGCTTATAAAAACGGCGCAAACCATAGCAATCAATCATATACCGCAGTTGAGGGATTTAAGAAAGCATATCTGAAGGACTGGACAAATTCTCTGAGTAATCGTCCAGATGGTGCAACAGACGTTCCTGCCGGAGTGAGTCCTTTGATAGGATATTTTAATGCTAAAGGTAAGAAAGTCGGACCAAAAGAAATGCAACAGCTTGCAGATATTCTTCAGATCAATACTCCGGGTGTTAAGAATTATGATTCTTGGGGATCTACTCTGAAAAATAAAATCCTGAAGGCATATAAATCCTACGGATTCTCTAAAGGTGGTGTTGTACGGAAAGGTATTCCTGCCAGCATACTTGATATGATCGGCGGAGATGCTTTAATACCGCGTGGAGATTCTATGCTGATCGGTGCAAATCCGGGTGAAACTGTTCTGACAAAAGAATTCACAGATCAACTGAAACCTACAGTTGCTACTCTGAATGAATTTAATGCTAGAATGGCGAAACCAATTACCACTATTCTACCATCGTCTTCAAATGATACGAGTGTGAATAGTGAGTGTAATATTACAATCAATGTTGATAAAATCAATAATGAGCAAGATATTAAGAAACTTGCTTATCAAATTGGTGATATTATTACTGAACGTAATAAACGTGACTGGAAAAAAGTTCGCTAATTTAAAAGGGCTGTCTTTAAGACAGCTCTTTTAATATTAAAATATATGAAAGAGGTGAAAAAATGCTACAATTTGAATTTAATGGTCATACTTCTGATGAATATGGATTGATTGTGACTAGAATAGAAGAAAATGATACTCTTGTAAATCGTTCTTTGCAATTAGGAGAAAAGAACAAATATCGGCCAAAAGAAAATCAGTTCGGAACATTATATAGTGATAATTATTCATTCAAAATGGGCGTAATGAGAAATCCATGCAGAAACAAAAATGTAGTTCCAGAATTAAAAAATGGAATTTTAAAATACAATCCAACATATACTCCATATTTAGATAATGGAATTTTAAAATTTTCTATGAATTATACAGCTGATATAAAAAATGGAATTATTATTCCAAATGATTCTGATTATTTAACTTCAAATAATATTAGAATCATTAATGCATGGTTAACATCCCCTCAATATCCAAGGCTTCTTAAATTTATTGGAGACGATTATTTTTCAGAAGAAATCGAATTTTTTGCTACAATTACAGAGGTATCTACAGAACATGCATCTCTTCCATATGAACTAACATACACAGTAACTTGTGATAGTCAATGGGGATATACTCCTCTTATTTTATGTAAAACAACTTCCTCTTCTACTCTTCCTAGAGAATATTCTATTCAGAACAATTCTGATTGTTGGGAAGATTATGTATACCCCACAATTAAAGTTTCTCCAAAATCTCATGGGATAATTACTATAAAGAATAAAACCGATAATGGTAGAACAATGAAAATTAATGCATTAAAAAGTGATGATTTCTATATAGATTGTAGAAATTTAAAAATCTACGACATCACAAAGTCAATTGTTTCATTTGAAGATTTAGGGATTGAGGATATAGATGACATTTATTGGCCTCGTCTTGCTTACGGAGAAAATATATTTGAATTTACAGGCGACGCGACATTTGAAATCTCATATAGAGAACCACGAAAGGTTGGTGCCTTTGCATGAGAATGATTCATAATTATGATATTTATGGAAATACAGAATCTGCAATCATTTATTTGGCTAAACCTGGAAAACGATTCTTTTGTGCATTAGGCGGAATTGATACTTCTACTGTTTCTGTTACGCTAAGAACTAATAATACTGCAGAATTAACTTTCACAGTTGATAAATATGTAGATGGCGTAGAATCTCAGGGATATGAAGAACTCGATGAAATGATGGAATTGTATTGTGACGGAATCTGGTATAAAATTATGGATCCTCCAACAGAGACAAATGACGGAACACAATGTACAAAGGATATTACCGCCGAATCATATGAAATCTCTCTTACTCAATATAAACTAAAAAATTTTAAAATTAACATGGGTGAAGAAGATTCTTATGAAATGATGTACCAAAAAAATCATGATATTAATAAGTTTTATCAAATTAAATTTTATAATCCAGAAAATGAAGACCTAAGTTTTCTACATATTGTGCTGAAACATGCGGATGTACCTGGATGGAAGATCGGATATGTAGATAACATCACTCCGGATGATGATAAGGTATTACTTCCGAATGAAATTTGTAATTTCGATGTGGACGATCAAAATGTATATGCGTTTTTCACCCAAACTGCTGCTCCTGCATATAAATGTGTTTTTGAATTTGATACCGAAAATTTATTAATTAATGTATATAAGCCGGATAGTTTAGGTAAAGATACAAATGTAGTACTTGGTTTTCGTAATATTCAAGATAGCGTAACAATATCAAGAGACGACAGTTTGGTAACACAATTTTATGTTGATGGACTTGACGATTACAATATCGATCTCGCAAATTTTGGAAACTCTGTCATTACAGATTGTTCTCATTTTTGTCGTGAACCATATATGAACATTGTCCTACAAGAAAAATATACAGCTTGGCAAAAATACATAGAATCAAGAAGAGATGAATACTGTAATTTATCTAGGGAATATAATAAAAATCTTGAAATTCTTGCTGAATTGATGAATAGAGTCCCTATTGATACTGCTCAGACAAATTGGTTCGGACAAAAAGTTGAAGATCTAAAAGATGCATATGATTCAAATATGGCTATAATCAAAGGTTTTGAGTCTATTCATGTTGATGAAGAAGGAAATTTTGATCTTGAAGATTTGAAAAATTCATCCGATTGGCCTATGTACGAATCAATCATGAACTATACTCTTCCATCCATTGTGGCTGCGTTACAAGCTCAAGACGAAACTATAGAGGGTTTCGGTAAGGGAAACATCATCTCATGTGTAAATCCAGTTGTATTAGGTCAAGATTGGTATATGGTAGGTTCCGGAACTTCTTCGTTCCAAACAGTACAAATTAATGACGCACCTGCGTATGGAATTACTCGTGGAGTTAAAGTAACCGGTACAGATGGTGGTATCTATCAACACAATATCAGTATCGAACCATCTCAGAGATATACTCTTAGTTGTTTTGTAAAAGGATCCGGTACATTTTATCTTGGTTATAATAACACCGGAGAGGACAGAAAGAATATTTCTTATAACATCACATCTTCTTGGACAAGAGTTTATACTTCTTTCAATCTAACATCACATCTTATTGATGTGGCATTTACAGGAAGTTCTGACTTTACTGTCTGTGGTATGCAGCTTGAAATGGGAGATGCCCCGTCTCAATTTGGATACTTTACTCAGTCTGAAGCAATCATGAAAGCGTATGAAACAGATTGGAAATTATACGGCATTGCAGAATTAAAAACTAAAATTGCCACATATGATTCATGTATCAAAGAACTAAAAAAGAATGGATATGCAGATGGATATAATCCTCTTTCTGGATACGAAGAGGCATATTTTACTCAAATGCATCAAAAATATCTGGATTATTTGAATTTAAAAGATCAGGCTGAAACTGCATTAAAGGAACGTCAAGCTGAATATGATGCGGCTAAGAAACCTGAAATTCAAGAAAAACGAAACCAGATTGCCAAAGATGTTTTAATGGAAAATTTTGGTAAGGTACAGGAAAAATATCCAGCGTTTACAGATAAGGAAACGTATATTATTAAGAGCCTATATAATCAAGCAACTTATTCAAATGAAAATATTATTATTACGACTCTTGATAGTACAGTTGATGCAGTCGATAAAGCGATTACATTATATAAAGATGCTGTAGAAGAATTGTATGTAGAATCTCATCCGCAATATACTTATACAGATGAAATTGGAAATATTTATGCTCTTCCAGAATTCAGAGAATATCATGATCAGCTTGCAGTAAATGATTTTGTTCGATTAGGACTATCTGATACACGATATGTAAAACTTCGTGTTGTAGAAATCAGATATAATCCTTGTGATATGGATGAAACGATGGAAGTTACTTTTTCCAACATGGTCCAATATAAATCAAAATTAACAAATGATAACGAATTTTTAACAAATGCATTAAATCAGACTTCTGACAGAACCGGTGGTCGTGTTAATTCAGTCAACAAATCTTCTACTTCTGATTATGTCATCACATCAGAAGCTATCAAACAAATCTTTTCAAATCCTCTATTCAATTCAATGTTAGGTGGAACTGTCACTGGAGGAACCGGGTCTGGCGGAACCATTACTGCTGATACAATTATTGCAGAACTCGTGAAAGCAAAAGAAGGTGTATTTGATAAGCTTACTGTTGATACTGCTTTCATGAAATATCTCGATGTAAAACTTATTTCCGCAGATAAGATCACAACTCGTATTCTCGAAGCGGAACAGGCAAATATTGAAAAGCTGTCAGCTAAGATTATAGAATCTAACCAGATTAATGCTGATATGATCAATGTGAAAAATCTCCTGGCAGGAAATGCTGGTGTAGGTAATCTCCAGGCAGTACATCTTACTGCTCAGAATGTAAGTATTGACCAAGCAGTAATCACGGATCTTATTGCTAAGAAGATGACCGTAGCTGACTTAAATACTCATACTGCTACTGCTGATGAGTTTATGATCATCTCTAGTGGAAAAGCTGGTATTGCCTTTAAGAACAGCACTCAGCAGTTCTATGATTCAGCAGGAGCTGTTAGGGTACAGATTGGTCAGGATGGTACCGGAAAGTTTAATTTTGTTGTCAAGAACGGTGATAAGACAGCATTATTTGATGAAAATGGTATCACTCAAACAGGTATTCCTGATAACACTATTGTCAATAATATGATCTCTGATGGAACAATCAATAAAGAAAAACTAAGTTTTACTATGGTAGAACCGAATGAACAAGGTGGAATTGATATCAGTCAGGTATACCTTGATGGTAAAAAGTTCGGTCAACAATATACTTCATTTAAAGACCAGACAACTGAGCAGATTACTAACATTACTGATCCTCAAAAGGGTCAAATTGTACAGAGTATACAAAACAGTTTGTTTAATGAGGACGGATCGTCTATCTATACAAAATATACAGAGTATAAACAAACTGTTGATGGAATTACTCAGACGGTTTCAAATAATAAGCTTGATACAGACAAAAAGCTTGATGCAGCTTCTACTTCTATAACACAGACTGCTGATAAGTTGAATCTTATTGCTACTGGTGGGACTGGAGAATCTAAATTAGAGCTGACCCCAGATTTTATAAATCTTGTTTCATCTAAAGTTGTAGGTATTAAAGCAGATCAGATCAATATTGATGGTGTGATTACAGCAATCAATACCAATGGCACAACTGCAGGTAAGACTCAGATTGATGCTGGAGCTATCAGTACAGAGAATGTTAATGCTCTCTTGATCAAAACAGGAAAACTGAAATCTAATAATTACAAAGATCCTTCAAACACTTCTCCTCTTTATTCCCAGGCAGGAACATTGATTGACATGGAGAACGGCGCTATTACTTCGAAGAATTTTAGTATAGATGCTTCAGGCAATGCTCATTTTAAAGGTGACGGAGAGTTTGGTGGAAAGATTTCTGCTAATTCTGGTTATATTGGTGGCGAAAAAGGTTTCGTTATTGAAGCTGGAAAATTGTATTCTGGATTAAAAGATTTTCCTACTCAATATCCCTCTTCTATTTCAACGAATAAAAATGTATATGTAGGAATCAATGGCATTGCTCTTGGTGACGGTAATTTTATGGTTGATTCTAACGGTAAGATGTATGCTAATCAAGGTGAGTTTACAGGTAAGATTGCAGCTAATGATGGATTTATTGGTGGATGGATTATTTCAAGTAATTCTTTAACTGCTAATAAAGGAAGCATAAGTATAAGTCCAGATGGTATTCATTGGGGTGATTACCTAAACATTAATAGTCAAGGTGCTACATTTAAAGGTCATATTACAGCTACTTCAGGAAGCTTTACAGGAGATATAATTGCTAATTCACTTACACTTGGACCAGGTTCAACTGTTAACGGACTAAGTTATAATGATCTTGACGATAAACCTAATATTCCATCTGATCTTAGTGGATATATTACTATTGATGGAAAAATTGGTATTATTCAAAATGAAGATCAAGAAATACCCTCTGGGGCAACTGGATTTAAAGTGTCAAAAAATGGTTTGTTGCAAGCAAGTAATGCTATTATTTCTGGAACTATTTATGCTTCTTCTGGTACTTTCGCCGGAAATGTAACCGCAAGAACAATGACTGCAAAAAGAAGTTATAGCATTTATTATAATGATGTAAACGGTAACCCTACTGATTCAAGAGAAATCATCTCTGCTACTAATTGGGGACTTACAAGCGGTGATTTAAGATTCGGGCTAAGTGATGAATGCGGATATATGATATCTACAGATGTTGGAGGGGGAAATACTTTGCGAATCATGGGGGATACTCTCCTTGTTACTGCGCCTATGCAAATACAAAGCAATTGTTTAGTACAAAGTCAATTTGTTATAGATACTAAAACAGGATCTATCCCTTATCAGAATATGAAATGGACACCATATGAAGTTAATAGTTCTGGAAATCCAATCTATCTTGATTATGATAATCGAGAATATTTTTCATATAATGGATATGGACATAATCATACGTTGCTTCCAAATACAGAAGGTGGTTGTGCAATTGGTATTGGTAACGTAGATAAGCAAGATGCTGATGTTACCGCTACATGGTGTATTATGCCTTATAATATTTATACTGAAAAAAAAACTGATGAGAATACAAACGGAATCCCGGTTATAACAAGTATCAAAAGAGACGCAAGCGCAACCATGAATATTGGTTCTAAAAATAATAAATTTAATTGTTTGTATGTAAACGCAATTCATATGGGTGGACACACATATACATCTTTAAATTCTGGTGGCGGAAAGATTGCTTCTTACAAAGCAACTGCTAGTCAAGTTAATTATAACGATGATCCTAAAGTAGAGACTTCTGTAAACACTGCAGGAGATACTTTGACATTTAAATTTAGTATCCCTAAGGGAAAAGACGGAACCAATGGTAAAGATGGTAAAAATGGTACTCGTGGGCCACAAGGAGCGACTGGTCCACGTGGGCCAGCTGGATCTGTAGATTATACATCTGTAACGAAAATATATCATAATAGTGAAAAAAATCGTTATGCAGAAGTTACATCAAATGGATCTGCAAGATATTTCGGTCCATATGAAATGGAGGGCTTAAATTTAGGAAATGCAAGCTATAAATGGAAGAATATTTATTATACAGGTGCTTTAAACGGTGGTTCAGATGAGTATATAAAAGATGATATTAAAAGTATTAATACTATTTCATCTATTGACAAGTTTTATATGTCATTAAATCCAATTCAATATAAATTTAAACAACGTCCAAACGATGATGAAATACCTAAAATACATTTCGGATTTGGAGCAAGGGAAACAGAAAGGCATTTAAAAGAAAATAATTTTGAATCAGAAAATTATAGTATGGTTACAAAAGCTATTTTAGATAAGCCTAATTTTGTTGGACGTACTGATGAATATTCAATGAATTACCTTGAATTCATTTCTCTCAATACTCACATGACTCAAAAAGCCCATCATCGTATTGATTCTCTCGAATCTGAAAATCAATCTCTTAAGAATGAAATTCTTATACTCCAGGGACAGCTCTCTCTCATTACTCAACGACTACAAAAAATGGAGGAAAAGTTATGTTAAAAATTAGTGAAACAAGAAATGTATCCGGTCAGGTTATGATCGGTGAAGGTGAAAACTCAAAGCAGGTTGCTTATCTTAATGCATCTGTTAGTAAAGATGGAAATGTAAATATCAATAAATCTATTCAAGATGGCGAAACATTTAAAACAAATAAAGAAGCAGTCCTGAAAGATTTCACAGAGTTTGAAACATACGTATATGGAATTATTCCTGAATAAATAAGAGGCCATGAGCAATCGTGGTCTTTTATTATGCAAAGAAGGTGAAATATTTGACCAGTCGAGAATATGAACTTGAATTAAAGAAAATTAAAGCCCAAAATCGGCAGATTGAAATGAAACGAAATCTGAAGGCAGCAAAGGTTAAGAGATTCAATATTCCAAGAGTCTCTACAAGTAAATTGATACTTGTTGCTGTACTTTTACTTAATCTACAGATTATTCATTTTGTAGAAAAAGCAATCATGACCTATGGAGATTTATCTGCTCTCTACGCTCTCATTGCTATTCCAGCAACACTCGTCCCTACAGTTTGGGCTTATTATGCAAAGGCTCGTGCAGAAAACTGCACAGGAGGCATTACTTATGATTCTGCAATGGAACAACTTAGACAGTCATCTTCAGAAAATGATGAAGCTGTCGGTTAGGAGGAAATTATGAATATTAAACAGGGTATTCAGGACGTATTATATCTGATCATTACTGGTATTCTTCCACTTCTTATTACTTATGGAATCCTCTTCCTAAAAGTAAAGATTAAAGAACAGGAAAAGAACTTGGAGAATGATCAGCTCGTAAAATATATAGACGCTGCTACTGATGCTATTAGTAAAGCAGTGCTCACAGTTAATCAGACTTATGTAGATGCTTTGAAAAAGGAAGGTAAGTTTGACGCAGAAGCTCAGAAAACTGCTAAACAGATGGCTATTGATAAAGCTAAGGCGTTGATTACAGAAGATTCTAAAGCGGCTATCGAAACATTATATTCTGACTTTGAAGCATATCTAAATGATGCTATTGAAGAACTCGTCAGAGAAAATAAAGTTACATATTAATATAAAAGGAGTACAAGGATTATGAAAAAAGTTATTGTAAATGCAGACATTATGGCAATGTATAAAACATTAAATTCTATGAAGAGTCGTGCGGATTTAATCGCAGGAGATGTTGATGTATTCTGGGCGAATACAATGAATCTAAAGGCTCTTAAGGCGCAGGTAGATAAAATCTCAGAGGTCGAGCAGGAGTTAGTTGATTCTTATTTTACAGAGGAAAACTCACATCCTATTGTTGACGAAAACGGTAATGAAACAGGAAATCGTGTTCTTAATGATGACATAAAAGATAAAATCATTCCTGAAATCCAAGAAAGTCTGCAGAAAATTTATGATAAAACATGTGAACTTGATGTTGAGATGATCCCAGAGGAATCTCTCAAGAAAATGCTTAAATCTAATGAAGACAAACTGTCTATGCTTGATATGACAGTACTATATGAATTTGTAGAAAAAGGTGAGTAATAATGGCAACATATATTCAGGGAATTCAAACCTCTGTTGGTGTTGTTAAGTATGATTATAATTATCTGGCTAATCTCCCTGAATCAGATATGACATTATCTAAACAGGGTGCATTCGCTGATGCCCTTGTTGTTGGAAGAAAACTTACTCAGCTGGGAGCTGATGTGGATAAATTGAAAGAATCTATGACTGCCGTACAGAAATCTATCTCTGATCTGCAGTCTGCAGATTCTTCTTCTAACACTTCAATTGAACAGATCAATACATCATTACTTAGCATGACCAATAATATCGAAACAATACAGAACAATATTACTACTTTGACTCAGAATACTGCTGAGATCAAGAAAAGTGCTGATAATGCGAATTCATCAGTCACAACACTGCAGGAAACTATTAAGTCACTACAGACTAGAATTGAAGCTTTAGAAAAAACTCAGACTAAATAAGGAAGGAGGCAGTTATGTATACACTAAAAATTACAGATGAAAATACTGTTGTAACAACAGTCAAAGAATCAATTGTGGAAAGAAGCAATTATGTAGATAAGATTCAGATTGTAACAAGTAAAATGTACCGGGAACAGATTGATATGTCAGATACAACTGTTTATATGAAGTATAAGCTCCCAGTGTCAGACAAAATTAAAATGACACAACTTATTATAAATAATCTTGAATATGAACAGAATTATATCCAGTATTTAATCCCTGTCGATGCAGCACTTACTGCTGAAGCCGGGGATATCGAAGTATCTTTCACGTTCTTAAAACTTGTTGCTAATGAAGATGGAACATACACTTCTTATATTCGAAAAACCACATCAGGTGTTATTCATATTACTCCACTTGTACAATTTGATAAATATGAACCTTCTGAATTGTTTACTGAAATTGATCAAAGACTCCTTGCTATGGAAGGAATGATTAAAGATCTCAATGCTCAGAATAAAGCGACTTATGAAGGTATGGTAAAAGATATTCGTCTTAATACAGAAGACAGAAAAATCACTTTAACAGACAGAAATGGTGAAGATACCGGAAATGGTATCGTTGTAAAAGATCTTTCTGCTATGGTAGCCGAAGATATGACAGGTAAAGATCCTGATGGCACACAGGATGGAGTTGTTCATCTTGATCAGGTTGTCGATCTGGATAAATTATTAAAGTAAAGGAGTCATGATATGTCATTTAAAGATTCTAAAATTGCTGCTGCGGCTAATTCGGCAATGACTTTGAGTGCTGAGTTAGCCGTAGACACTGAGGAATATACATTATGTACTGATGGTCGTTATGAAGTATATACCAAATATCAAGACAATGCATATTCAACAGTGGATAACTTAAAAAATATTGCCGTTGATGCTACACAGATTAATATTATGCAGGAAGAAAACAGCCAGTATATGCCATTTAGGATTCCAAGATATTGGGATGGTATGGATCTTATGGATATGCTCATCCAGATAAGATATGAATCTGTAGCTGAGAAAAAAGGTAAAGTAGCAACAGTTATCAATGTAGCTTCCAACAATACTTATATTCGATTTGGTTGGCTGATTGATGCTGCTGTTACAGCAAATGCCGGAGATATAATTTTTGAAATTATGGCTACTGGCGTAAATGAAAAAGGAAACAATTATATTTGGAGAACCAGACCAAATGGTAAGTTTACTGTTCTTCAAGGATTAAATTATGACGGAATCATTGAACCTTCTGAAGATTGGTATACAAGTTTTGTAAATATGATTCTTGGTCATGTAGCCGAAGCAAAACAGTATGCAGATGAAGCCAAAGCTTCTGCTGATTCTATCAATGTAGATGATATCAAAGCAGATGTAACCGCTTCTGTAACAGCAAATTTAAATCAGACTGTAGCTGCTTCTCTAAAAGATTACTATACAAAAACAGAGATTGACCAGACTGTTGAGGAACTGAACACTGCTATCTCAGGTATTGATAGTCTGAAAAATCTGAAAATTGAATATGATAATACTTCTGGACATCTTGTATTTAAAGATAAAGAAGAACAGATTGGTGAAATCACTATTAACAGTCTTTCAAATCTTGTTGTTGAATATTCTGTAGTGAATGGCAAAGGTTCTCTCGTATTCAAGAATGGAGAAACAGAGATCCAGACTGTAGAACTTAGTTCTATTGAACCGTCTGCCGCATGGACTTCTGCTCTTAAAGAGGACATTTCTAAGAGTACAGATGAAAAGCTCTCTCCTATTGTAGATCGTGTGTCTGCTCTTGAGACTGTAAAAGATGACCTGGCAGGCAAAGTTGAAACAAATACAACTGATATTTCAGGTCTGAAAACAGATGTAGCTGGATTAAAAGAATCTAACGAAACAATTTCTGCTACTACTACAGAAACCAAAAATACGGTAGATATTCTGAAGTAGAATGTTTCTGGTTATGATTCTCAGTTTGAATCCATCAATAGTGACATTACTGCGATCAATGAATCTATTAAGGATTTAGGTAAAAATACAGGTCATGAGTATGACGTTTCTTATGAAGAAAATGTTTTTACTCTGTATGAAGATGATGTAATTAAGAAACAGTTTACAATCACTGGTGGCTCTGGACCATCTGACACTACTACGGTCACAATCGAGAGAATTACAAGTTCTGATGCGATCTTCTTAGCAGGAAACTCTGCAGTGATCGAGTATAACTTTACCTCTGTAGATAATACAGGAGATACAACCGGTAATGGTACTGCTACATGGCGTGTCGGAAGTACAACAGTTGCTACTACTGTAGCTGCTCAGGGTAAGAATAGTTTTGATATTACACAATATCTGAAAAATGGTGCAAACTCTATCAGACTTTCTATCACTGACAGTTTTGGTACAATCGCTACTAAGACTTGGACCATTACAATTGTTGACTTTAAAATTGAGAGTATTTTTGATGATACACTCTTCTATTCAGACGAGGTAACATTTAGATATACTCCATATGGTGATATTAATAAGACTGTACATTTTGTTCTTGATGGAAAAGAAATTGCAGGAGTTGAAACAACTGCTTCTGGTAGACAGATGACTTATACTCTGGCAAAACAGAGTCATGGTGCTCACCTTCTGAAAGTGTATATGACTGCAAGTATCAATAATCAGGACGTAACTTCTGAGTCAGTATATAAAGATATTATCTGGGTTGAACAAGGAAATACTACTCCTATTATTGGATGTTCTATGGTTGAATTTACTGCAAAACAGTACAATACAACAAGCATCAAATATGTTGTATATGATCCAGAACATAATCCTGCTACTGTAAAACTCTCTGTTGATGGCAAAGTTGCTTCTACTCTTACTGTTGGAAGAACTGCTCAGATCTGGAGCTACAAGTCTACCGCAATAGGCAAACAGTCTCTTACTATCAGTTGTCGTAGAATCACAAAGATTCTTACTGCTACTATTGAGAAACTGGATATCAATGTATCTCCGGTAACTACAAACCTTGCATTTGACTTTAATCCATCTGGTAAAAACAATGGTGAAGCTGACTGGCTGAAGATCAATGATAATCTTACAATTGAAGTGTCAGATAACTTTGATACAACAAATGGTGGTTATCAGGTCGATGAAGATGGAGATACTTATTTCTGCGTAAAAGCAGGAACTGCTGCTACTATCCCATATCAGTTATTTGCTGATGATGCAAAGAAAACTGGCAAGAACTTTAAATTCATTTATAAATGTACAAATGTAAAGAACTATGAAGCTCAAGTACTCTCCTGTTTTGCAGATAATCTTGGTTATACTGTAAAAGCTCAGGAAGCAACACTGAAATCTGAACAGAACGAAATCTCTGTCCCATATTGTGAAGATTACTATATGGAGCTGGAATTTAATATTCTGCCGGACAGTGAATATACAGAAATGGTTATGTGGGTTGATGGCATTCCTACAAGAGTAAAACTGTATGCCACTTCTGATAGTTTCACGCAGACAAATCCTGTAGGTATTACAATCGGTTCTGATGACTGCGACGTTATTGTATACAGAATAAAAGCTTATACAATGAACCTCACTGATGATGAGATTCTGGATAACTTCATTGCTGATGCAAAAAATGCAAATGAAATTATCAACCGATACAACCGCAATGATATTCTTGATTCTTCTGGTGGACTTGATCCTGATGTACTGGCCGAAAAATGTCCAGACTTGAGAATCATTAAACTGGAAGTACCAGTATTTACAACTGGTAAGAAAAATAAAGTACCATTTACATCTGTACAGCAGATCTATAAGAATGGTCGTCCTGTTGATAACTGGATCTCTCGTGATGGTATTCATAATGGACAGGGAACCTCTTCTGAATATTATGGTGATTCTGGTCGAAATCTGGAAATTAACTGTAAGAATGGATTTACATTCGCAGATGATACAACTGCCGATGTTTATTCTATGGATGAAAATGCTATTGGAATCAACTATTTCAATGTCAAAGTAAATATTGCTTCTTCTGAGAATATCAATAATGCAGGTCTTCAAGGAGAATATCAGGAATTCAACCCATATATCCGTCCTGCTAGAAAGAAAGATCCTCGTGTACGTGATACTATGCAGTTCTATCCTTGTGTTGTATTCTTAAAAGAAACAGATGTAGATAATGCTGTAGAGTTCAAAGATGGTCAGTGGCACTTCTATGCTGCAGGTGATATTGGTAACAGTAAGAAGAATACAGTTGCACAGGGAATGGATTCAGAAAATCACAAAGAATTCATTGTTGAAGTGTCAAATAATACTGATCCTCAGTGCCGTTTCTTATCTGATGACTTATCAAATGAAGAATGGGGTGGAGATACTTCATTCGAAATGAGATATCAGAATCCAAATTGTACAGAAGAAGAAATTCAGGCTGGCAGACAGGCTTGGAACGATCTTTTGACTTGGGTTGTAAATGCTGATTCTGAAACATTTGTAAAAGAGTTTGAACAGCACTTTATTAAAGACTCATTACTCTTCTATTACTTATTTACCGAAAGACATACTATGGTAGATAACAGAGCAAAAAATACTTTCTGGCATACAGAAGACTTGGTTCACTGGGACTTATGTATGGATTATGATAACGATACTGCAATGGGTAATGATAATGAAGGTGGATTAACTCTTACTTACGGATATGAAGATACTGATACTATTGGAACAAAATCAGTCTTTAATGCATCTGATAGTAAAGTGTTCTGTTATATCAGAGATTACATGTTTGATGATCTGCAGAGTATGTTCCTTCAGATGGAGGCCAAACTTACATGGTCTGCAAACCGTATCTTAAATAAATTCGAAACTCTTCAGAATTATAAACCGGAACGTCTCTGGATCGCTGATATGAGAAGAAAGTATTTCAGACCTTACGAGGATAAAGGTACGACTTCTTATCTGGAAATGATGAACGGAAGCAAGAAACAGCAGAGACGACAGTTCCAGAAATATCAAGAGAAATATATTGCATCTAAATATGTAGGTTCTACTACTACCTCAGATGTAATCACAATCCGTGGTTACACTCCAACAAACTGGACTGGTGTAAAACCGGACGGTACATTCCATATTGTTCCTTATGCTGATTCTTATGTTGATGTAAGATTTGGTTCTAACCTTGTTCGTCAAAGAGCTAAGAGAGGTCAGACTTATACAGTCAAATCTCCTATTGCTGCTATGAACGATACAGAGGTCTATGTATATAATGCATCTTTGATGCAATCCATTGGTGATATTGCGCCATTCTATCCGGGATATACAAATTTCAATCAGGGTGTAAAAATGACAGACATTCTTATTGGTTCTGATGTTGAAGGATATCAGAATACAAATATGAATGATTTCTCAATCGGACAGAATGTCCTTCTGGAACGACTGAATCTTGAGAATCTGCCAAACCTGAAAAAGACAATCGACCTTTCTGACTGTAAAAATCTCGAAGAGTTTCTAGCAGAAGGATCTGGTATTACAGGTGTTATCTTTGCTCCTGGCGGAAAGATTGAAACTGCTCATCTTCCTGCCATCGCATCTCTTACCGGAAAGAACCTGTATAGATTGACCGATCTTACTATAGCAAGTTATGCAAATCTTACTACTCTGTCTCTTGATAACTGCAATACTTTGGATGCAAAAGACATTATCAATAAAGCTACTGGATTAACCAGAGTTCGTGTAACTGGCATCAATTGGGAACTGGACGATACTACTCTGCTTGACAGATTAGCAAAAATGACTGGTATTGATGATAACGGATATAACTCTGTACATTCTGTTCTTATGGGAACTGTACACATTCCTGTTATGAGACAGCAAAGGCTGGATGAATTCGCTGAATTATGGCCAGATTTAGAGATTACCTACGATTCAATTATCACTCAGTTCAAAGTAACATTCGTCAACGACGATGAAGAAAATACAGTTCTTGATATCCAGTACGTTGATAAAGGTGCAAATGCAGTTGATCCTATTACAAGAGAAATTGATCCGATTCCTACTCCTACCAAAGAAAGCACAATCAAACTTGATTATACATTCAAAGGCTGGGATGGATCTCTAACTAGAATCTTCGCTGACAGAACTATCAAAGCTGTATACAATAGCAAAGTGCGTGAATATACAGTAAAATATGTTTCTAAAGGATTAACTCTGCAGGAGTCTACTGGACAGTATGGTTCTTATATTAAGTATGAAGGTGACACTCCTACTTATACTGCTGAGGAATCTGCTTATAAGTACAATCTGTTTAAAGGATGGGATAAGTCAGGATTTGTCGATGGAAATAAAACGATCAATGCAGTATATGAAACATGCGAATACGTAGATGGATACTTTGATAGTAAGGATCTGGCCAATATGACACAGGTTGAGCTTTATACTCTTATGAAAATGGGACTTGAAGCAAAATCATTATCATTAAAAGATACATTAGATTTCAAACTTGGTGTTGATTATAGCTATGGCGACATTGAAGAGCATGAAGTTATTTCAGCTGCGACTAAATTTGATGGAACAAACTATATTGACACCGGATTAAAAATCATGGAAAAAGACAGAGACTTTACAATTGCTATTGACTTTGAATTTGATTCAGGAAATAGTGTAAACTCCACTCTTGCTCAGTGTTTTCAAGGTGATGGTTCAAATGGATTTAGACTTTGGTATTCTCAGGAACCTCGTTTCTCATGGAATACTGATAGTATAACTCCATCTGCTGGAACAAACCGAGAGATTATTGTATTTCGTCATGAAGCTGGAAGTCAGAAGCTTTATGTGTACAATTCAAACATGACTGGGAAAGAAGTATCTTCTACTACTCTGAATGCGATCAGGATTCCAGAGCATAGTTCCACTCTCGTATTTGGATGTTCTAAAGCTGACGATGGAGCATATGAAAACTTTGCAAAAGGCACTATACATTGGGCTAAAGTCTGGTACGCAGATCTTGGTGAAGAACAATGTATGGATATTGCTGCATGGATCCACGAAGTAATCCCTATGGAAGTGGCTAAGTTTAAAGGATATTATCTGTCTGACGTTGCTTCAAAGAGAGCTAACATTACATTTGTTGCTTCAAACCTGTTAGGTACTGAAAAGCCTTATAATAATAAGAGCACAAATGCAGGTGGATGGGCTGAATCTTCTCTGAACACATGGCTGAATACACGTTTGCTTAAAGCTATTTCTCCTTTATGGAAAGCTCTGATCAAACCTGTAAAAGTATACTCTTCTATTGGTAATAAATCAAATGATACATCCGTATCTAATTGCAGATTCTATGTTCCATCTCTGTACGAAATTGATCCTACTGCTACTTCTGAACCATATATTTCTGAAACAAATGCTCCTATTGCTTATTTCACAGATGATGATACCAGAAAGAAAGCAAATTCTTCTACTCCTACGGAGTATAAATCTTACTGGACCAGATCTCCAAATGCTACAGTTGCAAACTGGCTGTATACAGTCAATGAAGCCGGTGGAACATATGGGTTCTCTTATCCAGGACAGAATTCTGGAATTTTACTTATGTTCTCAATTTCATGCGAGGGGTAACTATTCCCCTCTTATAAGGAGGATATCACATGTATTATAAAGTAATCAAAAATGATGAAGTCGTAGATGTCCTTAATCATATCCTGTATATCAAATATCAGGAAAAACATAGTCTGTTGCTTCTATGTGATATCACAGAAGCACAGGCTATTTTAAGTTCAGACGGAAAATATGGATGGCACATTGAAGGTCTCTATAATTTTCCGCCTGATAATGACATTTATGCAATAAAAGAAATTTCAAAATATGAATATGACAAATTGAAGAGGTGATCACAGCATGGCGTTAATTCCAACCTGGTATTCTGCATCAACTAAGCAAATTGCAGAAAAGGCTTTACAAAGAGGGGTGCTAAAATACCCAGGACTTTGTTACATCCAAGACAGTAAGAGTATAGCGTGGGTGACCATCGACAACACATTAGAATATGTCAAAGGAGATAAACAGATTACAGATGTAAAATGCATCGGATCAAATCTTATGTTTTTCTCTGGAGATAAACTGCTTTTCTCTTATGACATATCTATGACTGATGAAGATAAAGATCATATTATTGAAGAGGTCAAGAAAACAATCGGATTGGATAATTATGTCAAATCTTCTGAGCTTTCTACTCTTTTAGATAATATAATCGGTAATCTTGAAGATAAGTCCACTGTTGTAGACTATATCAACAGCTTATCTTATAACAAATTATTTGACGTACCTATTGTAAATCTTATAGGTACACTTACTGTTCCTGTGAAGATATCATCACTCGATGATGGTATTTATAAAGTAAAAGGCCAATGTATCATTGGCGGAAACAATACTACTGTTCAATCTTCTGCAGACGATGTTCTGTATCTTGTATCTCATGATGCTGATACTTCCAGCACAACAATCACAAAAATGCAAGGAAAATCTATTACATTGTATTTCATTCAGCAAGATGGTGAATATACGACTGATCGTTATGTCACTGAAAGCTGGATTAATGAACAGAATTTTGCAAGTGCTGATTCTGTAAAAGAATATGTTTCAAATATCATTGAAGAAACTGTTCTGGATGTTTTAGATGAACATATTGACTCTGCTTTAGACCGAAAACTCGGAGGTATTGATTCCGAAGATTTAACAAATATATTTCAAGGAGGAAACTAATTATGGCAAAATTACAGTTCGCTACACTTTCTAATCTTCAGGAGTTTTTAAATCTGCATAACGTACAGATCGACTCTAAAATCAGTGAGGCTGTCAAAAACTCAATTAAAACAGTATCTCAGTCAGAAGACGGATACACACTTTATTTCTACACAAAAACTGCTCCAGTAACTATTGATGAAGCAGCATTTACTATTACTATTCCTCAGCCAACAGGAAAAGCTGACAAAGTAAAAGGTGCAGTAAAAGGTCATCTTGCAGGATTAGATGAAAATGGTAATCTGGTAGATTCTGGAAAGACTGCTGCAGATTTCGATGCTGCTGGCGCTGCTAACACAGCAAAAACAGAAGTAATGTCTTATGTTGGTACCATTCCTGCTGATGCAAAAGCTAAAAATGTAGTTGCTTATATCAAAGAAGCTGTTACTGCTGGTCAATATGATGATTCTGCATTAAAAGCAAGCGTTGCTGCTAATACAGCAGCTATTGGAACACTGAATGGCACTGGTGACGGATCAGTAAAGAAAGCTGTTGCAGATGCAGTCGCTAAAATCGTCGCAGATGCTCCAGAAGCATATGATACACTGAAAGAGATTTCTGATTGGATTTCTACACATACATCTGATGCTGCTACAATGAATTCTCAGATCAAAACAAATAAAGAGGATATCACAAAGCTGAAGACTCTTATCGGTACTCTTCCAGAATCTGCTACATCCAAAGATATTGTAAGCTATATTGCTGAGTATGTATCTAAAGCTCTCGCAGACTCTGATCTTTCTCAGTATGCAAAAGCTGCTGATCTTGAAGCTGCTGTAGGAAGAATTGATACTATTGAAAAGAAATTACCTACATTAGAAGCTGCTGATAAAAAGAATGCAGAAGATATTACTGCTGTTAAAGGCAGAATGGATACAGCAGAAGGCAAAATTACTGCTGTAGAAAAAGATCTTGCTACTGAAAAACCGAAGATTGCTAAGAACACATCTGATATCACCGCTCTTAAGGGGCTTGTTGGAGATGGATATGAAGCAATTCCAAGTGCGTCTATCAAAGGTTTATTTACTGCGTAAAAAACAATTGATTTTATTGGGAGGAGAGCTGCAATGCTCTCCTTCTATTTTAAAAATAAAAATGGAAGGATGTGACTAATGCAAAATGAAAGAACAATTTCTTAATCTCACTGGATTAACAGAACTGGTTGGTTATTTGAAGACAAGTATAGCTAATCATAAAGAAATACTTCCATATGCTTCCAATAAGTTATTTCCGTCTGTTGGAGATATAAATACTATTTATATAAATACTGCTACGAATACTATTTATCGTTGGGATAGCTCAAGCAAAACTTATATTACTCTAGCAAAAGCCGTAAAGTCTGTTGCTATTTCAGAAGCTACTGAAAACGGAAAAATCACACTCACTGTAGATGGTAATAAAACTACTGTTCCTATTCATGGATTAGGATCTGCTGCATATACAAATTCAAGTGCTTACTCTCCTGCCGGGCATACTCATACAAAAGCTCAGGTAGGGCTTGGCAATGTAGATAATACTGCCGATGCAAATAAGAGTGTAAAACATGCAACTACTGCTGATAGTGCAACTACTGCAGGAACAGCTACAAATGTATCCGCTGGAGAAGGTACTGCTGATGCAGCTAGACATGTTTGGTTTTCTGACTCTACCACAGAGACAAAGCGAGCATACAGCGATAAGTTTAAATATAATCCTGTTACTAATAATCTGACGGTAAATGTTACAGGAAATGCTGCGACTGCAAGTAGTGTCGCATGGGGTAACATTACAGGTAAGCCATCTACATTCGCACCATCATCTCATACTCATAACTATGCAGGATCCTCTTCTGCTGGCGGTGCTGCTACATCAGCAATTAAATTATCCACACCTAGAAAAATTGGTAACGCATCTTTTGATGGTACTGCTGATATTACCTTATCTCAGATGGGACTTAATGTTCCTGTTGAAATTACAAAAGCTAACTATCTTGCAAAAAAGAAAGCTGGAACTTTAAATGCAAATACCTATTACAATGTTATTGATGAATATGATTCTGCAAATGTTATTAACGACTCATCTGTAACAGCCAACAGTGCGTTTTCAAGTACTAAATCAGAAAAAACATATGCGAAGAAAAGTACACTTGTTAATACTACTCTCACAGCAAGTAAATGGACTGGATCTTCTGCTCCATATAGTTATGTATTATCCGTATCTGGAGTAACTTCTTCAAATATTGTAGAAATAGATTATGCTTCTAATGCTTCATCTGCTGCTATTGAAGCTTATCAAAATGCAATGTTAGCTGACGGAGGACAGACTACAAATCAAATTACTATAAAAGCAACCGAGAAACCAACTGTAGATATTCCCATTACTATTGTTATAAGAAATGATTTATAAAAGGAGGCGATAACATGGCAATTTATAAAGGTGAACAATGTCTTGCCGGAGTTGGTAAGAATGCAACTATTAAAATTGGTACTGCTAAAACAGGTACTTCGGCTGCGGTAACTAATTCTGGTACTGATACAGATGCTATATTGAATTTTACATTACCTAAAGGTGATCAGGGAGTTGGAATTTCAAGTGTTATCCCTCATTATCTTGCAAGTCCTAAATCGCAGGGAGTGACCAGATCAACTACTGGATGGGCGACTTCCGCTCAAGTTATGACATCTACAAATAAATATTTGTGGTGTTATCATGAATTTGTTTTGACAAACAATAATCATTTGTATACAGATGCAACCGTTATAGGTGTTTATGGAGATAAAGGTGATCCGGGTACAACTGATTACAATGGATTGAAGAATAAACCGGTCGTTAATGGAGCTGTAACTGCTTATCAGTCAGATATTATGAAATCTCAGTTGAGAAATGTGACATTCTCTACTGAAGAACCTAAGACAACTGATGGTAAACCTGGTGATATGTGGGTGGTGTATGGCGATGAGTAATATTAAAACTGGTGATATTTTAAACTTTGATTATACTGGTACTGTCCAAACTGTAACACTTCCTAAAGGTACATATAAGTTGGAGTGTTGGGGTGCTCAAGGAGGATACAGTTCTTCTAATTCAGGAATAGAGGTTGGTATGGGCGGAAAAGGTGGATACTCCGCTGGAACTATTACACTAAACCAAAAAACACTTATATATATTTATACTGGTGGAGTTGGTAGCATAAGTGGCAACGGTAAAGCAGATGGTGGATTTCCTAATGGTGGTTCATCTTGGGCTTCCAGCACAAGCGAAGGTGCTGGTGGTGGCGGTGGATCATCCGATATCCGTATTGGTACCGATTCATTGTATGCTCGTGTTATCGTAGCTGGAGGTGGCGGAGGTGGCGGTGAAGACAACGAAACTGGCGGATATGGTGGCGGTGAAACTGGCGGAACTTCAGGTTCTGGAACACCTGGTAGTCAAACTGCTCCAAGTGGATATTTTGGAATCGGTGGTCATACTTCCTATGATGGTGGAGGTGGTGGCGGTGGATGGTATGGTGCTTATCCAGCCGGTGGTCAAACAACTCCAGCTACCGGTAGCAGTGGAAGTGACACATCTGGCTCTCCTGGAGGATCTGGTTACGTTTATACTTCTGCTACAGCCTCTAATTACCCGTCAGGTTGTTTATTAAACTCTTCTTATTACTTATCTGCTGCTAAAACCATAGCAGGTAACACTTCTTTTACATCTCCCACAGGTTCATCTGAGACAGGGCACTCTGGGAACGGCTATTGTCGAATTACTGTTATTGAATGTAAGAACGTTGCGCTATATACCAGAATAAATAATTCAATGAAAAAAGCTACTGCTTTCTATTTCAAATTAAATAACAACAAAATGTACGGTGTTGGTTCTGCTAATTCTAATAGTTCTGTTATGAATTTTGATTATACTGGTTCGGTTCAGACTACTACATTGACTCCTGGTACATATAAACTTGAATGCTGGGGAGCAGAAGGCGGAATCGGCAATGGAGGCACTGGAGGTTTAGGAGGATATTCTAAAGGTGAATTATTAGTAACTCAAAATTTAACTTTGTATATGTATATAGGGTCAAAAGGATATTCTAAAGTAGAAACTGTTGTTTTTAACGGAGGAGGTTTAGCTGAAGCTAGTTCCGGTTACAATTCAGGCTCCGGCGGCGGAGCTACTGATATTTCGTTGAAAAAAGATTCTTGGGATAGCACAAACCACTTTTATAGTCGTTTAATTGTTGCAGGTGGTGGTGGCGGCGGCGCAGGTGCTAGTGGCTCTGGATATAATGGTGCATATGGCGGCGGAGAAGTTGGCGGTGGAGTTTCTATATCCCATAGCGCATATGATACTGTCTCAGGTGGAACACAAACAACCGCAGGTATGAGTTCTGCTACTAATACAGGTTTAACTGGTGGAAGTTTTGGTAAAGGTGGTACTTATCAAGGCGGAGGCAACGAATCTGGTGGCGGTGGCGGCGGTGGCTGGTATGGAGGTGGTGCCGGTAACTATGGAACCGCTGGTGCTGGTGGATCTGGATATGTCTATACTTCTTCTACTGCTAAAAACTATCCATCAGGTTGTTTATTAAATTCTTCATATTACCTTTCTAATGCTCAAACCATTGCTGGCAACCAATCATTCCCTTCGCCAACAGGTGGTACAGAAACAGGCCATTCAGGTAATGGCTATGTAAGAATCACTAAATTAACAAATATAATATATCTTACTCATGCTAAGAACGACATAATGGATTTTAATTATACAGGTTCAGTACAATCTAAAACTCTAAAACCAGGTACGTATACAATAGAATGCTGGGGTGGTCAAGGAGGAACTTATAGTGGTTGCATTGGCGGATATGGTGGTTACTCCAAAGGCACAATTACTCTTACTAAAACGACTACTGTTTATGTATCTGTTGGTGGAGCTGGATCTTCCTCTTCTACTGCTGCAGGATTCAATGGTGGAGGAACTGGTATTTCTTCTGGTAGAGGTGGTGGAGGAGCTACAGATGTTCGTATAGGTCAAAATTCTCTATATTCAAGAGTTATCGTAGCCGGAGGAGGTGGAGGTGCTGGTGTAGCAAGTGCCAATGCTAATCCTTGTGGTTGTGGCGATGGAGAATATGGTGGAGATGGCTATTATAATAACACCACCGGTTCTTATACTGCTGGTCAAAATAGATCTGGCGGTAGTGCCTCACAAACTGCAGGTGGTATAACTTGGAGTACAGGCACTCAGGCTACTTTTGGTCAAGGCGGGAATGCTTCCGGCTACTCTTGTGGTGGCGGAGGAGGCGGCTGGTACGGTGGCGGCGGAGCCTATGACAGTGATTCTGACTCTGATGGACGTTGGGGTGGAGGAGGCTCAGGATATGTTTATACCTCTTCTACAGCTAAAAATTACCCTAACGGATGTCTACTAAATTCTACTCATTATCTCACAAATGCTCAGACTATCGCAGGAAACACTTCTTTTACTTCTCCTACAGGATCAGCAGAAACTGGTCACACAGGCAGTGGATTCTGCAGAATTACAAATTTGAACCCAACACAATATGGATTATACGTAAAAACGAACTCTGGTTGGAAACACATAGATTTATAAAAGGAGGGCTTAACTATGCCAATTATATTTCATGGAACAGGTAGTGGCGGCTCTGCTAAAAAACTAAAAACCGCACGAACTATTAATGGTACGAATTTTGATGGTACAGCTAATATTACTACTGCTAATTGGGGAACAACAAGAACCGTTACTGTAGGAAATACAAGTAAATCTGTAAATGGATCTGGAAACGTAAGTTGGTCGTTAGCTGAAATAGGTATTCATCTTTCAACAACGGAACCTGCAGCTAGTGACGGAAAGAATGGAGATATTTGGATTACTTATGAATAAAAGACTGAAAGGAAGGTGAGGCTTATGGCTTGTAGTAATGGATGTGGAACTTCTTGTTCTACTGACTGCACTCATTCATCATCTGGTGGATGTGGTGGTTCTTGTGGTGGTTCTTGCTCTACTAACTGTACTGGTGGATGTTCTGGATATTGTGATGGAACTTGTAAGGGAGGTTCAGGAAGTACTTGTTCTGACTGTACTGCCAAATGTGCTAATGACTGTACTGGAGCTTGTACAAGTGCTTGTGTTACTGGATGTACTGGCTGTGGGAACAACTGTGATGGAGACTGTACAAGCGCCTGTGCTCAAAGGTGCTCTAATGATTGCAATGCTGCATGTACTGCTACTTGTGCTTATGATTGCGAGCATACTTGCACTGCTTCTTGTGCCAACGATTGCACCAGTTGTGGTGGATCTTGCTCAAGTAATTGCTCAGGAAATTGTGATTCCGGTTGTTATACTGGTTGTTATGGTTGTGATTCTACCTGTTCTGGTGGTTGTTCTGGCACTTGTAATACTACTTGCACTACCACTTGCGCCAATGACTGCACTGGCGGATGCAAAGGAACCTGTACAGGTGGATGTGGTGGTTCTTGTGATAACTCATGCGGCTTTTCTTGTGAAGCTTCATGTGATAACAATTGTACTGCTGTTTGTTCTGTATCTTCTGTGTACGGTGGAAACTCGGAAAAAAGTGTATTGAATTTTGCTTATACAGGTAAAGCTCAATCTGTAACCCTCGAACCCGGAAAATATGTTCTTGAATGTTGGGGAGCACAGGGAGGTTATCGTTCTAATTCTAGTTATGGTGGAAAAGGTGGCTATTCTACAGGAACTTTAACATTGACTCAAAAAACTACTATATACATATATGTTGGTGGATCTGGAAATTCTGTTACATCAGCATCAAATTCAATCTATCCCGGAGGTTTCAATGGTGGTGGATATAGATACAATTATAAAGGTGGTGGTGGCGCTACTGATATTCGTATTGGAAGTGCTTCTTTATACGCCCGTGTTATCGTTGCAGGTGGCGGTGGTTCTGATGGTAATTCTGGATATAGTGGCGGATATGCTGGCGGCGTATCTGGTGCTAGGGGTAATTTTGGATGTGGTTCATATGGATATGGTGGATCTCAAACTGCTTCATATTCATCTTTAAGTGCTATTAATTCACAAGGCACCACAAACTCTTCTTCTAATTGTGCTGCTGGTTTTGGTTTCGGTGGTTTTGGATGTTATTACGCTTCAGGTTATGGTGGAGCCGGTGGCGGAGGATGGTACGGTGGACAAGGTACTTATCCTGATGGTTCTGGAGATGATGATGGCGGTGGCGGTGGCGGTTCTGGTTACGTTTATACTTCCTCTTCTGCTTCTAACTATCCTCAAGGTTGTCTTCTAAATTCATCTTACTATCTTTCTGATGCTTCTAATTTATCTGGCAATGAATCTTTTAAATCTCCTTCTGGCACTACAGAAACAGGTCATTCTGATAATGGCTATTGTAGGATTACATGTTATGTCAAAAAGAAAACTCTACATTGTAAAATGAACAATGAAATTAAAAAAGCAGCTCCAGTATTTATGAAGATGAACAATAAAATTTATGATGCTGGCGCTAATGCTGTAATGGATTTTGCTTATACAGGAACAGCTCAAGCTATATCACTTCCAAGAGGACAATATATTATAGAGTGCTGGGGTGCTCAAGGCGGTTCATATAGTAGTTATTATGGTGGCGCTGGAGGATATTCTGTCGGAACCATAACTCTAACTAAAAATTCTACGGATTTATATATTTATGTTGGTGGACAACCAGAAGCTACAACTTCAACAGGTGAAACACCTGGTGGATTTAACGGAGGAGGAAAAGGTTGTTCAAGAACTTATAATTATAGTAGTTATGGACAAGGTGGCGGCGGTGCAACTGATGTTCGTATAGGAAAAAATGATCTTTATGCTAGAGTTATTGTCGCAGGCGGCGGCGGAGGTTCATCATCAGAAAATTCGCTTACAACAAAATATGGCGGTGGAACTACTGGTGGTTCTTCTGCTTCTGGATATGGAGCTACACAAACTGCTGCAGGTACAAATGGTTCGTTTGGTCAGGGCGGCTCTGCAACAACTTCTGGAACTAATTATAATTATGGTTCCGGTGGTGGCGGCGGTGGCTGGTATGGCGGAGGTGCATGTTCTAATTATAGTGACAGCACTAACTACCAAGGCTATAATGGCGGAGGTTCAGGCTATGTTTACACTTCAGCTACTGCTGCTAATTATCCAAGTGGTAATTATGTAAATTCTTCTTACTACCTTACCGATGCGCAAACTATAGCAGGAAATCAATCATTTAAATCACCTAATGGAACAAATGAAACAGGCCATACCGGAAATGGTTTCTGTCGAATCACCCGTAAATCAGGAAAAATATTTGTAAAACAAAACGGTTCATGGATCAAAGTATAACACTTTGGTCCATATTTAAATTACGAGGAGGAATTGTTATGAAACTTATTTTTAAAGACGGACAAGAATTAGTTATTACTCGTGCTAACGATACATATTCATATGAAGGATATAAAGATGGGTTGGGAAATGATATGAACAAAAATATTGTAGCTACTATTTCTATCTTCAATTCTGATAAATCTTTAAACACTATTAAGGATATGATTACTGATGAAAATAGAACAGGTTTTAAAATTATTTATGGGAATACCCAGAAAGATTATACTGGAATGAAAATTGAAAGTATTTCAGAAGAAATCTCCAATGAAAGAAGTGTTATTAATATCTCATTAGCTACAGATAAAACCATAGCTCCTACTGAGACCACTGGAACAACAACAGAAAAAACTAAAGAAGAAACTAAAGAAAAAACGGAAACAGCTTCTGATAAATAATTAAGAATGAAAGGAATATAAGGATATGAGAAAAATAATCGTAAAGATTGATAAAGAAAAAGCTACAGAGCTTGAAAGAGTTAATTTTGAATTAAACTTCGTAAAAGACATTGTACAGAGAGTTATTGAATCACATCCAAGCGATTTAGAACTCATCAATGGAGATACTCTTATGTCTTACAATAAACGTGGTGCAGAATTACAGAGAAAGTATGCTGCTCTTGCAAATGAGATGGAAAAGGAATACATCCCAGAATACCTCGAAGGTCATCAGTATAGTTGGATTATTCCAAATAATTCTGATGAAATGACTATTACTATTAAATGTAATTGTGAGATTCCAGAATTAGAGGGAATAGCATGAAAAGGACAGAACAATATTCGGATCAGATAGCTAGACTTTATCCATCTAAGAAGGTAAAAACCGATGACGGACAAAGAATATTAACACAGAGTATCACTTTTCAAGTAACTGATGATTGTAACCTTGCATGTAGTTATTGCCTTAGTGGAGATACAAAAATCCGTATGGCAGATTATTCGTTAAAATCAATCAAAGATATTCAGTTGGGAGATAAAGTGTTAGGATTTGAGGAATATCCTCAAAAAGGGAAACAGACTAAGGTAATTGTTTCAGACGTAGAGAAATTATATTGTCATGAAGCATCAACTATCGAGTTAACATTTAATGACGGACAAATTCTTAATATTACTCCTAATCATAAAATTTTAGTTCGAAGAAATTCTTATGATAATAGATATGACTATGTTGAAGCTGGTAAACTAAATATAGGCAGTGAAGTGTATTACCTCCCTATTATTGATTCAAAATTACATATAGAAGAGCCGATACATGACATAAATTATAAAATAGGATACCTTATTGCAATGATTAAAGGTGACGGTTCATTAAAACATTATAATCGAAAGTCTGATGGTTGTGATGTATTCAAGTTTAGAATAGCTGTAAAAGATACGGAAATAATCGAACGTTGTAAGAAGTATCTTGATGATTTAGATATTCCGGTTTATTTGAAACCGTATAATGTATCTAAAAAATACGATATATGGAACGATGCTATTTTTGCAAATACAAGATACGTATATAATAAATTAAATCAATTAATTAGCGATAATTTCTCTCAAAATACTTCTCTTTCATATTATCAAGGATATCTTGCAGGATTTTACGATGCTGAAGGTCATATTTCAAAAGAACGTGTTATCAGAATTTGCAATACAGATATTAAGATGATTAATGAGGCTACCTTAGGATTGGATTTGTTAAAGATTCCATACATAATCGAAGTTGATGCAAAAGGAACTGTGAATAAACCATTAAAATACAATATTCGAATAACTGATAACTTAAATTCTATATCTACATATCGTTTTATCAAATCTGTTCATCCAGCAATAAAAAGAAAATCTTTTGATAATTTCCTTAATTATTCTCCATTAAAAAAGACTAAAATTATAGATATAAAAAAAAATCCTATTAGTACTACGGTATATAACATAGGAACTTCATCTCGTACTTATATCGCAAACACTATTGCTGTACATAATTGTTACCAAGGACATAAAGGAAAAAATCGAATGTCGTTTGAAACAGCTAAGAAATTCTTTGATTTAGTTGTATCAGGTGAAAAAGGTTTTAAATCTTATATCAATCCAGAGAAATCTCCTGGATTGGTTGTAGATTTCATTGGAGGAGAACCTTTTCTTGAGATAGAGCTTATAGATCAAATCTGTACTTATATTATGGATAAACTCATAGAGTTGGATCATCCTTGGGCCATGAAAACTATGTTCTCTATTTGTTCAAATGGTGTTTTATACAGGGACGAAAAAGTACAAGCATTTCTTCGTAAGTGGGCCAATAGATTATCTTTCTCAGTTACTATTGATGGGAATAAAGAATTACATGATTCCTGTCGAGTATTCCCAGATGGCAGTCCAAGTTATGACATAGCTGTCGATGCTGCGTCTGATTGGATGAAACGTGGAAATCATATGGGAAGCAAGATCACAATTGCTCCAGGTAATATCAGCTTTCTATACGATGCTATTAAGCATATGGTCGATCTTGGATATGATGAAATCAATGCCAATTGTGTATATGAAAAGGGTTGGACACCTGTACATGCAACTGTTCTTTACGATCAAATGAAACGCATATCTGATTATTTCTTGGAACAGAATTTTGATTTTGAACGTGATTTCTTCTGTTCCCTTTATAATGAAGATTTCTTTCATCCTAAAGATCCTGATGATTTACAAAGTTGGTGTGGAGGCGTTGGTAACTCAATGATTGCTTGCGATCCTCAAGGTCGCATATTTCCATGTATCAGATATATGGAATCTTCTCTTAATGGAGAGCAAGAACCGTACTCTATTGGTGATGTAGATAATGGTATAGGATGCACAGAATGTTATAAATGCAGAATTAATTGTATGGCAAAAATAGATAGAAGGACACAGAGTACAGATGAATGTTTCTATTGTCCTATAGCTGCAGGATGTTCTAATTGTTCTGGTTATGATTATCAAGTGAATGGTACTCCTGACTCAAAAGCTACTTATATATGTGTTATGCATAAAGCTCGTGCTCTTGGAAACCTGTATTTCTGGAATAAATATTATAGAAAAAATAATATGAATAAACGAATGAAAAACTATGTACCAGATGAATGGGCACTTGAGATTATTTCTGAATCAGAACTTAATATGTTGAAAGAACTTGAAAGAGAGGATTAAAAGCCTCTCTTTTTTATTGACTAAAAGGAGGCTTGATATTATGGCAGAAATTAAAGGAATTGATGTTTCCAGATGGAATGGAAGAATCAACTGGAAAACTGTTGCTAGTTATGGAATGGGCTTCGCTGTCTTAAGGATTACCGAAAAAGGAAATATTATTGATAGCACATTTGAGCCTAATTATAAAGGCTGTATTGAGAATAAGATTCCTGTTGGAGTCTATAAATATAGCTATGCTACTACTATTGCTCAGATTGAAGATGAAGCAAATGTAGTTATTAAAATATTGAATAAAAGAAAACTGGATTATCCAGTGTTTCTTGATATAGAGGATAAATGTCAGGAGAATTTATCTGACAGTTTAATGATGAAAATGATTGAAGCGTTTAGAGCTATTATTGTCAAATCTGGATATAAATTTGGTATTTATTGCGGTTATTCTTGGTATCAGAACCAGTTACCAGAGGGTGCGAAAAAGTATGATTGTTGGGTTGCCCGATATCCTAATAATGATACCGGTGAATTACAGGAAAGATTAAGAGTTCCTGCTTCTATTGGTGTTATTGGATGGCAATACTCTAGTAAAGCAACCATTCCTGGTATTCCAACAAAAACTGATCGAAGTGTATTCTATAAAGACTATTCTAAATCTTCTACTACTTCTACAAACTCTCCCAAACCAACAACTACACAAGGAAGTGATACTATGAATAAAGAAAAGGCTATTGATGCTCTTATTGCTTGCGCCGAAAATGAGGTTGGATATTTAGAGAAGAAATCTAATTCTCAGCTTGATGATAAAACTGCAAATGCAGGTTACAATAACTACACTAAATACTGGAGAGATGTATATCCTCAGTATCAGGCACAGGCTTGGTGCGCTGCATTTGTGAGCTGGTGTATGATGAAAACATTCGGTCTTGATGTAGCTAAAAAACTCCTTAAACATTGGCCTTATGTATACTGTCCTACTCTTGGAAATCTCTTCACAAAGTATGCAAATCCACAGCGAGGAGACATTGTAATCTTCTATCGTCATGGCACATTTGCTCATACTGGATTAGTCACAAAAGTCGAAGGAGATAAATTTTATACTATTGAAGGTAACACTTCAGGAGGCTCTTCTATTGTTCCAAATGGTGGTGGAGTTTATGCTAAAAGTTATTATAATTCAAATCTCCCTGGAACAAAGTTTTGTCGTCCAGACTATTCTATTGTCAAATCTATTTTAACATCTCCTGCACCTGTACAGCCATCTTATACTGCATGGGTAGGTTCTTGTACAGCTAATGGAACAGATGTATTCTCAGGCGCTACAGGAGCTTCTAAGTTAAGTACATATCCTAAACTTAATGCAGGTAATCTTGTGGATATCATCGGTGAATCTGGTACAAGATATCAGGTTCGTATCGCTGCAAAATATATAGGGTATGTAGAAAAATCTAACATTAAAAATCCTAATACTCCTGTTGCAACAACTACAAAAAAATATCCATTTGTAGGAAAAGTAACTGCAAGTAAATTGAATGTTCGCAAAAAACCCGGTACTGAACATCCATTACTTCCAGAGTATCCGATGTTAAATAAAGACAATCTTATTAATGTCCTCGGAGTTACAAAAGATACTAAAGGTGACAGATGGTACAAAGTATCAATTACTAAAAATGAATATGTTGGCTATGTATCAGCCAAATATATTACTAAGGCATAAGGAGGTACGTCATGGGTATTGAACAGATACAGAAAATCCATGAATTTGGTGAGATCAATGTGATCATATCTTTACTTCTTTGTGCAATGCTTGCTATAGCTTTAAAAGCTGGATGGGATAAACTTCTTGATGCTCTTGGACTTGAGACTAAAGCATCTCTACAGAAGAAAGCTTTAGAGCAGAAGTTGTCTGATATGGAACAGAAAATTGCTGATTTTGAGCAGTCTCAGCATAATTATCATGATCAGTCCATTAATATCAGAGATGATCTGAGAACAAATCAAAATACTCTAAGCACACAGCTTACTGATCTTACGACTTTGATGCAGAATTTTATAACTAATCAAGATGAGTGTACTGTAGCATCATTTAGAAGTTCTCTCTGGAGAATGCATAGAGACTTTATGGCACAAGGATACATCACACCGGATGGATTAAAGACATTCCTAGAGATGGGAAAGCTTTATGAAAAGGCCGGTGGAAATGATATTTATCATGAGAAATTACTTCCGGATATTGAATCTCTGGAAGTCAGATATACAAAAGACAGTGTACTATAATTTATGGGTAGTCAGGCATTATGCTTGGCTACCCATTTTTTTACTTTTATGTTATACTTTTTCAGAGAGGTGAACACAATGATAAGATATGAATATGAACCGGGATTTTGCAGGCAACTACATTACAATGGTCTCTGGAGAGTTCAATACGAAGGTCTGCCAGGTCATTTTAAGAAAGTAAAGATGGCATGCGATTGTATTAAAGATGGATGTGATCAGAACTGTGATGTGTTTGGAACTGTAGCTGATGTGAAAAATCCAAACATGGAATGGCATATGCGAGATGAAAAAGGAGATATGATCGGATGATCTATCTCCTTTTTTCATTGGATTGAATGCCAAAACTCAGTTTATTGTCTGTGTAGTATGTCATCAGTTCGTGCAACACGAACTCCGGTGATAGCTTTTGTTTTTTACACTTCTTTAAAAAACTATTGGACAACTCAAGACTGATGTGATTATTTAATTCTGGTTCTTTATATGATTTTTTATCACTGCACTCTGATAGTAAGTTTTCATCTCTTAGTAACTGCAAGAAATCTTTTCCTTGTGAAGTTATTCTATACCTCTTTGAGCTTCTCTCAATAAAGCTCAATCCAAGCAAATACTGAGTGCGACATGATAAGTCGCTGCTCGACTTGAACGACATACTGTATTTCTGGTTTGCCGTCTGTTTTAGTGTTGATCCGGTTAGAACTCCTGCTTCTGTTTCTAATTCTTGCAAAATCTCTGCGAAATAAAGTGTGCAGGCTTGTATATGTTTACCCAGTGAAATTTCGGAGGGCGTATTTAACAGATTGATGCCTGCATCTGTGAGAGAGTAAGTTTTGAAATCCGTTTCACGTAATAACTTCCATTTACATAGTGTAACCAGAGTCATTCGAACAGTACTTGCGGATTTTATATTATAATTTGATTCTAAAAAAGCTGAAAAGCGAGAGAACGATTTCTCACCGTCCCTGAAAAAATTCAACATAACCAGAGTGCTTGACATTAAATTACTTTTATCCGGAATGTATCCAGCACCTCGCTCTCTACTCATTTTCCTCTCCTTTTCCCAACGACTTTATTAAGAAATCTGAAGCGAAGCCTTCTATTGCATCGATGTAATCTATATCTTCGTCTTCCCATTCGCAATTAGGATATCTTTCCCGAAACTTATCAACTGTGCTTAATATAGTCATATATGATGATTGATCGGCACCATACAGATCTAAATCTTTAGACCATGGGTAAATTCTGCCTTCTTGCAGAAGTGTGTCATATACGAATGACACTTCTATGATATCTGTCCGCCTGACGGACTCTTCCAATAAATCCAGAACATATTCTGGCGGAGTTCGAACTCCTGCTTCCCACGATTCAAGTGTGCGGAGCGGAATGTTATAGCGCCTGGAGAACTCTGCTCTGGAGATTCCTATATAATTTCTCATTTCTGTAATAGTCAAAGCGTTCACCTCCTTCTCAGAAGGAATACCACACAATGTGTGGTAATGTCAATAAAAAAAATAGACAGTTGAGCGTTCTTCTGTCTATTTTTTTTTGCTGAAAACTAAAAAATGTGTATGTACGACAACCAAAAAAGTTATCATACATATATGTTATTCTGTTATATTTTCTTTATCAAGCATATTCCGAACGTCTTCTACAGAAAGTCCTTTTTCTCGAAGTAATTTGGCAAGATCTTTCATAGATTGTTCTTCTTTTGCGGCTGCTTCTTTCTTCTCTGCTGTAACAAGATCTTTAGAAAGATTCTTTTTCTGCACTCTTAAGCCTTTAATATCTTCTGTAAGCTTAGTAATTTGTTCTTCTATAGATGCAATTTGTGATTTAATTTCTTCTGATGTGAACTCTACTTTTCTTACTCTTGCCATTTTTAACGACCTCTTTTCTATTTGATAAGGGTGAAATAAGGGTGAAGTTTTTTAAGAAGTGCTTGTTTTATAAGGCTTTAAGTCGGTTTTTCATAGGTACCGGAAACCACTGCTCTATCCACTGAGCTACAGGCGCGTATCTTGAAAATCTGATTTTCAAAGGATTTATATAATTTATTTAATACAAGGTCTATATTATCATAATTACCGAAAAAAGTAAAGTTTTTTATTTTGTTACAAAAGATGCATTATTTTGTTACAAGTCAAAAATTATGGGCAGTCATGCATTGTGCTGACTGCCCGATTTTAT